GCCTCGGGGACTTGACATCACCCTCTGATATTTCCGTATCAAAAAAGTCACGGAGATTTCCCGTACGTGGGCTGTACGTGATCAAAAATAAGAGGCCTATGATCAAGACCCAATGCCAGAGTTGCATTAAGACCGAGACTGATATATATATTTTTAAAAAATGACCTGAAAAATCAGGAGCTATAGAGGACTGAGCCCAAACCATTCTGGATACGGAGCACGTTATACGAAATGGCGTACAGGTACGTGCTCTTGATGAGAGCGCCGATGGTGATGGTAGGGGGCACGACCAGGCGGTACGTGTCCAGACGGGAGAAGTTCAGGGTGCCGGTGGGCTGGAGCTTGGAGGTGTCGAGGCAGTAGCTGATCATGCCCACGTTGGCGGTACCGGCATTGACGCCGTTGGGCAGGTAGCCGAATGGCGTGTTGTAATACTGGGGCAGCTCCACAAAGGCGGGCAGGTGGCGGAACTCACCGACGTCCGTGCCGTTCACCTGGGTCTTGAGCATGTGATCCTTGACCAGAGCCGAGTTGACGCCCAGAGCGCCATACGCCTGGGAGTAGTTGTTGCTCGTGAATGCGATGAACTTGACTGGCTGAGCCAGAGCCAGCTCCTGCATCGTCTCGGAGCCCATAACGATCGTGCGCTGGACCTGGGTGATCAGCATATCCTGGGGCGTGTTGGCGAAGAAATCACGCTCGGCCTGGTCCAGGTACGTGAAGTTGGTCCAGCAGATGTACTGCAGATTGTTGTAGTTGGCGATTTGTGGACCGTTATTGGCACCTGGAGCGGTGAAGAAGCCGGCGGTCGAGTCCGCCAGGCTAGAAGACCAGGTGATGCGCAGCTCAACGTCGTGGAACTGCAGAGCCACCAGGGGCAGGGACACGGACCAGTCCTTGTTGAAGAAGAACTTCAGGGGGTAAAAGCCGGTCACGGAGTTGGTGGGATCCTCGTTGTCACCGGTATTGCCGATCAGCAGACGCTGGCTGTAGTTCTGGGCGCCAGTCACGGGCTCGATCTGGGTCGAATACACAACGTCCTGGGTATCGATAACCTGACCGCCGATCATGAACTCGATCTTGTCGATAACCTTGGACCAGTCGACGATGGTGCACATTGAGCCGTTGCCGTCACGGGCAGCCAGGTACACGTAGTTGATCAGGTCACCCTTCTTCTCGAAACGGACGGTGGAGATGCCGCCGGCGATGGGGGCGCCCTGAATCACCTGACGCTCCACCGTGTTGGCATAGTGGGTATACCGGCGGTAGTTGGAGCGGAAGAAAGAAACCTCGGGCTTGCCAGTCAGCCAAGCGTCCTGAGCACCAGTTGCGACAAGTTGAACGATACCACCGCTCATTTTACAATTGGTCTAGATTATTTTAGACGGCCGAAAGGGGCGGAAGCGCAACCGGATTTTTCTCGAGCTGCTGGATGGCCACGTCAAGGCACTTTGAAGAGGCTAAAGGATTGCGATTACCCTTTTTCTCATCGAATCTGTAAAACTCTGGGCCCAGATAGTTCTGGAAGCGCCCGCCGTTCATGTGAGAGACGGGCACCGGCTTGGACTCTGCGCGAAGATTGGTCGCTGCGCCCACCTGATTGACGGGGTCGTTACGGACGTTCATGCGCTGACCGTTTCCTGCGCGATCCGGCTTGGAGCGGTAATCGCTGCTGCGCGTGAGAGACTTGTCGGTATAAGCACCGCAGCCGCCCTCGGCATACGGCTGAGCCACGTTGTACTGGGCGGGACCCATGGACAAAGTGTCACCGCGGGACGTCTGCTCGTCACGAATGGTGGTCCGGGCCGTCTTGAGAAACTCTGGCCGGCCCTCGGCACCCGTGACGGCACCACCCTGGCCCTGACCACGGCTCTGGGCTGGCTCGCGGTACCACGCCTTGGTCTCCTTGGCCTGGTGAGTCACCTCACCGATACCGCCAGCGCCACCAGACTTGATGAAAGAATCAGCGGGACCGTTGCGGCCCTCGAGCGTCGTGAGGCGCTCCTCGTTGATGTTATTGGGCAACACACGGAAGTACTGGTGGAAGCCACCCGCCGCGTCCACGTTGGAGCCGACGCCCAGACCTGGACCGACGCGGCGGCGCTCGATAGGCTGGAGGTTGTTCATCTTGTTCGTCACATACTGACGGTTATACAGATCATAAACGGGCTGACCGAATGGAAAACGATTCGCGTCAGGAGAAACGTCCTGAAGGTTACCAACCGCCTCTTTCGGCTGGAGACGCCAATCGCCGATGCGACGGCCGAGATTCGGCGTCATGACACGGAGATCAAAAGCATCCTTGGAGTGATCGCGAGCATTCGCAGCGAGGTCGACATCACGACGGGTAATTGGCCGAGTGGTTGGCAGTGGTTTGCGTCCCTGGGGCTCTTCTGAACCGTCCGAGAGACGCTTACCGGCAAACACAAGACCGACGACGGCGGCGATGGCCAAAGGTTCCATCGTTATTATGATTAGGTACTATTTTTTTTACTTCTTCGCACTGTGGTAACGCTGAACGAAACGGGTATTCTGATCATCGGCGTACGTGCTGATGGGATCCCACGACATGACACGCTGTGGGATGTTCACGTAGGTGTTGGGAAAGTCATAAGCCCGCTCGGACCAGCCCTTCTTCGACGCCGTCGTCGTCTGCTCGCGCAGGTACGAACTGGCATCGGCCAGATCCTCGAGGACCACAGTCGCTGGACCCATGTGGATATTGGGCTGGAGAATAATAGGAGCCGCGTCGAGGAGTGGCATTCTTAATTTTAGTTGCGAAAAAAACCAAGCTTACTGACCATTACCTCCGCGCATCTGCGTGCGCTCTGGGAAATGGAACTGGAAATTGTCTGGATCGCACGCCCGTCCGCCCTGGTCCTTGCACATGGGGGCAAACTGCTTACCGTAAGCGGCGGTCGCGAACGCATTCTGGTCATTTGGAATCGTGGACGATGCGGTGGTGTAGAAATTGCGCTCGGCGTCGCGAACACGCTCGAAGGGGTGGATGGTGCTCCACGCCGCCTGAACGTCGGCACGGACGCTGGGATACCAAGCCGCTGGTGGGCGGTCTGGATTCTCGGTGTAATCGCTCATGAGCACATTCCCCATGGGGTTGTTCAGGGTCGGCATCGTCACCTCGTCGCGTAAAAGACCCAGTGCGCGGTCATCTGCGTAGGCCGGACGAAGGAGACCGTCCGAAATGAGGTTCGAGGTCCACATGTAATAAAGAACGCCCAGGGCCAACGCACCAAGTGCGAAAACACGGGAATCACGGTTGATAAGGTATACGATGATGGTGGCGTAAATAATGAAGCGGGTCGTAGAAGAGACGCGCTGTTTGGCCGACTGACGCGCCGTTGGCCAAAAGTTCATGAGTTCACTCGTCTTGAAAATATCTTTCACGTCCATTCTGTTACTTACTGAGAAATCTTTTTGGTCGGCTTGCGCTTTCCGGTTCGGGGTGGAGGCGGGGGAGCGGCACCGCCGAGCATAGCCGCTAGCGGGTTGGCACCACCACCGCCGCCGAGCATCTGCGCGAGCATACTGTTCATACCGGCCATCAGGGACGCCTCGTCAATCTGACCGTTCGGCGCCTTTTTCATATTTTTGGCGCAATTTTCGGCGGCTGACTCGATCATACTCAGAGTCTCGGGTGGAAACATGTTGATGGTCGTGCCGAGCATGTACAGCGTCTGGTAGTACTGCCAGATGGCCGCCTTGGTCCCGTCTGTACACTCGGCGGTGTTCCAAATCTCATGAAGATTCAGGGAGGTCACCACGGGGTTGGCCTCGCAAAAGAACGCCGTAGAGTCCTTGGCCATCATCTGGGATACCCATGGCGTGACGTCCTTCATAAACTTGTCGAACGTGTCGCGATTCGCTGGAGCGGCCTGGGCCTCCTTGATCTTGGGCTCATCGGGGAAGGTCTGTGCGAGTTCACCGATAAACTGACCCATCATCTCGTTAAACGCAGAGAGGGTGGTCATTTATAGTAATATTTTAGAGTCTTTTCCTTAAGTTAGAATGGCTCCTTCATAATAGGCTCGTGGGACCCCTGCCCCTGGCTTGTGATAAAGTAAACCAAAAGACCGACCAGGAAAGCATTCTTGAAATAATCCGAGTTTTTAAGCTTTCCTTCATTGTTCATTTTCGCCTTGACGAATACGTAGGCCATCACTGCCGCTGCTGCGATGACGGCGGCGCTGAAGGGTTCTTTGAAGTAGTGCTCCATCTAGTAACTTACAAGATGTTATTTAGTCTCTTTACGCGCCGAGCTTCTGGATTTTAGTGGGGGCATCATCGAACAACGTCTGTTCTGGGAGGGCCGGGGTCCCTCCTGCTCCGGGAACCGATGGCGGTGTGAGCCCGTCTGACGCCGTCACCATCGTGTCGACACCCCCTGGAGTCTTGCCAATTTCCATGCCGGCGCCGCCACCCCCGCTCGTTCCCGCGGCGTCGTTTGCAGTCGGCATGGCATCCAACTCGTCTTCGCCGTCGATATCGGGAATGTCCTCCTCTTCGTCCGGCTCGTCCTCCTCGTCCTGATTCATGTCGAGATCGCCGCCAGACGCTGGCATTGGCAGGTACGTGTTCAGAATCTCGGCAGTGGGAACGAGGTCCTCGATGACGAGGCAGATGTGCTTGTGAAAACGCTTGTTGAGGTCCTCGTCACGATCGGACTCGGTGTTTGGCTCGGTGATGATGTAAGGGCTCTCATATAGGTCCTTGGCACAAGCCTCGTAGCATCGCTGGACGAACACGTCGTTCGCCGGGAGCTTGATGCTGATCTTCTTTGACTTCCTGTCCGTCCTGATGGAGCTCAGAATCTTGACGTGAATCACAAAGACGGCCGCCAACAAATTAGGAAAGAGGGGTTGGTTCTTGACGATCGTCTCTGTATTTTTGAGTGAAATTGAAGAGTTCCAGGTCTTGACACCACGGAGGAGCTCCTGGAACACACGGGGGGTGTTTTTTCCCTGAGATTCCTTCTTGGCTTCGAGCCAAATTTCCCAGAATGCTTCGATCATCGCGGGAATCATGGCGTCACACAGTTTCTTGGTGAAACGGCGCTCGGACTCGTTGAGGATGTCCATGCTTTGGTAAATGCGCAGCATTTATTTGCTCCTAAACTTGCGCAGTCAATTAACATACACCCCCTCACAGGCTGTTTTCCAGTACAGAACCTCCTCCTCGAGTTGGTTAATTCTATTCAAAAGTGCCACCTCCACCGCTTCTTTGTGAGTCACCCGCCTCTTGAGTCTTTCAATTTCATTCTCAAATTGCTTTGACTGGACCCTGACATCTTTGACTTCCTTTGAAGCCTCCCACGCCAGATGCATTTTTGATTTTCTATGTTGAGCCAGGTTTTTATAAGTAAAATTGGGTCTACACGGGCACGTCAGGAGAGTACTCACCACTTGGTCCATTATTAATTTTATTTGTAAATTTACTTCTTAATTACACGCAGCTTTTGGGCAGTCTTTTGGAGGTTCACCAGGCTCGGTAAAAACACGGTGGGTTCAGCCTCCTCCTGGTCCTCTTCAGAGCGCTCGCGTCTCCATGTCACCTTGAGGTCTAGCGGGCCTATGAGCACCACGTTGTACCCGAGGCGGCCCAATTGTCTGGACATGTAAATGACCGTCATGGCCAGGTCATACCGTGGATATCCAACCAGGAATGTGGGGACGGTCAGGATCGCATCCTTTTTTCCGAGTTCCACAGAATGTTTAATTTTCCTACAAAATTGTTCGAGAAGAGCCTTGTAGTACTCTTTTTTCGCGGACCCTCTTTTCTTTTCAGCGGCGAGGATATCCTTGGCCGATGGAACATTCTGTTCCATCTCTGCTATTTACATCCGATAAGATGGTGCGGGGCCTGGCGCGGGCGCTGACGCCCCGCTCGCAAGTTCACGGGGGGTGCCTATCAGGCCGCCGGGGGTTCCCTTGTTCGCTTTGAGCGCATCTTGGAGCTGACGATCCAGGTTGGACTCGATCATCTCGTATGGCTGGTACTTGTCGGGAACGTAGGCTGGGTTGTCACTGTCACCTGTCATGGCGGTCTCGGACTGGCTGATGATGTTTACGGAACCGTTCGAGTTCAGATGCGCCTTGACGTCGTACTGGGTACCGAAATACTTCTCGGTGTTGAAAAACATGAAGCGGGCATCGTACGTATCGTCACCCACGTTCTTGATGTAAAGGGTCTCTAGTGGGTACCCAGCCGTTTTCTGAATCGCCTCGAGGATAACCTGCGTCACGTCAGGAGACACGGGCGCGTCCGAGGGGACGGAGGGGGAAGGTGCCGGGGACGCCCCAGAGTAACGCGCCACCTGACGACCGTTCCAAACCAGGAACAAAACTATAGCCACCAGGAGCGTTAGGATAAGGTCCTTCATATTACCATTTACTGCGAAAAAAGATTCGATGAAAAAAACTCTGTAAATTCAAATGGCCTTGCTGGTCTACTCTGACAAATGCAAGTGGTCCCAGGACATACTTTTGTACATCAAGACTCAACCGGCCCTCATAGAGATTGTCAGATTTTGGAACATAAATGAACAGGGAATACCATCGAATAAAATCAAACGGGTTCCGACCCTCGTCACGAATGACGGTAAATTGCTCATAGGAAAGGAGGTCCAGGCGTGGCTCGAGTCCATGGTCCCATGCGACTTTGAATCATGGGACTCGGGCGTAGGGTCTAATCTTGATGGTACGGATCAACCAGGGATGTTCGAGTTTGACAGGTACGGCGAGTCACTCCAGCCCCGTTTGACTCCCGAACTCGAGGCTAGAATAGGCGGCGACGTCCAGGACGCCTTCCAAAATGTGGGACAGCGTTAAAGAATTGCCACCCCTTGAAATCAAGAATGCACCTCAAGACCATTCAGGCTGCGGCGCTGAAATCGGTCTTTGAGGTTCTCAAGGATATCATCAATGACGTCAATGTGTATTTCACGGCCAGTGGCATCCACATTTTGACACTTGACACGGCGCGTGTAACCCTCGTACATATGAATTTGGGCGCTGATAACTTTGAAGAGTACGAGTGTCCGTCTGATATAACAGCCGGCCTGAACATGGCCAACGTGTACAAGCTGCTCAAGAGCGTATCCGGTCCTGACACTCTTGATATCAGCATCGTGGGACGCGACTATATGGACCTTCTGATTGAGAATCCAGTCAAGAAATCTTCAACGAAGTTTCGTCTAAAATTGCTGGACATCAACGAAGACATCATAGAGTTTCCAGATATCAACATGAATGTCGTGACTACTTTGCCGTCCATAGACTTTCAGCGCATTACCCGTGATATGGGTAACCTGGCGGTCGAGATGGACATCATTCGCGAGGATCAGACGCTCATCCTGAGCTGTAAGGGTGACTTTGCGGACCAGACGACGGTCATCGAGTTCCCTGATCCTCCCGTCAAGCGCACAGGCAACACGTTCAGTCTCAAGTATATCAACCTGTTCACCAAGGCGACCAACATGTGCTCGAGCGTCCAGCTCATGCAAGACTCGGCAAATGAGAATATGCCTATTATTTTCAGGTATACAATTGCCAATTTGGGAGACCTCAAGTTCTATTTAGCACCAAAAATAGATCCTTAAACATTAAGGACAAATATCTTAAATGGAGGCGCGATTTAATGAAAGAGTACAAGAATGTAAATCTGAATCTGAATTGGCCGAATACCTCCTAGACTGTATATCTATTATAAAGGATTATACAGCCGAGGCTAAGGAAGAGGTGAGTACTAAGCAGATGCTTAATTTCAAAGTGTCGTCGCGCAAGGGTGTACAAAGGCAGGACATTTACAAGCGGTACATGAATGAGGTGGAGGATCAGTACGAAGCGCACCCCAAGGGGCTCGATGACCACCTAAAGCCGTGTAGAGGCTGTGGCGAGATGTTCACGAAAGTATTTGACGAGACGCAGAGTGAAGAGTCCTGTTCCAAGTGTGGGTTGATTGAGACGGTTCTTGGTAATGAATTGGGGTTCAAGGAGGAGCAGGAGATGGAGAAGAATGTCGTGTATTCTTACAAACGCGAGAACCATTTCAACGAGTGGATAAGTCAGTTCCAAGCGAAAGAGTCTACGAGCGTACCGGAAGTTGTCGTCGATCAATTAAGATCTGAATTCAAGAAGCAAAAGATCAAAGACCTGACGGAGATTACTCATGAAAAGGTCAAGACTTTGTTAAAGAAGCTCGGTTGGGCCAAGTACTATGAACACGTGCCCTATATATCTACTATTCTTAACGGCGTCCAGCCACCTACAATGCCTCAGGCGCTAGAGGATAAGCTCCGGCTTATGTTCCACAAGATACAAGCTCCTTTTGAGAAACATAAACCAGTAAACAGAAAGAATTTTTTGAGTTATAGTTTTTGTCTATATAAGATGTGTGAGTTGCTCGGGGAGGATGCGTTTTTGCCGTGTTTCCCGCTACTCAAGTCTAAAGAGAAGCTCTACGTACAGGACCAAATATGGAAAAAGATTTGCGAAGAGCTACAATGGGAATTTATAAAAACTTGAATTAACAGTCAATTTGGTCCGGAACAGGCGCAACGGGTTTGTCGCGCGCGATGGCTTCAAACTCGAGAGGCCCCTTCTTGTCCGGGAAGTTGATGAGGTACCCTTCATTTAAATCCAAAAGCTGGAGGTAATTTTGGGTCTGAATTCGGTAAGTCTCATTGAGTTTGCTTACCGACTTGAGCTCTATGACCGCCTTGCGATCCACGATGAGGTCGGCTCGGACGTGGCCGACGTTCTGACCGGCGTAATACACGGGAACTATGCGCTCGGTCTCATAGTACACGCCAAGTGAGCGCAGAGCCACCTCAAAGGCACAGTGGTACACAGACTCGGAGTAACCCGGTCCCAATGACGTCCAGATGTCATCTGCGGTTTTGCGGAGAACAAACTCCATGACCCCTGATTGGAAAGGAATGTTATCCTTTAGAAGGGATGTTTTGGATAGGACACTTGGTGACGTCACGACTTTACTTTGGAGAGTTAGGGTTGGAAGACGCGTTTTGGGCGATAGCCCCTGACCTGCCCATGGCACTTTTTTTGTCACCCGGGGGGGCGTTCGTGGATCCGAACACGCCTTGGCGGGAGATAAAAAACTGGTATTCCTATACATATTTTTATAAGTTACCACACTCTTTATGGTTTCTAATTTTGATTCGAAATTCAAGAGCCAGAAACATTTACATGTTCCATATCCTCATGGACCTCTTGAGTCACACGGGTGAGTGGTCTATCGAACCTTTTTATCCGATGGGTCCGGCGATCCACGGAATCTGGGACCCTGTTGTGTGGGTCTAACGGTTCATGATGGCCATTTGTGCTACGCGGTTTGTTGAAATCATGGGTCTGTTACGGGAAGTTAACAACATTTCCATCATCCGCGTCTGTTGGGCCAGCTGTTTTTCAACAAGAGCCATCTGTTCCTTTTGAGTTTGGCGGGCCATACGGGCTTCACCGTACCGTAAAATACTGGAAACAAGATACGTCACGATGAACATGGCGACTATGAATTGTCCATAGGCCGATGCTGTAAACTGGCTCAGTGCCACGGCCGTAGTTGCGGTTCCTGAACCGGTCGCAAGCGCGGTAGTCAACAGAGCACCCTGCTGGGCAACCTGAGCCGCAGCCGATTTTTCCTTTAGTTTAAACGCATCGTACCAGTGACCATTGCGAGTAGTTTTAGGAACCGCCACCGTCTTTCCCGGTCCGTAACCAGCCGCTCCGGCAAAGTTGACCATGGCGCCAACCGGCCGCGTCGCGACAATGAGCAAAAGAGCAAACAGTGTAAGCCCCATGCGGCCCTTGCGATAGAACGTCATGGGTGTCGTCGAACGCAGCGCCCCACGGGCCTGAGTCCTGGTCATTCCCAGTATACTCTCCTTGTTAAGGGAAATGCGACCCGGGGCGCTTGTAGCGCGTCTAGAAACCGCGACGCGGCTTCTGGAGGTGCGTGAACCACGCATTTCCTTGAGTGAAACCATTAACATTATAGTTTATTTTTTTTACCGCCCTGAAAGTTCCCTGTAAAAGTTTATATTCAGGGTTTTCAGCATATTGATGTTGGAACGTCTTCCCGTATCACCGGCACTGAAATACGCAAAAGTATTCTCATTGAAAATTCCCGGAGTTCCACGACGGGCGTAGTTTTCAGCCGCACTCGCACGGGTTCTGGCACCCATGTGCTTTGACCGACCGAAATCTATAATTTTCACGTTTTTCACCTGACCCGTGCCCTTGTTGACGATGACGTATGCGTTTTCCCAGTGAAGATTCGAATGGGAAACGCCGAGTCGGTGCATGGCCATCACCTTGTTGTAAATCATCTTGTAAGTGGGCATATTAATCTTCCGTCCTGGCTGACTGTTAACATAGTTGTTGACGCTCATGAAATTGTTGGTAGGGCTCTGCTTCAGATGATTCATCACGTGAATTGCAATCTTGTTCACGTTGTTTCTGTTTTTGAAAATCTTGGACGCCAATTCACGATTAATATTGATAACCTCGTAGTTTCTGCTCCGCGGGGCGATTCCCTGTGATCCCAGAAGGGTCTGGAATCTCTTTTCAGCGTTGCTATTACCCGAGTAAGGGGTGACCTTGACCACCACATTCGCGCGGCTCGTGGAAAAGACGGCGCCATTCGCAGATGGGGTCCCTATCCGCTTCAGGATTTTTCCGTAATTCCATTCTGGAATTTTGTTATGAATTGTGTAATGGAGTGCACGGGCGTCCGGTTTCTGGGAACGTGCCCACTCGGGTAGGACGTAGGACTTGGCCGCACTTAACATTTATATTTACTCCGAAATTAACGACGCGTCTTGAACGACTTGGCATACTTGGTGCGGATCCACATGGCGTCCTGCTTGTAGATGCGGGACGCGCGGGGCAGGGTCCGCTTGGTCAGGGTGCTGATGGCGACCAGACGGCGCATGACGGCAAGGGGCTTCTCACCCTTGCTGATGCCCATGCTGAGCGCCTTGTGGCGGTTGGTCTTCGCCTCGACTGGGTGGTACCCGTACTTGGTGAGCATACCGCCCTTGAGCTTGCCGATAACCTTGGTGCTCTTACCCGCGGCACCGACGTCCTTGGCGGGAACGGCCGACACGCGGCTCAGACCCGCCTTGCGAACGTAAGAGTATGAGGCGCGACCCTTGGTCGCCCGGACACGGACGACGCGGCGCGTGGTTTTGCGGACGTGGCTGGAACGCAGGTCAGACTTCATTTACCAAGTGTCAAGAAAAATTAGTGGCGTGGCCCTTCATGAACATTCGAAGCTTCCCGTCATTTGACGCACCAAAATCAAACACATCCTGGTCACCCAGATCTAGGTCGAGAGTCGGGAGCTCATACACGGCTCTCAATTTCATAGTAGAATAGAGAATCCCCGTTGCATAAGACTTGAGGTCCGTGACGGGCGCCGGGCGCGACCACCCGAGCTTCATGGCGAGTACGTCGTCACTCCTTCCCAAAAAGGGCCCAGAGGGTGTGGTCTCGGCCGCACCACCATCTATATATGTCCACTCTCCGATTTTTACAGTTGAAAATAGAAAGGGAATTGCGATGGTCGCACTGACCGCGTCTATGACGCTCATTTTTGGAGTGGAATTAATAGAAAAATAATCAGTCTTCATCAAGTCCACACAGTAGGCGGATACGTGGAACTTGATGGGATACCAAGCGTATAGCTCCTCGAAGGTGACGTCTGGCCTACCCATGAATTTTGTACAAGCGTCAGACAGAATCTTTCGAATTTTATTTGGAGATACGAGACCGTAATTCTTCATGAAGTTTTTCAAATTTGGTTTCATTACCTGTTTCACGGGTACGCCGAGTGAATAATCGAGGACTTTGGGAATGTCCCCTTTCGTCGCGAGAAACAGAAAGGACAAGAGGCCACCGGCTGACGCACCTGAGATTTCCTCAAGATCATCAAGCCGGCCTTCTTGTTTGAGTTTCGATAGAACTCCTAAATAAAGGAAGAAGCCCATGGCTCCAGGACCGATGGATAGGCATCGGACCATTCTATGATTTTAATTTAATAATACTGGGGGAACTGACCGCGCAGAAGGGCGAACAGCATGGCGAACACCAGGGTGTGTGCGCCCACAGCCATTGGCGAAGACTGGCCGGACATGAACAGACCGGCGTTCTTGGGTGGGATCGTCAGCAGCAGACCTGGGGTCAGCAGCACGAACAGCAGAGCTGGCACGAACAGGTCGGCCGTGGTCAGGCTGATCTTCAGCACAAACTTGGCAATCGCCCAGTAAACCAGGGACAGGACCAGGGCGTGGAAGACGGCCTGAACCAGCAGACCGGCACCAGGTGGCAGGGACAGGAGCATGCCTGGGCTCAGCACGGCGAACAGGACTGCGGGGATGAGAACCTTGGGGGCGGTAACGTCGAACATCTTTACAAATATCCAATATATTTTTCAGCCCACCCGAAAAAGTTCTCAGCCTGGACCCTGTCTGAAATGACCGGGAGATTACTGATGAGGTTCCACATCTCGAAGTGGGACTTGGCCGACTCGTGCTCCTGGTACCACCGGCTTGAGTCGAGAACGAGCTCGACGAACTTCGGGTACGTGGCGCGGACGGTCATGTAACGCGACTCGGCATATTCACGGATCTTCATCCAACCATCGAGGAGTTCCTGGGAGTACATGTCCTGCCAGTCTTCTGGATGGAGTTCGGTATCGAAATCGTCCGATCCGTCCGAATCGTATGCGTTGCCGTCGTAATTATACGCGTCACGTGAATACTCATCGTTAAGGCCCATTATGATTTAACTTGTATTACAAACGCCCCTGGCCTCTAAGCCTCGAGAAGGGCCTTCAGCCCCGTCACCATGACGCCGTCAGATTCCTTGGTTGGCGCAGCGTCCAAAATGGCCTGGAACGCCCCCTCGACCTGAGCCTCATTTCCACCAAAAAAGGTGCCCAGACCCTTCTTTATGACATCCTTGGTGAGAGATCCCTTGGTCGTTTTTGTTTTAAAATTAACCTTCACCTTGTCGTGAACCTTCACGGTATCAATCTCGTTTTCCTTCATATGACGCGTCACAAACTGGCGAAGATCCTTCTCGCGTCCGTTGAGGACGCTGAGATCTTTGCGAGCTGCGGCCAACTGGGCCTTGAGGGCGACCCACTCGGTCATGGCTGCTTTAAAGTCCATTTAGTATGTGCAAAGCACTTAATTACGATTAGCTAACGCACAGAGTTTCTTCACTGGAACTCGGGTGAAATCTCAAACTTGGGGCGCATGGTGTCGGGGGCGATCGTGCTGAGGTTGAAGATGCTGACTGGGGTGCGGGGGTTGATTGGCTCGGAGCGGAACTGCTGGTTGGCGTTGCGCAGAACGCCGCCGACCGTCTCTGGGTAACCAATCTGGCTGCGTGGGTCCAGGTAGTTCTGACCGCTCAGAATCTTGTCTGGGCTGAACTGACCAAAGTCCTCGGTCTGAACAACCTCACGGGGGATCAGGCTGGCGGACGACACGTCACCCTCGAAGGCGGTGGTGGGCACGGCAGCGGCTGGCGAACCACCGAGGTCCGCACCCATGATGCCACCGTTCTTTGCTGGGTGAAAGCCGCTGGCCTTGGGGGCGAACAGCAGGAAAAGAATGACTGCGACCAGGAGCAGAATTGCCAGTCCCTTGCGATCCATATTATTAATAGTTACCGATAATTTTTTTGGGCTGGGGATCAAGGTCAAGTCCGAAGGGCTTGGGTGGAGGGGGCGGAGGACAGTCGCTCCGCGACTGGGGCTAATCCAGATAATCGGCCGGGTCATCGTCGACCTCATCGGCCGGCTCGTCCGAGAAAAGGTAATCCTTGGGGAGCTCGGGGGTCTTGGGTGCCGCCCGGACGCGCACCTGGAGAATCCGCCAGATGGGACCGAACGACTTTTTCAGGAACCACAGACCAGACAGCTCGAGCACCACATCGCACGACGTCTCGGGCTGGATATCCTGGAGCTCGACTGGATTCTTGCGAGTGTCGAACGCAAGGGTCGCCACCTGACCCTTGACCGTTGCGAGGGACGCGCCGAGCACGCCGTCAGTCACGCTCTCCTGCCACGCGTTCTGGATGGTCTCGTCGCTCAGGTCCTTACCGAACCACTCCTGCTTCGACAACTTGGCCTGGGTCAAGATCTGTTCATCAATGACTGAGAAAAGATTGGAACTACCGGTCTTGAAGTTGACAGACTTGGACGCGAGCGAGTCCTGGAGGATCAGACCGTTCACCTGATGACGGGCACCAGTGATCTTCAAAAAGTAGCGGCCGTCTGGAAGCTTCTGGGGCGTCGCGTACTCCATTATACTACTGAAAACTAATTTCTTCTTTAACACTAGATGACTACGTGTAGTTCCGATATGATCACGAAGGGCTGCCAGTGTCTCTCTAATCCAGTAGACCCTGGGTATCAGGTGTGCGCCTATATAAACCGTCAGAACGGCCTGGTGTCTCCGTGCGACTCGGGCTGCTGCGTCCCACGCTGTACCATCAACAATGACTTTCCTTCTATTCTTCAATTTCAAAACGAATTTCGGGCGTCATCTGGCACGGCACTTCCGAAGGGTTTTGGGGTTGACCTGGTGACGAGCGACGCCCCTACACAAATGAAGGGCTCATCAGATTACACACCCCCTGACACGCGGTACCAGGATGTCTGGGAGAGAATGATGATTCCGCTTTTGATGCTGCTCATAGTGTTTTTGGCCATCGCATCCTTGGCTTAAAGATGGGGCACCTGTGTATAGTAGAAATGGCCGCCACCACAGAGACCCCAGTCACCCTCGAGCTGCTTGCCAAGGAGCTGAAGGCTTTGCGCAAGGATGTCCGCAAGATTCGTCAGCACTTTGAGGATCCCACGGGTGAGAAGCAGGCGGCCCGTTCCCAGAACAACGGGTTCAACAAGCCCCTGAACGTGACCGACAAGCTGCGGGCTTTCCTGAGCCTGGCGGCCGATGAGAAGATCTCTCGCTCGCAGGTGACCGGCCGTATCAACACCTATGTGACCGAGAAGGGCCTGAAGGCGGGCCAGAACATCACACTGGACGCCACCCTGCAGGACCTGCTGCAGCCACCAGAGGGCACCCAGATCACCTTCCTGAACATTCAGAAGTACATCAACCCCCATTATATCAAGGACCCTACGACTGAGAAGAAGCCTCGTGAGAAGAAGGTCAAGGCTGAGCCGGTCGGGGCCGGGGACGCATCACCTGATGTGGCCCCAAAGGAGAAGAAGGTTCGCCCAAAGGTTGCGAAGGCGCCGGCTTCTTAGGTTGTCTGATCGCGTAAGGGGCTTAAAAGTATGCGTGTAATGTAATACAAAACAAAATGGAGTCCACACCAGAGCTTTCACGTGAAACCCTGAACGCTCTAGTTGGGACTAAAATTAAGGATCTAGCTTTGTACCGCAGGGCGTTTACGCACAAGTCAGCCCTGAAGCGTTACTCAGGTCTGACTGGTTCGTATGAAACTCTTGAATTCATGGGAGATTCCGTTCTTGGATTCATCATCACAAAACATCTGTTTGACCAATACGAAAAACATCAAGAAGGTTTCTTGACCAAGGCGCGCACGAAGATGGTCAGGGGCAAGACCCTGTGTGAAATTTCTAAAATTCTGGGCCTCGAAAAAATGATTCTGATGGATGAAAAGGGTGAGCGCAATGGATGGAACACCAACGAGCACATCATGGAGGACGTCTTCGAGGCTCTAGTGGGTGCCATATATCTGGACCTCGGTATGGTTCACGCCAAGCAATTTGTTCTGGAATCGTTCACCAAGGTGGAGACTTCTCTGGTAGATGACAATTACAAGGACCAGTTGATGCGGTGGTGTCAAGCCCTCAAGTACCCTTTGCCCGAGTATCGCGTAGATGGTCAGGCGAATGGGCAATTTTTCATTACGGTCATAGTTGATGGCATGGAATGCGGGGCGGGTTTTGCACTTACGAAGAAACAGGGTGAGCAGAACGCCGCTGAAATTGTACTTAAGACGGATCCTCGATTTAAGAGTAAAAATGGAGGACCCCCCAAACGTGAGGGACGTGGCGGCGAAGCTCCTTGCGGCTGAATATGCTGAACAAAGATCTGATGAATGGTTAGCGCTACGTGAACAGATGATCACGGCAAGTGACGTCGCGAGTGCGATCGGTGAGAGTCGTTACGAATCTCCAGATGCGTTTGTGAAGAAGAAGGTTCTGAGCCTCAAGTGGGCCGGAAACGCCGCGACTGCGCACGGGACCGCACTCGAGCCCCTGGTACGGGACCTGTACGACGAGCGAACCGGGCGCAAGTCTCATGAGATTGGACTCGTTCAGCATCGCAAGTATCCTTGGCTCGGGGCGTCGCCAGATGGGGTCACAGAGGATGGGCTCCTGATCGAGATAAAGTGCCCATTGACGCGCAAAATCGAGGCAAAGGTGCCCAAGCACTATCTCCCCCAAGTCCAACTTCAGTTGGAGATTACGGACCTGGAGGAGTGTGATTTCGTTCAGTACCGCCCGGCGAAGACCGAAGGAGCCGAGCCCGAGTTTGTGGTGGTCCGCGTGAAGCGCGACCGTGAATGGTTCTCAAAGAACTTACCGGCTATGAAGGCTGCATGGGACCGTATAGTCAATGGCAGGGAACATGGACTGTGTGAACTGGTTGACGAGCCGGTCCACCTTCAGTTTAAGAATGAAATTGTATGTGAGCTAGTAGAAGATGAGGACACCTGAGGAGGCTTTTCGGGATATTTTCGGACCAAAACCCGAGGCGCCGAAGTGTAGTCACAAGAACCGGTTCCTCAAGTGTCGTGAATGTACCGGAAACTTTTGCGCCAAGTGCATTCAGCTTGAGGTTCACTTTTGCCCCAACCTGGATGAACGGTCTAAAACTGAAAAAGAGAATTTATCAAAGAAATTAGTCAAGGTGGTGGCGCCCAAGGTTGCTACTTTTTGATACGGGAAAATAGATACAAGACAAGTGCGATAAGCACGAGCCAGATGAGCAAGTCAGGACCCTTAAAGACCTGCGCCGTCCACGTGTCATCCTTGGCACGCTGCCCACCCAGCCAGCTCCATGGCTGTCCTGGCCGCGCCCAAGACACCGTCCCGTCTGGGAACTCATTCTTACGCGCTGGGAAACCACGGAAAGGCGCTGGGCTCGAGTCGACCGTCTTTAAGTACATGGACCCGGAGAGGTTCATGTTAGGGTCGGAGCCGCCCAAGATAGAATCCGTGTAGACGGTCGGCTCTTCGCTAATCTCCGTAGTATATGATCCATCGATAGGAATCGTGCTCGGGAACCCATCGGAATAAACACCGAAGGTTCCGGACCACGTGTATGGGTTGAAGCGATTGATGCTCAGGTCATCACATGCCATAGCGGCCGTAGCCATCTTAACATACGCTTACATTATTTTTAGTTCCTGCGTAAACCTTCGTCTGGACCTTTTGTTTATGAAGTTCCCACATCGTGTCCATGTCAACGTTTAGCATATGGGCCAACTGGAAAAGATAACTGAACACGTCACCCATCTCCATCGTGATATCAGTTCCCCGATCCTTTTTTAGTCCCGTCTTTTTGTAAATTCTCTGGTTCTGGCGGATACTGGATGCCAGCTCACCCATCTCTTCATTCAGAAGCATCCATACGATACTTACTGGAGCTTTGTCCCAGCCCTTCACTTTGCACATAGCAGCAGTTTCGTCACGAAACCTATTCATTATGAATATAACACCCCAAGTCTCTAAGCTTTGTTGATGACCCGCCGCATTTTGAACACGAGTAAAAGCGCCGCACAAAGCAAAACCAATTCGGTGCTTAGCTTCCAGTTCTCCACCTTGCGCGCGTCGCCCGTCTTGGCCTGTGCCCATGGCTCGACGACGACGCTACTGAAGAGGCGGATCGCCCGGTCGATGGCGAAGAAAATGAAAAAGCCAATCAGGATATCGTCCAGTGTGCGCATTTAGAACGCAATCTTGCTGTTGTATGGCATTTTATTTCCGTATGTACTCGTGCTAACTGGGGCCGCGAGGGGCACTGGGTTCGAGGAAATGTCGCGCAGGTACACGAGCTGCTGGAGGACGCCGGTCGAGACGGTGGACGTCGCCTCCTTGGCGACTTGGCGATTCATAGCCTCCACCTGACCCCTCACGTCGCGGTACGGGTCCCGCGACATGTTGGTGTAGACCCGCTTCATGAGCGCCTGTAAGTCGGCGTCGTTCTGACGCTCGATTTTCACACCAGTTTTGGCCTGGACCGAATCGATGATCATGGCGTGAACCTGCTCGCGGTTGAATTCAGAAAAGAAAGCGTCCGTGAGGGGCGTGGGGAGCAGACGCGTGCTCATTTGAGATTAGACGAGGATAAAAAAAGCCGACGCTTATTACACAATGAAGGTTGTGAAGAGGTCTGGAGATGTCGTCGAAATGCTCTTTGACAAGGTGACCAAGCGAATTTCAAAACTAAATCAGGCTCCGGAGTTTGAGCCCCTGAACGTCCAGCCGGACAAGGTGGCTCAGAAGGTTTTCACGAGCATGTACGACGGTATTTCCACTTCAGAAATTGACAACCTGACGGCCGAGGTGGCCGTTGCGATGATCACTGAGCACCCGGATTATGAGACCCTCGCGATGCGCGTGACTGTCTCGAACCTTCAGAAGAATTGCCCCAAATGCTTCTCGGATGCGATGGTCTCTCTACACGTCAAGGGCGTTGTTTCCGACGCTTTCATGAAGTGTGTAGCCCTAGAGTTGGATGGCGTGATCCAGCCGAAACGCGATTACGATTTTGGATATTTTGGAATCAAAACACTCCAGCGAGGGTACCTGAATGAGGGTGAGACTCCTCAGTACCTCTTCATGCGTGTGGCTGTTGGTATTCATGGCGATGACCTACCGCGCGTCCGGGAGACGTACGACCTTATGTCCCAAAAGTATTTCACACATGCAACTCCTACGCTTTTTAACTCCGGTACAAATCACCCACAGTTATCGAGCTGCTTCCTAGTGGCTATGAAGGATGACAGCATCGAGGGAATCTACGAGACGCTCAAAGAGTGTGCGCACATTTCCAAGTGGTCTGGTGGCATCGGTATCCACTGCTCGAACATCCGTGCGAACGGTTCGCCAATCAAGGGTACGAATGGCGTCGCCGACGGTATCGTGCCTATGCTCCGTGTCTTCAACAACACCGCCCGGTACGTGAACCAGGGTGGTGGGAAGCGCAAGGGCTCTTTCGCCATCTACCTCGAGCCGTGGCACGCGGACGTCATGGAGTTCCTGGAGCTGCGCCTCAACCAGGGTGACGAGGAGATGCGCTGCCGCGACCTCTTCACAGCCATGTGGATCCCTGACCTCTTCATGGAAAAGGTGGAGAAGGACGAGGAGTGGCACCTGATGTGCCCTCACGAGTGCCCGGGACTGCCCGACGTGTACGGTGAGGCCTTCAACGAGTTGTACAGGACGTACGTGGCGCAGGGCCGGTTCAAGAAGGCGGTCAAGGCGCGGCTGGTATGGGACGCGATTCTGAAGAGTCAGGTTGAGACTGGAACGCCCTATATGTGCTACAAGGACAGTGTCAACGCCAAGTCGAATCAGAAGAACATTGGAACCATCAAGTCCAGCAACTTGTGCACGGAAATCATGGAGGTCAGTGGTCCTGACGAGACGGCTGTGTGTAACCTGGCGTCTATTTGTCTGCCGTCGCTCGTGAAGAATAAGCAGTTTGATTTTGAGCAGCTTCACGCCGTGACCCGAGTCGTCACGCGTAACCTGAACCGGGTCATCGACAAGAACTATTACCCGACCGAGGCGGCTCGCAAGTCGAACATGCGCCACCGCCCCATCGGGATCGGAGTTCAGGGGCTGGCTGACGTGTTCATGATGCTCGGTCTGTCGTTCGACGAGCCCAAGGCGCGCAAGCTCAACACAGGCATCTTCGAGGCCATTTACCATGCGGCCCTGACAGAGTCGTGTGAGTTGGCCAAGGAGGAGGGCCCGTACGAAACCTTCAAGGGGTCTCCAGCCTCCGAGGGTATCCTCCAACAGGACATGTGGGGGGTGGAGACCAATGAATTTTGGAATGAAATTCGGGAAAAGATCAAGACTCATGGCCTTCGCAACTCGCTGCTGGTCGCCCCCATGCCCACGGCCTCGACCGCTCAGATCATGGGGAACAATGAGGCGTTCGAGCCGTACACGACCAACATCTACCTGCGTCGGACCCTGGCAGGCGAGTTTGTGATGATCAACAAGCACCTGGTCCGCGAGTTGATGTCGCTCGGAAAGTGGACGCCAGAAATCAAGACTGAAATCGTGAGAGACGGTGGGTCCGTACAGAACCTGGACGGCGTTCCCGACAAGCTCAAGGAGGTTTACAGGACCGTATGGGAGATTCCGCAAAAGTCGATCATCGAGATGAGTGCTGACCGGGGTGCGTACATCGACCAGTCTCAATCGCTCAACATCTTCATGGAGAACCCGTCGATGGCTAAGCTGTCCAGTATGCATTTGTTTGGTTGGAAGAAGGGGCTCAAAACGGGCGCATATTATTTAAGGACGCGTGCAAAGGCTCGTGCTCAGCAGGTGACGGTTCCAGTCGCTCTTACGAAGGAGGCGTGTTCTCTTGCCAATCCTGAGAGTTGTGAGATGTGCTCTGGCTAAACAATTTCTAAACTAAATTCAAGATGAAGTCCTGTTGTCGGTCGGGGCCCAAAAACAAAAAGTGCGTGAGAACATCGAACAAGAAAGTTTTCAATTTACCCCGTAAATTTGCAAAGCTTATGTGCCTACTAGGCCCTATAAAGGGGTTCACGATGAGGGCAAGTTGTGCTCCTTATAAAAACTGTAGAAGATAGTAAAATATGGACAGTGACTTGTGGTCCAATTTACCTACAGAATTGATTCGAAAAATAATTGAATGGTCCGAGCCATCGATCGATGTTCAATTATGTTTCAAAATTCCTCCAAAAAAAGTTGATGAAAGAAAAGCATGGAGACTTTGGTACCTCCTCAAGTCTCATGACGGACTCATTTATAATTTAGAAACAAAATCTCTTCACAATTTTTATATACCTGGTTACCATATAATTAGGAGACCTATAGAATTGAACTATTACACGGCGGGTCTATGGGTTTTTAACGACACGGAAGACGAACACATGACGGAGGTTATTTCTCCTAGTGGAACTTTTACATCATTTGTGACCAAGGAGCACTGGACTACCGAAATGCGCGTCCTGCTTAGGGGGTCGGGCCTAGCGCGTATGATTAACGCGTCCGGATCTACATTTTAGAGGTTTGGCAACTCGCCTATCTTTCTGATGAGTGCGAAAATTTGAGTTTCTAATTTATTACGTTCAGACTCGAGCGCCGCCTTTTGAGCCATGAGATTGGCTTTCCGTTGAGAGAGATTGCGGCGGGCCATCGCCTTGCGCAAGTTCCCGGAATTGCGGCGCTTCCCGGAACGTTTGGGGGACGCCGAACGCGCCACCGGGCTGCTGCGCTGCCGAGCAGGAGAAGCGGCGGCATTCGAGTACCTGGCCAGAACCGCTTTGACCGCCGCGGAGTTTCCTGATTTCCTGGCGGCGGTGAGGTTTTTGAAAAACGCGCCCTCTCTGGCGCGACGTTTGGCATTCTCATTTTTAACTTTAGTTAGCCATGACCCATAGGCTTTGTTAAAGTTGGCGACGACCTTGCGCTTGTTCGCCGAACCCTGTGGAGCCTTGCCGTATTTTTCGCGGTAATTTTGAATTGTGTTTTCAAAATTGCTCATGTTCCTGATGAAAGAAGGTCTCCATGAGGCGTTACTAGCTGGTTGACTGAGGTAATACTCATAGCTCGTCATCTTACTTAAAAAAACCGAACATTTTAATTATTAATGGTACTGTGGTCGGACGTGTCCAAAGATGTGATAGATGTGGTTCCGGGCATGAAGGACAAAAGCAAGTACTTGTACGACGGAAAGCCCCTACGCTTTCAGATTCCCCGGGGTGCGTGTACGTGGGGTGTTTCACAGTACAAAAGCTTCAATGTTGACATAAAAAACCCTGAATTCACCGCATGGTGGACGGAGCTCGAGCGGCGGCTGTGCCCCCAAGAGCCTTTCAAGTCCAATCTCTCTGGAAACTCTTTGAGAATCAAAATTGATGAAGCCACCTATATTTTTGATGAAAATTCAAAACAGGTCGTGCCCGAGGTCCGAGAGGGTCTCTTCCGTGGGCAAGAACTGAGTTGTATGATTGATATTGAATCAAATTACTTTTTTAATAATTTATGGGGCCTGACTATCCGCGCTTCGCAGATACGATTTTACGGGACCGAGCAGCCGAGCGCCGTCGCGATGACGACGCCCGCCGAGGTGTCCGTTTTGGCGAAGGGGGTTTGCGCATTCCTGGACTCTTGAGTATCTTGTTCATGAGCGCCAGACTGGCCGTGACGCGGAGGCCTCTGAGACCGTCGTTAGACATCCCTTATATTATCTACTTGGCATAAATTTCACGGGCCTTGGCCAGAAGAGGGCCCTGGACCAGCGCAAAGCCCTTGATCTTCAGCTCCTTCTTGGCCTTTGCGACCGCCTTTATCCATGGGTTCGCCTTCTCATCCTTGGACTTGGCCTTGCTGACAATCTCGCCAGTCTTCTTGACCATCTTCAGGTCCTTCTTCTTGAGGCCGCCTGCGGTCTCGGTGGCGTTGCCGTGGTAAACCTGAGCTCTTGACCCGATAGACATTTAATAAGAGGCAACAATTTATTTTCAATTACACTGCGAAAATCTTCTTGAGCGCGTGAATTGTGATCTTGGTCCGCGTCACGTTGGGAACCTGCGTCTCGAGCCGCGGGTCTTGGAGCACCTCGGCGCACACCTTGGCCTTCCCCTCCTGCAAGTGCATGATGCTCTGCTCGACGCTCGGCAGCGGCGTGACTCCGTCCTCCCCAATGTAGATGAGACGCCGCACCACCACCTTCTGCGTCTGACCCGTGCGATGAGCGCGGCCAATCGCCTGAAGCTCCGTCGCCGGGTTCCACGCCGGACACGTGATGTAGACGCGCGTCGCCTCCTGCAAGTTCAGACCGACACCACCCGCCTTGATCTGGATGATGAATACCGAGTTCTTGGGGCCGCTCTTGAAGTCCTTGATCCGCTCCTCGCGCTGCTCCTTGGAGACCGAGCCGTCTATCCGCAAGGTGGGGCGCTCAGCCTCCGCCAACAGCTCCTGGATCCGGTCCATCTCACCCATGAATTGGGTGAAAATGAGGGTCTTTTCAGTGGGGTGGGTCTTGATGCACCCCACGAGCGTCTCCATCTTGCGGGAGCGCCCAAGCCACGGCTCCGGGTCGCTCTCCTCCTTGAGGGCGATGCCGTCCAGGTAGAGCTGCGGCCACGTCATCACCTGTCGCGTGCGCAGAAGGCACTCGAGGAGCTCCATCTGGTGCATGTTCTGCGTACCCGCTGCAAACACGCTGCGCACGATAGTCTGGCCCTTCTGGAACACGTCACTGTACAGGTCGCGCTCCTCGGGGTACATCTCCAGCTCGAGGTTCTGGAAGTCAAGAGGCGGGAGCTCGAGGCGTGCGTTTCCAGGGACGAGGCAGCGTCCCGCGGCGTCGTAGACGCCTCGGGCCACGTCAGTCTTCGTACGGCGCAGTACGAACTTTTCGCGGATCTTATCCGTGTACCCCTGGACCACCTCGCGCGGCAGCCCCACAAAGGCGCACAGGGCCACAAAGTCCTTCATGGAGTTGAACACGGGAGTACCGGTCACGATCCAGCGAATGGGCGCCTCCAGAGCACGACACGCGATGTGACCCTTGCTCTTTTTGTTGCGAATCTCATGCCCCTCGTCAAGGATCACGCGGTCCCACTTGACGCGCAGCAGCTCACAGATGGGAGCACCCGGGCGGTGCGGCAGAACAGAGTATGGCGCCACCACAATCGAGGGAAGCTTCTCAGGCAACTGACGCTTGGTGCCGTCAAATGCGTATGTGGTCAGGCTTGGCGCGAACCGAGCCACCTCGGCACACCACTGCCCCACTATAGACTTGGGCACTATGATGAGTGTATGAGGCTTGGGGTTGACGAGCATAGTCGCGATGAGCTGTACCGTCTTGCCAAGTCCCATCTCGTCACAGAGGAACCCTCCAGGGTGCGTCTGGTCGAGCTCGCGCGCCACGAGCCACCTGAGGCCGTCGTGCTGGTACGGGGAAATGAGGCGCGTCTTGAGCTGGGCCATTTTGAGCGTGATTCTGTAGACCCCACCCCGAGCCCTAGGCTGGTCAGGACACGTTTTTTTTGTCTAGGGCCCTAATAGGTATGAGTACGACACTTGTCGACGAAATTGTCCGTCTCATTCAGAGCGGAGTTTCAGTTGCTAACATTAAAAAGGTGCCCGGTGTGACGTCAGATACTATCGCGGACGCCATCATATCTCTTATTCGGAAGTCACTTAATTCTGGAAAGAATTTGAAGACTGTACTGAAACCCGAAGTGACTCGGGAAATTTCCACGTCACTTGGCAACAATCGCAAAGGAAATGTAGCCAAACTAATTTTAAAATTGATTCAAAATTCAATGACCCCAACCAAGGTGTTGACCAAGCCAACTGCAGAGGAGGCTGTGAAGATTGCTGGTGCGCCAAATTCAAACACAATTTTGAAAATAATTATTGAGGCCCTTGCCAAGAACGAAACACCCGCCAAGGCTGAGGAGATCAAGGTGAAGGTGGTTCAGGCTCCAAAATCAAATAACAAAAATACCGCCAACCTAATTTTCAAGGTGATCATGAATCTTTTCAAGACTACTGGTAAGATGGCCGAGGCGCCACCCGACTTTTTCGCGGCAAACGCTTTCAGACAGGCGAACAGGCCCAAGAACGGCCGCAAGTGGTATTTCGGAACCCAAGGCAATGGCGCGAACCGCAAGACTGGTTGGTACTTGAACATGGGACCCGTCGCAGGACCGGCCGCCAGACCTGTCAATGGACCTGCCGCTAGACCCAACTTTTTCAAGTTGGACTTGAGTGCTCTTCTCAAGTGGCGCCGCGAGAACCCTGGAAACACAGCCAACGTCAACTCGGCCATTTCCAAATTTGTAAAGGAAATGATGAACAAGATCCGTTACTCGTATTCAAGCAGTGAGCGTATGGCGCGCCTCATAGAACTCCTGAAACAGCTTCCAATAAACTTCAGTGGACGCCGCGAGATTGTGGCTGCGATCATCGCCATGATTCGTGAGATTACGAACCTCAATAAGTTTTCGAATTTTAATCGTAATTTGAGAGGTGTGAACAATCGCAACATCCGTAACGCCCTTGATGTCCAGCGCCGCCGCCTGCAGAGACGGCGAACCGAGGAGCGCCGCCCGGGCGAGGGCTACAACAATTATGAACGCCGCCTACGCCGTTCGTCGGGTCCTTACCGTTACACCGGAGAGTCGGAGAATCAGAGACGTCGCGAGACGGCGAACGCAAACGCGCTCAAGAGAGCCATTGCTCGCGCCGAGCCTCCACGTCCACGGAACAACGGTGGCGGCGGCTACGGCCCAGGTGGTGGCTCAGGTGGCTCAGGCGGCGCAGCCCCACCTCCCCCTCTGCCTTCCATGCAGCAGAGAGCAATCAACAACGTGGGTGGCGCCGGAAATGCGGTTCAGACCGTGGCGCTCGTCCCTGGTGGCGCACCAGAGGTGGCGAAGGCGGCCGAGGCTCTGAACGAGACGGGTGGTAACGTGCGTCTCGCGATCAACATGAAGGGTGCGAGCCCCGCCGCCATCAAGGCGGTTCAGAACCTCGGCGGCGTTTCACAGACGGTCAAGATTCTGGAAGGTCTGAACACGATGGCGCAGACGCCCGAGACGCAGAGACGCAAGGCGATCCGGCCACGTACGCGTCGTCCTAAGAAGTCGCCAGTTCGGTTAACCGAACTCAACCGCGTCATTGCCGCAGTCAAGAAGCAGAAGCTGATTTCCCTGATGGCCCACAACGTGACGCGCACGAACAACATTCACCCGAACGACGAGAAGCTCAAGAAGTATTACCGCAAGGTGATCAAGTCTTATATTCTCAAAAAACCATTCGCAAATATCGCCAAGAAGGCTGCGAAAAAACGTGTCCAGTGAGGGCCAGGGGACCTAAAGGGTCCCCCTAAAGTAACCTATGTGAAACATGGACTCCTTTCCTTACATTCAGAAACTCGCCGAGATCCGCAAGGGGCTCGTGGCCGATCCGTTGCGGCCCGACCCGTCGTGGGTCCGGATCACGACCATCACGATGATTTCTAAATTTCTTCAGGAAATTGACCTCAAGAAATTTAAAGAAAAATTCAAGGAGCTCGGGTCGGTGACTGTTCGCCGCAAGGGGTCCAAGTTCCGTGGTTTCGAGTGGAAGATGAAGGACACGGCTTTTTATAACCAGGTGACCATCGGCTACGAGGACGCCTACTCGCGTAAGAGCATCAAGATCTTTGGAAACGGCTCTATCCAGGTGGCTGGTTGTTCGGACCTGTTCGACTGTCGTCGGATCCTCAAACAACTGTCCTTTATTTTGGCCTCGGTTCTGGAGCTCGAGGCGCCGCCACCGGTTGCAGATGCTGACGTCAAGATGATCAACACAAACTTCTCAGTGAATTCATCTGTAAATTTGAACAAGATTATCACCAAGTTTGCCAAGGTTCCTGGATTCAAGGTGACTTTTGATCCAGATCGGTACAGTGCCGTCAAGGTCAAGTTTGTTCCTGGGCCTGGTATGAAGCAGGTGACGGCCAGTATCTTCAGCACGGGCAAGATTATCGTGACGGGTGCTCAGACCCTCGACGAGATTGCCGAAGCTTACAAAAGTTTGAATGAGAATTTCGACGCGACTATTTTCGTCAAGCCGGTCGTCACTCCAGAACTGTTCGGGACGGTGATGGGCGCCACTTTTGAGGAGTGGGTCCAGGTCCTCGGGACCAAATAAAATGTACAACTAAAGTAAATGTCTGAGCGCATTGGTATGGCCGATGGTCGCTGCATCACCTCGTTCGACTCCAACCGGATCATGCAAGATATGCTCATGGCCAAGGAGGGCATCGCTTTCCAGGACAACTACAAGTGGCGCGCGTTCCTCCAGTCCAAGGGCCCCGAGGCGCTGTCTCTGCCCCTGAAGAACGCGGCGTGCCGGTCGGGCGGGCCAAAGGTTCTCGTCGAGACAGAATAAAAATCCACGAATATATAAAATGTGGGCCATCGTGTTAATTCTCCTCATTTTTCTCATCATATGGATGTCACTGACATTTACGGACACTCTGTGTGATAATAAGTACGTGGGTATGGGGCTATGCTTTAACCCGGAGTGGAAAACCCGTCGTCCAGTGTCCTTCTGCCCCCCTTGTGCACAGGCGCCCGCACCACCGCAATCCCCAGCCGCGCCCCCAATGGGATCTTCAGGATACACCGCTGAGCCATTCTCTTCGTACTAAAGAATTAAAACGTAAATTAAATAATGCCCCGGGTCGTGATTGATGGCAACATCGGATCAGGTAAAACGACCCAGCTCGGGTTACTCGAGAAAAAGGGGTGGCGAGTTCGCCGAGAGCCTATAGATGAATGGCCTCTCGAAGAATTTTACAAGGATCCCAAACGTTGGGCATTCTATTTTCACATGGTAATTCTCCAGACGCTACGTCCCATCAAAACCTCCGAGGTGGTCATCTATGAGCGGTCGCTGATGAGCTCCAGGTGGGTCTTCTGGCCGGTTTTGCTCAAGAAGGACGTGGTGACCAAGCAGGAGGACGAGACGTATGCCAAGTTTTATGAACAGTACGCATGGTACCCCGACTTGTACATTTTCTTGGCAAAGGATCTGGACTTGGCGTGGGAGCATATCCAGAAGCGCCATCAGGCGGGCGACACGGGCGTGACCCGCGAGTACCTCAAGGAACTCGGTGAAGAGTACCAGAAGCTCATCAGGAACGTCCCCTGTAGAGTTCACATCGTCAATGCCAACAGGAGTGTGGAGGAAATTCACGAGGAAATTTGTAGGATCCTATCAGATCATGAATTGTTCGTCGGTGACCCTGTCAGGGGCAAAGTGCAAAAAGAAGGCGGCCCAGGACGGGAAGTGCCTTGCACATCTTTCACAAACATGTGCCGTCTGTCTTGAAGTGACCAAGAGAAATGACAAGAAGCTGAAATGCAAACACGTGTTTCACCAAAAGTGCATCATGACGTGGTTCGAAACCAGCATCGAGTGCCCACAGTGTCGCATGGAGCAGGACGACGACCCTATAATAGTTTTCAGAAATCACGTGGAGGGAAACATGAGGGAGAAGTACCGGGACGCCATCAGGTCCCTCGAGGCCGAGGTCGCCAGAGCTCGCCGGGCCCGCTAACTGCGGCTCGATATATCAAAACTAATAATGATAGTAAATTAATGGAATGTGGGGCGACCACCCTATCAGGAACCCCATGTCGCCAGAAGCTCAGGGAAGGCCACGAGCGCTGCTGGCAACATAGAGGGACCGCCTGTTCCGTATGTCTGGCGTGTATGGGGGGGCAGAGCGCCACACGGACACTCGGGTGTGGGCACGAGTTTCACACACGGTGCCTGGACCGCTGGAAGGCGAGTTGTACCGGACCAGACCCTACGTGCCCGATGTGTCGTGTACCTTTCGATGTGCCCACGTACAGGTGCCGACTCATAATCGAAAAGGTGATGGCCGAACCACCCGAACGCCAAGTGACTAATTTTGAAACTCAAAATGTCATGTCGATCGTAGAGGGTTTTGGTCTTGATTTCCGTTCACTTTTACCAGGTGGGACGGCGGGTAGATTTTATACAGATATTCATTTTGATATTGAACCTTCCGAAATCCTCGAAGACGTCCTCAGGGAACTTGGACTTCCGGTACCTTCTTAATTTCTCTTTAAATAGTACTATGGTGGCAGTGGTGCGTAAAAAGCCGCCGACGAAGCGTCCAGCCGTTGTTCGGCACCGGGGTCTTCCCATGTCTGGGTCCGAGGCTATGTTCTCTTATGACCCATGGGGAACCTCAGGCCAGGTTCATGACAATTGTTATGACTATGCATTCGGGAGCTACTCCAGTAAAAGACCTACGAAGAGCGTTCCTGGTAATCGGTCTGGTATAGGCGCAAACGGTCTCACGTTCACAAAGTGCACTGGAATTGCTGAACGAATTCAGAGTGATAATCCACGTGCAGTTTACAGAATGAAAAGTATCACTCAGAAGTGCAAGCCAGGGTACTACAAGGTTGTGTGTCTTGTGGCACCTTCGAATGATTTTGGTAACTCCACAGGGGACTTTCATTTTTTGCGGCAAGTAGGTTCTGTACGTTACAAAATTCGTGCAGGTGACACCGTTAAAGGACTCGCCAAGTTTTTTCATGTAAAGCCCGAAGTGATACAAAAATCCATCTTGAAAAAGATGAACCCCACGAGCCCAACGAACGGCCGAATTACAAATTATAGTCTGGCAGTTCTCAACAAAAACAACGAACGCGTCGTAGGTGTGAGCCAACGTCTCATGCCCGGTAAAATCATAGTGTTTCCGGTGAATCTATGGGCTCACAAGTTAGGTTGGGCCGGAGGTCCTTTATTGGTTGACGCATCAGGGAAGACGATCGTCGACCCCCGTAAATCAAACTTCAAGTATAAGCCCGGGTTCCACTACACGAAACTGTGCTCAATTTGGGGGGTCCGTCGGGGGATTGCTCAGACGGGTTCGAACGCGACACGCTAAAATAATTTCTGAAGAGAATGTAAAAGATGCTTAACATTCTCCAGTCCCGTAACCAGAAGGAGGCTATTTATAACCTGATTGTGTTCACCCTGTTCGTCATTATCATGACCGTGATCATGCGGTTCCTGTGGAACGACACCCTGGTCAAGCACATCTCGATCCTCAAGCCAGTGGACTCGCTGCTCCAGACCTTCCTGTTGGCTCTGGGCATTGCGCTGTTCCGGCTCTAGAGGAAAGTCGATAGGTGCTACGCACCTTTCCTCTATAACTCAGTATAACCACTCTTGATAACGTTGTCGACCATTAGGGTCGGGAACCCCTGAACGAATTCGGGGCACTGCTGATCCTTACAATCCACAAACTCGTAAGGAATTCCCTTGTTCTTCAAGTAATCTTCTTGCTTGACGCACCATGGGCACGTCTTGGAGCCGTAAACGATCACGTTACCCTTGTCGGCCGGCTGCTGTGTATAAACCGAAACACCCTTCCAGAGGATGATAATTATGCCGATAATAAGGATGCCCCAGAAAATCTTCTGACCGAGCTCACGGTTGCTTGCGATCATTTATACTATATTAACCGAAAAGTTTCTTGGCGATATTCGCCTTTGAACGGAGACCCTTCACGTCGACGCTCAATCGCGCCGCCAGACTCTTCAACTCATCCATGGAATAGTGAAGATTGGCGTAGACCCACCGACCCGTGTTCTTGGACTGAATCTTTGCCCTTCCAGAGCTTGGACTGAGTTTGAACTTGGGCTTGGGCGGGCTGGGAGCCTTGGGCTTGGGTTTGGGCGGGCTGGGAGCCTTGGGCTTGGGTTTGGGCGGGCTGGGAGCCTTGGGCTTGGGACCCAGAGGGCTCAGAGGGGAGGGGAGTTTGACCGGGCTTGGGCTAAACGCCGGCTTGTTGGCGCGCAGCCGATTCTCGACAACGTTGATCGCCTTCAATCGAGCACTGTACCATGCGTTCTGGAACTTGGCGTTTGATACGGCCCCCGCATTCTTCCAAATTTTCTCCACCAATTTGTTGAATTTAGCGGTTTTGAGAAGGCCCGGGGGCACCTTCACCTTCTTCTTGGGTGGGCTTGGCGCCTTGACGGGCTTTGACGGGCTCTTCATTTTGCGCAGACGCGCCATTGCAGCGCGTAGGTTGTAGCCCGTGATGCGGGGTTTGGGCTTGGGCCGTGCCACAGCCTTCAGAGCCGCCTTGGCCTTTTTCAACTTCAAACTCGTGACGAGGCGCCCGGGTTTCACGGGCTTGAGCGCCGCCTTGGCCTTGAGCAGATTCACAGACGAAATACGCTTCACCTTGAGGTTTGGTGAAGCCACGCTCCCCTTTCGTGTGAGGAAAGGATAACTCAGAATCTGTGCCAGTGAAGGCAGCCCTGGGCACGGGTCCTCATACTTGAGGCGCCACTCCGAGATGTGTGTGTCCTTGGCACCGCGGTACCCCTCTGGGATAGCCTTCTTCAAGAATTCGATGGCTTTTGGGTGGTCCGCTGGGGAGTGCTTCGTGGCCCATGTGAGCAATTCATTCAGGAACAGGTGATGATCGTACCGCTCGTCGGTCTTTGGGCCGACGCCCCAGAAGGAGGCCGTCTTGGTGCCGTTGGCCGTGTTCACCGCGGGATTGGTACCTGACTTTTTAAGACGCGCCCACCCAAAGTCGCCTATGAGGAATCCACGGTCCGCGACGAATACGTTCTGCATGTGAAGGTCGTTGTGTCTGAAATCTGGCTGACTATTCTGGATCTTAAAGAGGGCCCCAAGAATGTCTGAGATGATGTGCGCCATAATCTCGTCATCAACCTTGGCCTTCTTTTTCAGCCAAGAATCGAGCGAACCACCGGTTGCGAATTCCATGAGGATGATGCCCTGCCGCGCCTTGTCATAACGGGCCGAATTCTGAACATTAGGCATGTCCATTCGGTCGGGCTCTATAAAGTCAAGGCACCGCATGTTCTTGTAGACGCGCACGACATTGGGCGTGTAAATTTGAACGGCGTCCTGAATGTTAAATTCTATGTCAGCGGGTTGGGGTTCACCACGCTTCTGAGCCGCGAGGTCTCTGGGGGCAACCTTCACAGCGAAGGGCCGTTTATTGCCACCAGGCTGCTTGGCAGTGAACACTATACCCTGACGGCCCTTGCCTATCGGCGTCAAAGAATCAAGTGAGGCTTTGAGCTGGTCACACGTCACGGCCCATTCGTTCTTTATCGGTCTTTGCGGCGACCTTTTGAAAGGGACGAGCTTGGGCGCTGGATACCGCCAACCACCCGGAGGGGGTTTAGGTGGCGGTGGTGGGACGTATTTAGGCATCGGAGCTCCTGGTAGGAGTCTTCTATAGAACAATCTACCTTGATTGTTTTTGTAAGGAATAAGACGCTCTTTGGGTGGCGACTTGCCCTTTGCTGCGGCAGCGCGCTTACCCTTGGCTCTGTAACGCGTTGGGTTCGCCACCTTGTTTGGGTGCGACTTGAGCCACGCGATAGCCTGACCCTTGGTGGTGACGGTGGACGGGATGTTAATCTCTGTGTTACCGGCGTTATTGCGACGAAACACATAGTGACGACCATTACGGTTCGAAATTGTAAATTGTCTGGAGTTTATCCAGCTCATATTTAGTAATACGAAGTATTATTTTCGCGAAGCCTTGCGTAAATTACACTAATCATTTTAGAGTTCAAAGTCTGGGATCTTGGGTTTACTCCGCATCCGGGTCGGTCTCGTACTCGATCTCGTCTGCAGCATCTGACCCCTTGTCGGAGACGGGCTCGTCAGCTGGGGCGAGAAACGCACACGGCTTGAGCTTGTTGGTCGGCGCAAACATGACCTGGTGAACGCGCACAGAGATGCCAACACCAGCCGGAGTACGCCAGATCTGGTTGAGCTCTACAATCGCGCTGAGAGACTGACCCTTCTCCAGATCGCTCAGAGGAACCGACTGGCGCTGAGCGTTGTACGCCTCGGTGGCCGGTGCGCCAGTCTTGAGGTCAGTGATAACCTTGAGGTTCAGAGTCGGTGCGTAGCCATCCTTGGAGCTCGGCTTGATGGGGCTCTTATACATGCCCTCGGCAATAACCTCACGGGACATCTTCTTGCCCAGCAGCTCCTCGGAGTGCTCGGTGATGAAGTCGAGCACACGTGCGTCGAGCTTGGCGAACTTCTCAAGCACCTCGGGCTTGTCCATGCTCAGGGGCAGACTATAGCTCACACGGCCGGATGACTCATCCTTGAACTCACTCAGGCCAAAAGGCGCACGAAGCTGAGGAAGCTGGAAGATGAGCTTACCGCCACCAACCGCGTTCAGGTAGACCGCCTTGCCACCCTTGGCATTCTTGCGCACATCGGAGAAGGTGACGTTGGAGGCATCGAAGGTGGTGAACATCTGGAGAGCCATCTGGTGCTTTGTTCTACTATACCAGGTGCTCAGCCCTTTATGTGGCTCTCACAGGACACCAATTTTTTTCGGGCTCTAGAGTAACAAAAGATGGTCTGGTGGAACCCTTTATCATGGTTCAGTCGGTCGGCTCAGACCGTCCTCGCGAACGCAAACACGAGTGTTCTCAAAAATGCGCTTCGCAACTATATCAAGGCTGTGAATAATCTTCCCAACAAGAACAATGCTTACATTTATGGACTCATGATGAAGACTGCGAACGGTGCAAATGCTTCGTACAAGAATCGTTTCACGAATGGAATCGCCAAGATTGTCGCTGCGTCTCGTCGGGGAATTGTACAGGCCGCCAATGCGGTGGCGAACGGCGCCCCAGAGGGACCCGCGGCTGCGGCGGTGAACAACGCCACGGCCAAAATCAATAATCTTAATCGGCGTATGGCCGAATTAAATACTCTACTTCCCCCCGGCGCCACCGCTACACCGAACAACATGGCGCGGTTGTACATGGCGAAAAAGCACAACAACGTCGCAAATCGGGCCATCAACACGGCTGGTAAATACGCGTCAATTTGGGCCGCGATTAATGCTTTGAAAACTAGTGCGACTGCACCCGCACTCAACGAGGTGAACCGTATGAAGAAGATTAACGCGGCTCTCGGCGAGATTAACGCAGCCGGCAACAACATCAATAAGCTCCGTGGAATCAAGACCCGTCTGAACAACGCCGGATTCAATCGTGGTCAAGCGGCTGCAAGCGTCATAACAAAATATGACATCATCTCTAATAAACTTGCGGCAAACAAGGCTCTTAAGAATGCCGAGGCACTGACTGTTAATTCTAATCAGGCAACTATTAACAGCGTCCTGAACCAGCTCCGTAAGGTTCAGAACCGCGTCCCCAATACCATGCGTACTCGCATTTCAAACAAGATTGCGAACGTAGAGCGTCAGAGCCTTCTGAAGACGCCCAAGCCTTTAAACCAGTAACGCTCCCCGCCACACAACAGCCCTCGGGGGGCGCGTCGCGTCTCAATCTTTTAAAGAAACAGGCTATAACGCCACCAGTTTCTCAACCTAAACGCATCAACACCAATTTTCCAGAGACGATGAACGTGACCGTCCCTGGTACCAATAAGCGGGTTCACATCGAGCGCAACGACAAGAATTCTAAATGGCGATTTTATAACCCAAATAATGCGAAGAAGTATGAGCTCCTCAACAGAAACACCGAAACTCCTCGCATACGCAACATCAACAACGTCGGCTCCGGAAACCTCTTCAAGCAGGAAAACTGAGTGCGCCCACCTCCACTCGTCAGATCACGGTGGGCCCGAGCACAACAAATTTGTACGTCCAGTACCCTATATTGACGCGTGTCAAAAACGTCTTTAATTCAGTTCAAAATACGGAAGAGTCGACGGGCAAGGCTCAGCACTCCATTCTCAAGACTCAGCAGGTCCCTGGATTCAAAGCGCGTTTCGGGGCTTACATGAACAAGTTCAACTGGACGGCACTGAAAAATGATCCAAGATTAACAGCGGCCCAGAAGAAGACGGTGAACAAGATTTTGATTTCTCTTCAGGTTCCAGCACGAGACGATTATAGAAACAGACCAGCAATCATGTTCGATACGACGGGCATGACGGTCGCACAGGTGAACGCCAAGATTCGTAAAAACTTGAATCAGAAACGGGTTCGTAACGAAAACAACAAGAACGTTTTCCAAAACGTCAAGCAGACGTTCAATCCACAACCGGCATTCAAGCCACCCTACGGAATGTTCTAAATTTTATTCTAAACAAATAATACAAAATGGACGTTGACTGGAGCAAGAATGTTGTGCCCTTTATCGTGTTTTTCCTCGTCGCCAACCCAGAGACCTTCAAGCTGACCCGCAGCCTGTTCGGAAGCTGGGTAGGCAGCACCTACGGCGTCCCCAGCAACATGGGTCTGCTTCTGCACGCCCTGGTGTTCGTGCTCCTGGCCTGCTTCGTGGCGCGCCTGGTCTACGGCAAGCGCGTGGCCAAGTACGGCATGATGGGCTACTAAATTCTCAACTAAAATTAAATGTCTTCGTTCTATGTGATTCCGTTTTTGGCCTATGTCCTCGTCGCCAACCCAGCGATGTACAAGGCGGTTCGTGGAATCCTGGGAAATTGGGTCGCTAGCGCAGAGGGACTGGCGTCTTTCCCAGGCCTTCTGCTCCATGCTTTGGTTTATGTTTTGCTTGTGGGTTTCCTGATGCGTGTTCTGCCACAGATCTCTGGGTTCGAGACACGCAAGGATCAGCAGGCCGAGGAGTACGTCCACTGGGCCAAGCGGAATGAGGTGGCCTAGTAAGGGAAAAGAGAGTCCCTTCGGGACTGGCTATGAAAACATTGATAATAATTAATGAGTAAAGTTCTAAACTTTTTAGAAAGTTACAATCCAAAATTGATCACAGTAACCAAGACAAAATACAATGGCGAAAACTATTACAGACTTAATTTAAAGAGAAATAACAAAGTCCTCTCTTATCTGGATTTTAGTTTATCACCTAATCAACTCTACATTCTAGATGGCAAAACGCATCCCATTGTTAGAAGTCAGGGGTATGGGACATTATTACGCGCCTTGGCTACAAAGGCTGGGCAGATTGCAGGTGTAAAGGCGGCTAACCAGGAAGGTATGAACAAGGGTCAGAGGTCCTTACGCCGTCTTGAGAAAAAACCCGATATTGCTAAACCATACCCAACATCTACTTGGATATTAGTTGATAGACTTGGATGGAAGTTGAAGGATGAACCCGGTTTTAATAATTACGGAAGAGTCGCAACTGTGAATTCATCTTTCAATTACAGTAAAAATAACATGGCAAAGGTTAACGCATATTTAGCTAATAACAGATTTCGTGCAAAAACTTGAAACCCCTCAAAGCTATATGGGAAACAGTCGCTACGCGGCTCCGCAAGGAAAAGTCGCTACGCGACTTACTAAAACTCCTCGTCAAACCTGACCCCGTCCCCCTCTGTAATCATATGCTTTGAATAATCCCCGACCCGCTTCTCAAAGAAGTTGGTCTTCCCTTCCAACGAGATGTTCTCCATCCAGTCGAAAGGGTTACTGGCCATGATTTTGTGCTGCGTACAGCCGATCTGCGTGAGGAGGCGCTGAGCCACAAACTTGATGTACTCACGCATCGAGTCGGCGTCCATTCCAATCAGATGGCACGGAAGAGCCTCGGTAATGAATTCCTTTTCAATTTCCAGCGCTTCAATAACGATCCGAAACACTGTGTCGTCATCCAGCTTATCCTGAAGGTGTGAATACAGGGTCACCGCAAACTCCTGATGAAGCCCCTCGTCCCTACTGATCAGCTCGTTGGAGAAACTCAGGCCGGGCATGAGGCCACGCTTTTTGAGCCAAAAAATAGCACAGAACGAGCCAGAGAAGAAGATTCCTTCCACGCATGCAAAAGCTACGAGACGCTGTGCAAACGAGGCTCCAGGATTCATCCACCGCATGGCCCATTCCGCCTTTTTCTTAACAGCTGGTACAGTCTCTATAGCCTTGAACAGACTCGCCTTTTCCTCGGGGTCCCGGACCAACTTGTCAATCATGAGCGAGTACGTCTCGGAGTGGATGCTTTCGTTGAAACTCTGGTACGAGTAAAATGACCGAGCCTCGGCAATCTGAACATCCTTTGAAAAGTTCATGTCTATATTCTCCATCACAATTCCGTCTGAAGCGGCGAAGAATGCCAGGACCGTCTTGATGAAGTGACGCTCCGAATCATTCAGGCGATCCCAATCCTTGAGATCCGCTGCAAGGTCAATCTCCTCGACAGTCCAGAAAGATCCTATAGCTTTCTTATACAATGCCCACAGATCCGGGTACCGTATAGGAAAGGTTGTGAAGCGCGACTTGCTCGGGGCTAGAATCGGATCCAGTTCCGAAGGAACTGTCCACGCCTTCTCCATTGTTAACTTAGCCCGTGATTTTTTTATAAGGAAACAAACCCCTCGTAAGTATATACGATGGAAGACGTTGTGAAACATGCGGCGCTCCGCATCAAAATTCACGGCGTTCCAGGAACGGTCATTCATCACTTGGCGTTGCTGAAGCGTTCGCTTGAACAGAAAGGCACCAAGACTGATATGGTCAAGGGATGGTGTGTGATCGAACAGACTAAAGAGTCATGTGAACACTATTGGCTTCGGGATGTCGAAACGGGTCTGGACATGGACCTAGGGTTTGCGGTCGCTAAACTTCGTACGCCCGAACTTGCCGCTCTCCATCCCGTGCTCTTGGAGAATCTTCCTCCGGGATTGACTCGTTCAGATTCGGAGGAGACTCTGATTCGGGCGGAGAATTCTCGCCTCTACGATTTGTTCCAAGAAAACCCCAAAGCATTTTGGCGCGAGTCCCCTCGGGAGGTGACATCTTTCCATATGAAGTGAAACTCTGCTCAAGGTCAGCTGACGATCGTCTAGGGGATATGCTCGCCACGGCGGCCGATGCGAGATTCATGAAGCTCATGGGTTTGGGCACCGGGGGCTGTTGACCGAGGGCCAAAAAGTTTTGAATCTTCTTTTCAATTGGATTTGACTGTTCGAGAGCGGCGTTGAATTCAGCAAAGCACTCCTGAAGGAACTGCTGACCGACCGTTCCACGCTGCTCACGGTCTATGCTCATCTCCTTGGAAATCTTGAGCGCCAGCCGCTTCATGAGGATACCCGACCGCAGTGCGTTCGCCATCTTCTCGTTAATTTTCATGTATAATTGAATCGATCCTAGAATACCAGTTCCGGCTGATAAAACGGCGTTCAGAATACTTACATATGTCTGAATCAAAAACTCATTCAGAGAAATGGCCGTAAGTGCGTTAATGGATGATATGACCAGGATAGGGATATTGAACCTAGACGACAATGTGTGATAATACTGATAGTCTTTATTAAAGTACACGTGGTACGCATTACACTGTGCCTCAATCTTTTTAAGATACGCCTCTTCCTTGTCATGCCAGGGGTCTTCCTTCATCTTGTTACTAGAGGCCTAAAAAAATTTGTCATTATCGGCAAATTCAACAATGCTAGAAATACGCGCGGGGAGTCGACCCTTGACGCTCTTGTAAACCATGCTAAACAAAGGGTTGCTATTTGTAATCTTAATCTTTTCCAGAAGGCCCTTTTCCGGTCGAATCTCAATCATGAGTTTCAGGAGATGAAGAGCCGTATCTGAATTTAGTTTTGAAATTGGAACCCCCTTGAGGTTCAGCTCGATGATTTCCTTGAGACCGTGCTTCTCCACGTAATCATCGAGTTGCTGAATGACCGGCTTGATGGCCATCGAGAACGCCTGGGCCTCGAGCGCAGTCTTGGGCTGACGCTCGATGTACTTTGCCCCCAGGAATTCAATGTACAGGTGGCGACCCTGTGGATAGAATACGAGGAGGTCGCTCATTCTTGTCGTTTTTTACGCCTCCTTTTTTTAAGTTGAATTAATAATGAAGCTGGAACTTGCTATAATCGCAGCCACCTATGGGTTTTACATGGCGTTCGAGCAGGGGCAGTACGAAGCTAGTTGGCGGGTTCATCTGTTTGCAATTTTGGTTCCAATTTTGATTCTAAAATTCTCCAAGGACCTGGACGTCAAGGCGCGGATGTTCATAATGACCATACTAGCCTGGCACGTAATTGACGTCTTGACGCATGCGATTGATGACGGTTTTAAAAATAATTTAGAAACACAGGAATGCATACATATTGCATCAATCTCGAACGCCGACCTGACAGAAAAGAAATCGTTAGCGGTGAGTTCGATCGTGAAGGGCTCGACGTTGAATTCTTCTCAGCCACAGACGGAAGAGCCGAAGCCCCTTCAGGAGTATATATCAGCCCTTCCGAGTACGGATGCGCCATGAGCCATGTCAGAGTATGGAAGGATATTGTCGAAAAAGGCTATGAGTTTGCAATGGTTTGTGAAGATGACGTTTGTCTCGTTCCAGATTTTAAAACAAAATTGAATGAACTTTTAGACGAGGTGAAGCACACGCCATGGGATGTGATGAATCTCGGTCCAATAACCCCTATAATAAAAACTAACGTATCTAATAATTTATACGAAGGTCAGCCACTCGGAACTCATGCGTATGTGATCAGTCTCGAGTGCGCCAAAAAAATTTCAGTTTTTGAACCTAAATTCATGAAAGTGGGTATAGATTTCCAGTTGAACAGATTTCCAATTATGATTTTATGTGCTCGTGAAGCCATTGCAAAACAAGAGTGCGTGGACGACTCGGTTTTTATTGGTTTATTGAAATCAACTATTAAGGGTGATATAGGTCTAGAACGAACTTATGATTTTACCTATTTAATTAGGCTTTGTTTTCAACGATTCAAACCTGTCATAATTCTTTTAGTTTTGTTAATCATATTTTATGCATTGAAATATACAGCTCGTTGAATTTCCCGTAGTTCAGGTTGTACCCATGTAGCTGTACACAAATGTCTCGCCCATTTCCCGCCATCTGTATAGTCGGCGTAGCTCAGTGCGTTGAACATTGACTCTGGGCAATCGCGAACAGACTCTTCAATTATATGACAGGCGGTGGACCATAGAGGGTTCCGTCCATATTTAAATAGCTCTAGATTGGCCATCACGTAGTTCCAGAATGGGTGTTTTGGAGGCCCCATCATAAGTGCGTTGAGATAATGAGAGCCATGACACCATCTGCCAATGAATCTATCTTCGGAAATTGAAACTTTCCCATCGGGTATCTGGTCCATGAAATTTTCTATACATTCGTAGTCCATGTCTGCGTATATTCCCCCATATTCATACAAAATAATACACCTTGCAGCATCTTGGGTCTTGCGCACTTTTTTACTGTACCCTTGATATGTTGGCCAAAACCATTCATATTTTGTTTTGATCAACTCTTCAATGTCTTCATCGGTCCACATTTTATACTCGTAATCGGGAAACTTCTCCTTCCATGTTTTTTGACACTCGATCCACGCAGGGTGCCATTGAGATTCATCAGCCGGAGCCGTTTGATGGATGATCTTGGGAATCTTGTCTGTCTTCCATGTGGGTGAAACTTCCAGAACTGGAAATGTCTTTTTTGGATTGAGGTCCCAATGCCACGCCCACCTGGCGGGAATTACTAATCTTTGAGCTAGTTCATTCAAAACTAGTAATATTACTATCACTAACATCAGAAGCGTCAAAATCGCCTTCATCTACTCGTGAGTCTACACAATTTTGATCCGGAATTAACGTGATCATATTCCTCATGAATGGCGGTAGGAACCCACGGACGGCCCCCACGAGTGTGTTGAAGAACTGACCTCCCCCTGATACCTGGCATTTTTGGAGTAAAATACAATTTTTGGTATGTTCATAGACATTCCAAATCATTCTCATCGTGGGCATGGGCTTGAGGTTCCGAACTTTGATGCCCGTCAGGTCAGCTGAACACACCTGCTTCAGACCTCGTGCGAGACATAGAGCCTGAATCTGATCAAGAACTGGATAAAGCTCCTGACAAAACTCGTCCGTGGCTTCCGTCGTACTCGGCTGGAGCTCTATCAGCTTCCCAACGAGAATGTCCACGTAGAGGATATTGGCCTCCTCATCCGGTTGAAATCGGAGCCACGAGCAATCTGGATTGCGACCCTGGTCCATCTATAAAGACCCGGGGTTTATAAAAACACAACCATATCGCGGAAGTACTTGGGTATAGCCAAGCTAACAGGCTGATAAAGCATCCTGAATACGAACCCCGTATTCACAAACTGAATCTGTCTCAAGAGGTTGTCGTCGCGCGTGTAATCCACCACCTCCCTGACTATCTTCACGATGAGCCTGAACCTTTCTATATTTACTATACCAGAACCCGCCAGATCCGCCTTGATAATCATCTCTTTGGCGTTTTCACGGATATCTTGTATCATAGGTTTAAGGTCTTCAAGAGTCACGCCCTCCACTGGATAATCCTTGACGAAAAGAGTAACGTGGGCTACGTCGTCACTGTCCCATATACATTTCATAAAATCCATCTATTACTATGTATAGATTTTATGGAACGGTTTGTTCTTGCATCAGATGGGATTTGAACCCATGCGGCTTTCGCCAGAGGATCTTAAGTCCTCCCCGTTAGACCTAGCTCCGGCACTGATGCGTAAAGTCACCCCCGGTGGGTATCGAACCCACATCAACGATTTAGAAGATCGCTATACTATCCATTATACTACGGGGGTTGCTCCAACCGAGGATCGAACTCGGATTTTCGGCTCACTCGCATGAAAATTCAATTTTCATAAGACCGATACACTAACCAGTTGTGTTATTGGAGCCTGGGGCCTTCACCCCAAACTACTAACGACTTTTTTCTTTAACACTAGTAAGTGATGTCACATGACCTCGTTCGGACATTGGGCGTCGCGTGGGTTGGTGTCCTTTGCTTCGTCTTTGCGTTCTTCGTTTCCAGACTTGTTGACAATTTTACACCAAAATTGGACAAAGCCAAGCCAAAGTGGATGACCTTCCTCGAGGTTTGTGTCCAGTTTGGAATCGTAGGTATGATTGTCTACGGTGCCCGAATTTTCATCAAGAAGGTGCCCTTCCCCTTGGATGGTGTATCAGGATACGAGCACTCTGCGCTCGGTGAGCTCCGCAGTCTGCCCCTGCTGGTCTTTATTTTCATGTTCTTCCAGGTGAAGACGCAGGAGAAGATGAAGTTTCTGAGTACCTGAAACATTCCCAGAGGTGCCGGGCGTGCTTGGGCCCCGATAAAGCCGAGAACTCGTCGATCGTGTACTCGTCACCCATGGACGTATTACACTTGGCGCATATCGGGCGGAGGTTGTTGATGTCGGTCGCACCTCCTTTAGATTCTGGTTGGTTGTGGCCCACGTGAAACTGGAAAGGCGTCATGACGTTTTCACACCACGTCACGAGGCACTTGTGTTTAAAGAGCCTGTCCCCGCAATAAAGAATCCAAACCTGCTCTCTCAACGCACATGGAATTTTAGCCTTCATAATTTATTATTAAATACAAACTTTAAGCCTTCGAAAAACACATAAGGATCCTTCCCAAAAACGACTTGGGTACCGGTGGCGGTGGCTCCTCAAGATCGAGGACGGTGAGCTTCTCATGAAACTCCTGATTCTCCCCCTGGCCAGGGACCTCACATTTTCCATTCTTAATTGCATCCACCTCGAGGCGTGACAGGGTCACGGACCCGACCCGGAAGTCCTCGAAAGCTTCACACGTCACGGGGACTATAGGCTTGATGAGGTCATAGACTTGCTTCGCCAGGTCACGAATCTCCTTTTGGGCATGGTCATCAATACGAAGCTGCAGAAAGTGAAGCAGGTTGTGAAGGTTAATTTTCCAGTAAAATTCGGTAAAGGTACATTGAGGTAGGTGCGCCCGGGCCAGTTCACGGGAGACGCCCTTGGCTATCAGTTCGTCATAGACGTGGAATGCCAGATCGCACGAAGCCTTTTGCTTGGCCAGAAGGTTCGAACCGCCATCACCGAACGGCTCCTCTCCACCCTGTCCGCGGCTCATGGCCTGCTTGCGGAGCTCCTCAGGCAAGAAGAAGCCCGTGTCGACGATAGAGTAACGGGCGCTCATCTCATTCACACTGGCCGTACGGTGACGGAGCCACTGACGCGCCACGTAGATGGGCGCCTTGATATGAAACTTGAATTCGACCATCTCAAACGGCGTCGTGTGCTTGTGACGCATGAGATAGCGGATGAGGGCCCGGTCATTGCTGACGGACTTGGTGCCCGCTCCGTAAGAAACACGGGCAGCCTGTACGATTGCGGCGTCGGATCCCATGAAGTCTACGAGGCGGACCGCCATTTTAACTTTTCAAAGACGCAAGTCTTTATAACTTTGACCAATAACGCGCCTGGGGTATAGAGTACCCATTCTTCAATAGACGTTTGAATTTTCTTTCAATATTATTGGCTCTTCTGGATGCCGGACTAAGGCTTTTCTTTTTCGGGGTTTTCTTAGTATCAAATAACGACCGAAGTGTTTTGAACATTTATATTAGTGTATTTTTTCAATCGGAGCAAGACGATTGAAAAAATCGCTCCCGGTGAGAATCGAACTCACAATCTACAGGTTAACAGCAACGTCGAATTCTGACGCCTTAACCAATTAGGCCACAGGAGCCTGATGAACCTTTTAACGACGTGCTCGGGTCGAACTGCTTCCAATGAGTTTTGATCTCATTACCTCTCCCTTACTAAAGGAGTGCTCTACCAATTGAGCTATGGAAGCAGGTTCCAGTGTGAATCGAACACACATTATCAGAGTCAGAATCTGATGTACTGACCATTATACTATGAAACCCTGAATCTGACCTGGCGGAATCGAACCACCGACCTAAGGATAATTGACTATCCAAGACAGGCTTGTTTGCCTACAGTCCTTCGCTCTACCAATTGAGCTAAGGTCAGAATTGACCCTGACGTGTGTCGATCACGTTGCCTTCAGATCTTCAGTCTGACGCTCTTCCAGATGAGCTACAAGGTCGGGTATGTTATTACACACTAAACAAATTTCACTAATTTAACGCACCCGGCTAGTTCATACTAAAAATCTTCTTCACCCCCTCCATCCTGACGCGGCACCCTGGGCACTGGACCTTGTTGGTCGTCCTCACAAAACACGCGTCGCAAATCACGTGACCACAGGGTTCAATGAACAAGTCAACAAGTCGATCCAAGCACACAAAGCAAGTGAACTTTCCGTACCTTTCAACTCCCGTGTCCATCAGCACCTTCTTCATCGCCTCCAGCCTACCTTGTAGCTCCCCGCATTGTTGAGTCAGGGTAGAGATCCCTTCTTCGGACTCGTAATTGTTTAATATATCTTCGAGCTTTTCCTTTAAGTCCGGAGAGTTGACGTTCTCAATCATCATTTGAAGAACATTCATCTCTTCTTGCTTTTCGTTCAGGGCCGCGAGGTTTACAGTCAGCTGAGCCCGCGTCTTGACGAATTCAGATTTGAATTTACCCAGCTCTTTGTCAAAGTCTTCCCATGCGGTTCCGAGTTCACATGGGACGGTCTGGACGGGCGCTGGTGAATGGGGCGTCAAGACCGTCTCTAAGAGGCTCCGAGCTTCCAGGTAGGCAAAGTTCATGATTTACTAAATAAAAATGTCCTTAAGTATTAAATGTTGGCACCCGGCCTGATATTCGCCGTGGCAGTCGCGCTCATCCTCTTCGGTCTACAGTCCTTCCTGTCGGCCTACAGACGCAAGTTCGCCAACGAGATGATCAAGGCTGCCACTATGATTGTCATGGGTCTTTTCCTGATGTATTTCTGGAGCACCATCACCGCGCCTTCGGTCGGGTACAACACCAAACCGCCCGGTTATTAGGCGCCTCACCCAAATCTGAAATGAATTTAAAAACGGAACCCACGAGCCCAGACTCCACGAGAGCCTTGGCCTCAGGGCATTCTTCACCGATCCACGTCAGGACAATTTTGGAATCCTCCTCGGACAGGCCACTGAGTTTGATTTCATCCACCATGTGAATAACTGTAGTGAAAGTCTGAGACTTGATGGCGTTAAACACGCGCTTCAATGTGACAGCCCTGGTCGCGTCAAGAATCTCCTCTATACTCGCACCTGGCATCAGGACGGTCACAGCCTTGACGAGCGCCGCATCGACGATCTCAATCCGCCCAACCAGTTCGTCCATTTATTTTATAATGTTTTATAATAATAAATGGCCGTTGACGCTTATACCATTTTCCTCGGCCTTTTCGTGCTCCTGTTCCTCGGTCTGGGAATTTCCAACTTTGTCGAGACGAAGAACGAGCAGGACCAGACGACGGGCCGTGCATTCTTCGCCATCCTGTTCATCGTGCTGGGCCTTGGACTAATTCCACTTAAAATAAGCAACCCCTAAAGTACCAAGAAGATGAAGCACCTCGTCGGACACATTGAAGGCGTGTGGATCTCTCGGGTCATTCACCTCGAGAAAATTATGTATCGAATCGCTGAAAGGTGCGGGTTCACAGTCGTGGGCCGATCCTTTCACCAATTTGAACCCCATGGAGCCACGGGAGTTCTCGTGCTTTCCGAGAGCCACTTTAGCGCTCACACGTACCCTGAATTAAATAAGATTTACATTGACGTATTCTGTTGCTCCCCTAATTTCGACACTGAATTGACCTCTCTCGTCATTGAGGAAGAGTTTGCGGCTCTGAAGGGGTCGTGGAAGGTTGTGGGGCGTTAACAGTTCCGGATTTTTCCAGAAGTTTTTAGGGAGTCAATGTCCATTTTAGCACTAAAATACTGCCAAATTGATGAGACTAAAGAGCATATGCAGCAAACAGCCATGATTTTCGGTAGGGCACTGGTTGAAGTTGTTGCCATGTACGCGAACAAACTGCAACATATACATGTGAGTATAATACCACCGATGGACATCCCCATTTTGGCACTGTCACCAAAAGCCTGGAACGTATCTCCAGGGCTTCCTGTGTAACACGTTCCGTTTATGTTAACCGTCGCCGACGAAGCTGGTGACGCCGCCGGTGTATTCATTAATTATTGTTGAGATTTTTTTAGTCTGAAGGGGTCAAGTGACAGTTAGAGTGTTGTCTCTTTTTACATATATGGCGCATGAAATGTCAGACTATATAGACTCTGTCAAAGAGTCCCTGACGGACCAGCAGTACAAGGAGGGAATGGAACTCTGTAAAACGGTTTTTGAAACGAAAAAGCGAGAGAAGAAGCTTTATAAAATGACATACCTGGCACCGTATACGTTCAGTGCACACTGTGACGATGGATGTCCTATTATGAGGATTGGATTTGAAAAGAAAACAGGACTCGTCCAACTGAATGAATACGATGTAAAGTTTATTCAAACAGAACATAGATTTTCTCCTGACGAGGGAAATTTGGAAAGTTTTATAAACACCGATCCTCTTCACTGTTTTCCTCTAGAAAGTGATAGCCTCGATGGAATTATGGAGTGGTGGGAATTTCCTGTTCTTTCGCTCGAGGAGTGCGGTTAATCTTTTTGTGCTCTTCACACATGGGAACCTCTGGAAACTCCGCGTCACACATGGCAATCTTCTTGGCGCGTTCGATGAACGTATTTGGGTCGTATGTGCCCTTCATATAGTTACAATCCTTACAACACGGGCGACAGTTTTCAGTCGTGTAGCATACATTCGAGTCTAAGCGGTCGATGCCGTTCACGCGAACCTCAAGGTCGATGTGCTTACAGTACACACACGGACTTGTGAGCATCACTTTGGCATCCTCGTCAGTAAGGCGCCATTCGATTCCTCGAGTTCCGGCCGCTCGTTTGATGGAATCTAACCGAGGGTTCACATGGGTTCTGTACCACCTGGCACAGTGCTCAGCATTTTCGACGCGCCATTGCTGATTTCTCTGATTATTGTAATTTCTGAACTCATCCGGTCGCTCTTCGAGTTGTTTTGCTCTCCATTTTTCAGAGTATCCTTTTTCTCTTTGAAGTTCGTTGTGTTTTTCACGCCGTTCAGGTTTCTTGTCGTGTTTACGTTGTTTCTCGCGGCACTTGAGGCAGGTCGCCACCTCTTTTCCATTTTTATCCAAAAATTGATCCAACGGTTGTGGTGCTCGAGCGCATGAACACTTTTTGAGTTTAGGGGTCTCCATCTTACTATTATAGTAAGACATTCTTTAAGTTTCAACCTCAGGAACCTTGAACGTTCCTGGGGCCGAAGCCCGTATTTTTGGGTTTTTGATATTTTACAAGTCCTACCACATGAAAATATATATGGTAAGATCAGTTGGAGAAAGCTAATCCACCCATCCCGCTCTGAATTCTGAGGATGTTGTAGTTCACCGCGAACATCTTCTGCAGAGGCGCCGCCAGGGTCTTCATGTTCAGGGACACCTGAGCGTTGTCAATGCGCGAGAAGTTGCAGGTGCCGGTTGGCTGGTGCTCCTCTGGCTGCAGGGCGAACGAGTACACGTAGATGCCTGGGTAGGGCGTGCCCGAGTGGTACACGTATGGCTGGTACTGGTTGAAGTACTTGCCCAGCTGCTCCTTGAAGCGGTCCTGGCCGTTCAGCACCAGCTTGAAGTCCTTCATTGGGCCAACCTCCTTACCGGACACGCCGATCACAGCGGAGCCCTCCTCAATCCAGAAGATGTTGGAGCCCAGGGTGCCCGAGCCGTACAGACGGGGGGCGCCCACGGTGTGTGGCAGAGGGCTGCCAATCGCAAGGGGGGCAACGTTGGCGGTCACGTTCACGTTCGCGCACGCCGTGGAGAAGTTCCACATGCTGTTGGTGGCAGTGGAGGTGGTGTTCTGGTAGCACCACACCAGCTCCTTCACTGGGTGGTTGAAGGACAGGCGCACCGTCTGGGCGACGGAGGTGATGGAGTCACCGCCGGTGTGCTGCACCTGCTCGATCAGGTACTCGTGGCCCTTCTGGGCGAAGCGGCGACGCTCCTCGGTGTCCAGGTACACGTAGTTGGCCCACACCTCGAACACCTGGGAAGAGGCGCCGAAGTAGTTGGTGAAGGTGGACGTCAGGTCGAAGTCCAGGCGGACCTCGTGGTACTGCAGGGCAATCAGGGGCAGGTACAGGCCGGGGTTGCGGTTGAAGAAGAACAGCAGGGGCAGGTACACGTAGTTCTTGTTGGTGGTGTCGTTCAGCTGGGTGGTGGTCAGCTTGCCGTAGTTGATCTTGTCCGCCTCGTTCAGGAACACCTCAGCGTACAGGCGGAACCACGCCTGGTAGTGCTTGTCGATGCGCTGGCCACCGATGGTCAGCTCCACGGCCGCAATGGCACGCTCAGCCACCCAGCACAGGTCAGCCGTGCTGTTGTCCGAGGTCAGGTTAGCTGTGGCAGTGGCAGTCGGCTGCAGAGCCACGTACATGTTGCCGACCAGATCGCCGTTGCGGGCAATGGTCACGGACACGCGGCCGCTGTTGGAGGGCGTGCCGTTCACCGTCTGCTGGATGTTCTCCATCGCAAAGTTGGTGTGGCGCTTGTACACCGCCTGGAAGAAGGTCACCTTGGGCTGACCGGTCAGATAAACGTCCTGAGCACCGTAAGCAACCAGTTGCATCAATCCGCCCGCCATTTGTAATATACCCCAAGAAAAAAATTTAGACGGCTTTCCATTTAAACCCGCCTGCTGATCGAGACGTACCCTTACAGCACTTACTTATACGACCATTTCCAGCTCCAGACTTTTCCGATGCTTCCCGTATGGTATCATACTCGGCTATAAGGGTCTTCAAGTCGAACGACCACTGCTGAATTTTCGTAAACTTCAAAGGTTCGTTCGTCCGAACATCTTCTGGATTCACAAACTTCCACTGGAACCCTCCTGCCGTCTTGCGCGTCCCCTTGCACACTTTACCTATATGTTCACTACACGCTCCCGACTCCTTGGCCGCCTCTTCGACCGACTCGAACGTCCTGAGGAGTTGGGTCCCGTCCTTTGACCACTGCTGGACGGCCTTGCGGTTCGCCTCCTTCAGGAGCTCCTTGGCATCCTCGTCATGATGCTTCCCAAACATGGCATGGAGCCCGCCTGAGCGGACAGAGCTCATAAGTTCCTTTGTGTCCTCATGAAGCACCTTGTTCTTGTTCCCGCCAGTCTCATTGTTGTATCCGCCTGGGGCCAAGGTTCCACGCTGGGCAATCTCCCGGATCTCGAGGTCGTCCAGGCGCTCTTGCCAGTTTCCGTCCCTGGGGAAACTGTGAAGAATTTCAATCTGAAATTGGTCCCATCCGTATAGACGAATGGCGTTGTACAGGTGTCTTTTCCGGCCGTTGTTAACGTCGGAGATGTGACCGTTCAGGCGAATTTGAAAGTCATCCTGAACCGTCTGACCTATATATTCCTTGTATGGCTCGAGCTTGCACTTTATTGAATACACAAAGGGCATGCACTACTGAAACTAGCGTAGATTTCTTTAGACGAGACGTGCGCCCAGGAGACGCGCCGATTTTCTGGCGCCCTATTAAATGTCTCGCGTGCCACGCCCGCCACCCCCAAGCCCCCCACACGAGGACGAGGAGGACGAGGAGGACCTGGACGATACAGAGGAGATGGACGAGATGGACTTTGGCGACCCCATGGAGGCCCTGGGCGCTTTCCTGGCGACCGAGGACGGTGAGACCGTCGCCACCGCCCTGGTGGGCCTGAAGGACGCGACCGAGAAGATCGCCCTGAACCTCGAGATGCAGAACAAAATTCTGGTCAAAATTCTGTCAGCCGTGTCCAGCGTGAAGGGCTGTGAGTGCAAGGTGCAGCCGCAGTACATCGCCGCACCCGCTTAAAAAAGTCTGCCCCATTCTTAGTAATGTCAAGCGCCAAGAAAGTCCACACAATCCAGAAGGAGATTACTCCCGAACACGATGAAGAAATTCGGATGGCTCACCATACCACCGAAGTCAACTCATGGACGATCGAGGAACTTGAGTCAAAAATAACTCAAGCAGAGACCGATGCTGGTTTTCACATTCGAGCAAACACTCTCGCGGCTGACAAGTCGTGGGCGTACGTCTTGTTTCTGAATGACCAGGAGCGTGATGCGGATGGCTATCCGCGCAATCATATAGTAGAACACGTGAAGACGCGCAAGGACCGTTTCGTCAACAGTTGTAGGACCCTCTTGACGCGTGTGGATAATCTCAACGCCAACAAGCGTCCGAGCAAGGATGTGAACGGGGAGGAATTTACGATTGAATTTCGGATCCGTCGCCTGATTGTCGACCGTCAGGAGATGTTTGAACAGTTTCGCATCTGGGACCGTCGGTTCAATCGTATCAACAACCCGACGCTCGCCATAGACAACAACGACTCGTCCCTGAAGGATGACGATTCCAACACGCCTTACCAGAAGCTTCTCTTGTTTCTGCTTCATCAAGCGTATGACGAGGGGTATCGCCGGTACCGTGACCAATGTTGTATAGAAATTCGAAACACCCGAGCCTGGAAGCAGGTCAAGGAGATCAAGGACTTTGTGTACGACACGACACAGAAGGAGGACAATCCTGAGATGTGGAAGAACCTGACAAGCCGTGGGGGCCTCGTGGGTGATGTCGTGCGTCACCTCACCAACTGCAAGGATTTTCAGTTTCCAGAGATCAAGAAGGATCGGCACACGTGGTCGTTCCAGAACGGCCTGTTGGCGGGCAAGGATTGGGACGTCGAGCAACAAAAGTACCGAATCAAGTTTTACCCTTACAAGTCGCGGGAGTTTCGGGAATTGGATCCCACGCTCGTGAGCTGTAAATATTTCGACTTGCCGTTCGATTCGTACGATGAGATCGAAGACTGGTACGACATTCCCACGCCGCATATGCAGTGCGTCCTGGATTATCAGAAGTTCGATGCCGATGTGTGTAAGTGGATGTACGTATTCTGTGGCCGTCTGTGCTTCGAGGTGAACGAGCTGGACGGTTGGCAGGTGATTCCGTTCCTGAAGGGTATCGCGCGTTCTGGCAAGTCGACCCTGATCACGAAGGTTTGTAAGTTGTTCTACGAGTGTGAAGACGTTGCGACCCTCTCGAACAACATCGAAAAGAAGTTTGGTCTCCAGAGCATCTACCGTGGGTTCATGTTCATCAGTCCGGAGATCAAGGGCGATCTTCAACTCGAACAGGCCGAGTTTCAGTCTCTGGTGTCAGGCGAGGACGTGTCGGTGGCGCGAAAGAATGAGACGGCGCTGAGCATGCAGTGGAAGACGCCAGGTATTTTGGGCGGAAACGAGGTTCCCAACTGGAAGGACAATTCAGGGTCTATTCTGCGTCGCTTGGCCACGTGGAACTTTGGGCGTCAGGTGGCGGATGCCGATCCCCATCTGGATCAGAAGCTCGAGCAGGAGATTCCGGCGATTCTGTGCAAGTGTCTACGGGCCTATCTCGACTATGCGCACAAGTACTCTGACAAGGACATCTGGAACGTGCTCCCCAAGTACTTCAAGACGGTACAGAGCCAGATTGCGCAGGTTACGAACGCGCTCCAGCACTTTCTGTGCTCGGAAAAGTTCAAGTTTGGTCCTGGCCTTTTCATGCCCCAGACGCTATTCATCGCCCGGTTCAATGAGCACTGCAAACAGAACAACCTCGGAACGCATCGGTTCAATCAGGACTTTTACGCGGGCCCCTTCAGTGCCAAGGAACTCGAGGTTCGGGTGGACTCGCAGATTTACAACGGAAGCGCATACTCTACGCAACCGTTCATCTTCGGTCTCGACTTTGTGGCACAAGAATAAAATGTAAGAAAACAGTAATATGGAATCCATCGAGGATCAGACGCGAGCTCGGATCGCCAAGTTTCAGAAACTATGGCGATCCAAGCGCGTTTTCACAAACAACCAGGGAGCATGGAAGGTGTCCCCATCTGCACTCACTGCCAAAATTGTCACTTTCAAACTGCCGACGAATTTTAAAATGGTATTCGAAACGGAACCCAAGGGGTTCTCTGAGATCATGGGATACGCCGCCACCTTTAAAAAGCCCGTGGTGCGTTGGATCCCAGGCCAGGGGTGGATCGGCGACAAGGACGACGTGAAGAAGATCATTGCCAAACGCGGTCAGCAGACCATTGTCATGACCGACAAGTACTTTGACGTCATGGGACTCGGCAACTATGAGGAGGCTCTCTTGGCTATCGTGAAGAACGGCTGGGCTCCGCGTTTGCTCCTTAAAGCCCCTCCGACCTATAAAAAGATTGACGGCATTTTCTACATAAACAGATCCATAGCCCTCGAGGACCTGCGCGACGAGCTCAAGAAGCTCCCTGCGTCCATGGTCGACAGCATTAGCATATATGACGAGAAAGTCGGTGGCGTCCCGGCTATAGTCCTCAAGCTCAAGAGCCCCAAGTGGACCTATCAGTTCTTTAAGAACGGCACCGTGCTTTTCACAGGTATCAAGGACCCTTCGGAACGCGAGGCGCCCAAGAAGCTTTTCAAGGAGTTTTTCGCAAAATACGAGATGGTTCCATTCCTTGCTTTCAACCTCGCAAATTCCCCTGCGATAAAGAAACCTGCAAAGGGGGGCGACGCTGCGGCCAAAAAGGCCAAGTTGGCAAACAGGTACCCACTCGCCAGCTCGTGGGACGCCACGCGTCAGGGTTTCTACGTGCGTCCCGGTACGAACGGCAAACCGCGATTCTACAAGTGGCGCAAGATGGAGCGCAACATCACTACGCGCGAGTGGATAAATCGCGGCGCCATGGGACTTGGTAAGAAGAACGCCGTCGTGGTCGCCACGGCGTTTAATAAGGCGGGCATCCCCATTCCCGCCGCGACGCGCAACATCTTCACCCGGCTTGGCTTTCCGCTCGAAGAGCCACGAAGCGCTTCGGTCGCGGCCGGGCCCAAAAATCGTCGCGCCCCGGGCTGGAACGCGACCAAAGAGGGCTTTTACGTGCGCCCTGGGCCTGGTAAGCAGCCGTACTGGTTCGCAATCCCCGTGGGACTCGCCTCCGGTCGCAAGACTGTGATAAAGACGTACACTGACGCCGGACGCAACATCCCTGCGGCGGTCCGTGCGATTTTCAAGATTCCAGCCAATGTCAAGACGAACGTGATGGTTATGGGCAACGAGGCGTTCAAGCCGGGATTGCAGCACCTCGTTACCATGGGTCTGAACCAGATCCTGCGCATCAACAACCGTCAGGCGACGCGCCTCACAAAGGCGGAGCTCCTGGGCGTGGCGCGCAACATGGGCATTCCAGAGGCGAATGCCAAGATGGCGCCGGCAGATCTCATAAGTCTGATCCAGAAAAAGGCGAACGTTTACAAGCCTGTTCGCAACGCCAACCTTGTGGTCAATGGCGTGTATTACAGATTCATGAACAACGGCCGTGTGGAAAAGACGACGGGTCAGGGCATCCAGACTCGGCGCGCGTGGGCAACCCTACCAGCCGAAGAGCAGAACAAGATCGCAAAGACTCTTCTTCCCTCCAATTTACATCCGGAATACAATGCCACCGCCAAGGCGAACAAGTTTAATACCCTTCGAGCTTACCTGGCGGGCAAGAAACCCGTGGTCACTAAGGCCCCGAGCCCGCCACGCAAGGCGACGCCGAGCCCTTCATCAGCGGGTTCCAACAACAACAATGCGCTGGCTCTTCAGTTCGAGTATGCAGTTCGTCTCGGACAGAATCTAGGGAACCTTTCTCGCCCAGGAAACGAGATGCTTTTTATGAACATTCACCGCAAACTGCCCCTAGGTACACGTGGAAAGCCACTCAAGGCGGCGGTGAACCAAGCGTATAAAAAGTTCGTCAAGGAGACGGCGGCCGAACGCAAGAACGAGCCATCCAAGGCGCGATTCGTTACAAGAATTAAGGTTCCAAATTGGATGCCGACCAACAAGGTTCAAAGGTACAAAAACTTGGTGGTTAGCTTGGCGTTCCAGAAACCCAAACCTGCTCAGAAGAACATCAAGGAGGCCATAAGAGGCTGGATAAACCGCGAGGTGCCCATGAGCCCGGCGCGCGCCGCCCGTGAGGTCGAGAACGTCATAACGGGCGAGAAGCGTGTGATCGCTGCTTACGTTCCCACGCGTCGGGCGACCCCCTCGATCCCCAAGAGAAGCCCTCCACCTAAAAAGAGCCCCAAGCCCAAAAAGTACAACGCTTCCAAGAGCCCACGGCTCCAGAAGGAGTATGCACTTCCCCGCAACCGCTCGGCGATTCAGAACCTAAATAACGCAATCGCAAATATGGGGCTACCTACCGGCACCAAGAACACATACACGTGGGCGGGTTTGGCCAGGGCGGGTCTGAACGCCAAGTTCCGCAACAACTGGCTCAAGTACGTCGCCAAATAAATTCTAGTTCTAAATTAATGGATAAGTTGACCAAAGAGCAACTTCTTCGAATCGCCAAAAAAGAACGATTCCCCTGGATAACAGCTAAAATGACAAAGTCGGAAATAATAAAAAATCTTAAATATTGGAAAGTGGCTAGTAAAGGCGTGTTTGTTTATAGACCGGGTCTGGAATCAATGAAAACATATAGGGCCCGCGTGAAGAAAGCACGTAAGAAGATTGCTGCATCTTAGACACACTTCATGAGATCGAAGATCTTGTGGAGCAGATTGAAAAGCTCATCCTCGTCACCTGAAATTTGAGAAGGGTCGATAATCTCCATCTCAATCTGATGCGTCGTGTCCTCATCAGAGTCCTTGTCGTCAGGCGTGCCCTTGACGATGGTCATATCGATTGACAGGTTCTTCCTCACAAACGACCAACGCTCCTTGGTCGTTTGCTTGGTACTCGTCTCATCACCGTCGTACTCAAAGGGCTCCTCTGTGCTCACCCCCAGCCGAACGTCGAAAGGTGCTGATTCCATACTGAAATCATCCACGAGTACACGCTTCTTGATGTGACCAACCTGCTCATCCGTCTCCTCATCGACCGCCAGACGCTTATTGCCTTCAAAATAGTACACGGTCGCGTTGGTGTGCTTGGTCGACTCCCAACCGTCATACTTGTGTAGGGCCCTAGAGACCTTGGCGAAGACGGCGGGTCCCACATTCGTGTCGAACCCCTTTCCGGAAGGGCGTCCGAAGCGAAACTCAATCTCGGTATTGGGCCTCTTGGCGTGTTGACGAATCAGGGGCTCCCACCGTGTGAACAGTAGATGCGCAACTGACATTTTCGTTTAGAGAAATAACGCGTGAACCTTTTAAGACAAGATGCGGGGATTGTGGAACCTCGGCAACACCTGCTTTTTCAATACTGCAGTTCAGTGCTTGGCCCACGTCCCGCCTCTCTCAAAGCACCTTTTTTCACTCCCGCCGTACGAAGGGCCCTGTGACATCACCCGTGAATATCAGAAGCTCACAAGGGAACTATTTATGAAAGACCGATCAGATGCCGTGAGCCCGAGTGATCTGCTTGGGGCCTTCAGGGTCCGGTTCCCCCAGTTTGCCAATCAAGGTCAGCACGATGCGCAGGAGGTTATCCTTTTGCTCATAGACGTTTTTGAAAAGTCTTTAGGTAAGGAACTTATTCAGGAAATATTCAACGGGGAGGATTCACAGGAGACTTTGTGGGACACTGGAATGTCTACTGTGAAAACTCCTTTTACTACGTTGGTACTAGATGTGAGTGAACCGTGTCGCCTCCAGGACCTCATAGACGACAGGCTTGAGGAGCAGCCCATCGAAGGGTACGTGGATTCGAACGGAAAGACGCATGAAATGGCAGCCGTGCGACACCGGGTATCAAAGTGGCCCAGAATCGTGAGCTTTTCATTCTCGATGTACGATTACAAATTTCCTATCGAAATTCCTTTCGAATTTGAGGGACGCAAACTGTTCGCATGTGTTTTACACCAGGGAGTTCAGAGGGGAGGACACTACGCATTGCTCGTGAGACGCTTTAACAAGTGGTATCTGAAGGATGACGAAACTGTAAAAGAAGTGGAACCTACTAATTTCAAAGGGGAATTCTATCAAGCTTGGTATCGCCCGTGATTTCACCGAGCTGGATATTCTCCCGGATGTTCACGATGGTCCTGAAATATGTGCGGCGGTTGTTGGCGTGGGTCTTGTCGGTCCGGACCTTTTCCACAAACCACCCGAGATCCCCGTACCCACACTCCACTATGGTACCGTCGGGAAGGTCCTTGCGCACGTGCCGCATATGAAGCTCCGCCTCTTTGTACAGCTCCCCCCGATCCTGTACAAAAAGGTCTATGCCATTTAGCAATTGAAAATCAATAGTGATGCGATCACGAGGCTTCCACTTGAACATTGTCTCATGGGTCCCCATACGGATAGGCTCACGGATAGGGGTCATGACGATGCCGTCCGTCTCGTAATCGAATGAATTTAGATCAGGAATTGGCTCTTCAAAAAGTCTGTACATCTTCTTGACCCTCACGTCGAACGGAGCCGCCGCCGTCTTGATGATACCCTTTGTGACCCCTCGGGCCTTTTCGAGCCTCTGATCGAGCGGCAGGTCCATAAGGTTCTCACCCTTCACAAGCACCGCGTCATGAACCACGAAAGCCATCTTTTGATTTTTAAGCTTTACGAGTTCGCCATCGAGCAAAGTGTCCTTTGGAATCCTAATCTTGACGGGTTCAACCTGAAACGCACGGTTCACAATAAAAGTGCCCTCGGTGGAAGTGCTGATCAGGAACTGACGGACGCCGTCAGTCTTTTCACACACAAAATAGGGCTGGCGTTTCAAGAGAGCAAAGTGTCTTCGCTCGATGGAAACGGGTTGGGGGCCCGGAAACCGGCCAGAGTCGGTCGACTTCCATGCGTCCCTTATAAATTCATTCATAATCTAAATTCGATGCTAGTCTCTAAACCACGAATCGCGTAGCGATTTAGTCGCCACGCGATCACAAGTCCTTCGGACTTGGTCTCAACTCTCTAGGGCGCAAGTTGAACCCCTGCAGCCTCGAGGATATTTCCGAAACACTCATGGACGTAGTGGCACACCACCAGTGCCTCGGACGCGACACCAATTTTTACCCCAATCTTGGAAAGGGCCGAGAACATCTCTTCATTATTTTCAAGTGGAAGTTTGATTGGATCCTTGCCGCCCCGAATCTTCTTGTCCACGGGCTTGGCGTCCATGGCCCACACGCGCGCCGACGTCTTGACGCACTCGTACAGACCTGGGGCGAGCTTCTTACCCACCTCCGTGTCAAAGTTGAGACCGCGCTGAGCCGCTGGTTCGGCCGTACCCGCCTTGGTCTTCTTCTCAAACTGCTCCCAGTTGATCCCCTCCACGACCGACGGGAATACCAGAACCTGAACACCCTTGTCGAAGGGGTCCAGAACCTTGTGAAGAATTTCCTGATTCAAATTAGTTCCGTAATCCATCCAAAAGATGCGCTCGCCGCTTTTTATAACCTTGGAAAGTGATGACTTGTTCTCAACGAAATGAATCTCCAAGTGGACTCCACGCATCATACAAAGCATGTGAAGATTCATTGCGGTGTGTAGGGTTGTGGCGCTGATCGACTTGTTCCTCGTCACGGCACATACGTGGAGGACGGTCATTTATTTCTAATAAGTTCAAATCCTTAAGCCGTCGCCTTAAGCCGCTCCTCAAGGTTCCCGATGAAACGGATATTTCCTACGTGGCCTAGTACGGTCATGACGTCGGCGTAAATCTTCCCGCCCATCTGTTGCCAACGTCGGCAAAAGGCGTAATCCTCCGACAGGTACCGGCGCGACTCTGGATCGATCATACAATCGAAAACTGCAACATATTTCTCGAGGTCACGATTCTGGTGGTCATTCACGCACTCGAGCTCCGGGTACCGCTCGTGCATCTTCGTGAACACGTCACGCTTGATGAGCATGAAACCCGTTGGGCCGTCCAGAACCTCCGCGAATCCATTTATAATCTGGGTATTCTGAGACTTGAAATTCATCACGAGGGACGCCGCGACCCGAGAAAGGTCCTTGCCCGTCCCACCGTTCTTGAGGTGCTCGTCGACGCTGTCCCACATCACGCACTTCTTGGGATAACAAGCCACCGCCACTTCGTGATCAGACTTGATGAGACGCATCACTGATTCTGGGTCAAAATGAACGTCGGCATCGATAAACAGAAAATGGGTCGCTTGCGTCTTTTGGTAGAAGCGAGCGACGGCCAGATTGCGGGCCCGGTGGACGAGCGACTCATTCTCGGTCGTGTCGAGCATCATCTGAATGCCGTTCGCCGCGCACGTGCGCTGTAGACGCAGCATGGACTCGGCATAAGCCTGGAGACAAACGCCGCCATAGCACGGTGTGCTTACGAAAAGGGTAATCTGTCCGCTCATTACACCTTAAACTCAACTGCTCCTTAAGTTGCGCACAATCGCCTCTATCTTTCCCAAGGTTGGCGCCGACACGCCGCAGATTCTACATAATTCATTCTTGTCGGGCCCAAATCCGGACTCTTTCAAAACGCTAAACATGATCGCAGCCGCCACCGCCTTGGGGGTCCGCCCCTGGAGCTCCACACACTCCTCCATCTCTTTACAAACCTTGGTGATTTTCATCTTGATGCGACCTCGGTGATCCATGGGAACGCACGTGATGTCGTTGAAGAAGCGAGGGATCAAGTTGGCGCTTCCAGTGACGTGGACCTCCGTCTCAGGCATCTGCTCCTGGTACATGTCAAACGTCCGGGACAAGTCGCGCGCAGGAATCCCAAACGCGTCGGCAATCTCCTTGGTCGTGCGAGCAACCCCCGCCTCCCGACACGCCTGGAACACGCAGTTCGCCTTGATACCGCTACGGACCGCCCCTCGCGTTAGGACCGCCTCGTTGAACGCCTTGTACTTGATCTTAACCTGATACATTACGCTATCAGGAAGGCCAAGAATCTGTTTGCCCACCTTGTCGAGATCCTGATAGGCGTGAAACAGCGCACGGTCCTTGTGATTCATTGAATTGTGTAGGTTGATCATGGCCAAGCGCTTCTGCTGGTAAGAAGCCTGTTTCGCGACGCTCATGATCGTCGAGGCTCCCCAGGCGGCCGAGAAATGGTCGGTGTTCACGGGGGCGCCCACGCGGGAGGGGTCCGCCTTACACTCGTCGCCACCAGACCGCCATTCAGGTTCTTCAGAAACAAACTCGTAGTCGACCCGCCCACAGTCTATACAGACGGGCAAGTCGTCAAATACGGTGTACTGTCTCTGTCCGCCGCAGTGTTCGCACATATAATCGGCATGGGCCCGAATTTTAAGTTCAGGTTCGGGCCGCGGCCTACACAATTCAAAATCAGACCAGATTTGGTCCAGTTCACACATTTTGAATTGAAATTATCAGTGGGCGCGCCCCCTTGGCCTGGAAAAAACCTGTTTTTTCTTTAATGAGCGCTCCAGTCGTCGATCACGCCAAACGTGCGGCCGTCCAGGAGATTACGTCCAAGTCGCCCTTCAACGTCTTCAACATTGTGGCGGTCGTCGCAATTCTCGTGATTGGCTATTTCCTGTACAAGAAGTTCACCGACAAGTTCCAGAAGGGCGCCATCAGATTCCCTTCCGTTGTTCCAGCCTCGGTCAGTTCGGCGGAGGCGGCGCCGGTTGTGGTCGAGACGTCACCTGATGTTATCCCTGAGCCGGGTGTGAAGGAGGACTGAGACCAAGAGAGTCCCGAAGGGACTCATCCTTGAGATCTCAGCGCCAAACCCCGTCAACCACCTTCCACTCCAGGCACCGGTCCGCGTCCATGTACACGTCACGTTTCAGCAGCTTTTTCAGGTCCCGCTCGGGAATCTTGGTTTCGCGCGTATAAATATCCTTAAATCGATCCATAAATTGGGATAGATTCTCCATCTGATCCTTGAAATCCTCAAACTTTCCCCAGGTCCCGTCCATATTGAGTTGATGAATCAATACGTACGAGTTCTCAGTCATGTGCCGAGTCCGGCCACCCAAAAGAATGAATGTGGCGGCCGAAGCGCACACGCCGTCAGCAATCGTCCGAATCTTGACGGACCTTTTCAGCGACCGAATGCAGTCCATGGCACTCAGGCCCGCGTGGAGGTCGCCGCCGTCGCTCCGAATCCAGACGCGAATTTCTGGACGCCCCTTGATGCCCAAGTCGAGATACTTGTGATTGAGCTCTAGGGCCAATTTCTTCAGTTTCATATTCAGTTCGAGGACGGTCACCTCAGCAACCTCACAGTGAAAGTACACATCAGAGCCATGAATCTTCACGTAGGATTCCTCCTCTGAAGAGCACGGTTCGCAATTGCTTCCACACATTGTCTCTTGAGAGAAGAAATGGTCTTTGCTTTTAACCTCGACAGGGGGCTCAGATGGTTCAAAATGTCAATGTCTGAAGGTTCGAGTTCGTACTCTAAAAAGGTTTCGAAATCCCCATGCTCTATTCGGGACCTTATGAGAAGTAGAGCCTCAGTGTCCAGATTGCGGTGTGGAATTTTGTTAGAAATTGAATTAATTTTTTTGTGACGCATACACATGTTCTGGTACTTGGTCCAAGTGGAACCGGGTCGGAGCTTGTTACCCAATGTGTGAGCTATCTCCGTCGCGGGTAATATACACCCCCACAGATTGAAATAGGAAAGGAGTTCCCAGTCCCCAGCATAGACCCTCGTCTCTACTACATCGGCTATGCTCAGGTAATTTGATATAATCTCCATATTCCCCTTGGAGTCTGGATAATTCTCATGTAAAATTGAGGCGATGTTCCCAGGTTCCTGAATGGGGTGACCTATATAATCCACCGGATTCACATTTGATGCCCTGCTTACCAAATGGGATATGAATTCCCTAGGCCCCTTGAAGTCATCACGACCGTCGGATGCGAACGTCAGGCTCTGCTTGACCCGCCTCAGGTCCCCGTTACACGTGGAGATGATATGGTCACTCGCGCTCGGGAAGAGGCCCTTTATGGCCGCTGGATCCGGTACTGGAAAATCATACGTCTTAATTTCAAAACTAAATTTAATTGGAATTTGTGAGATTACTACAAACAGACCATTGGTCGGAGGGCCCGTTATTTCACGGAGTCCCACGAGGTCATATACGCACTCGTACTCGTCCAGTACGACTGGTGTATTTGTTCCATGAATTTTGTTTAAAAAATCAATAGTATCCTGTTTGCTCTTCAGAATTTCAGAAGTGAGTTCAACACAGGGTGAGAGCTCCTTGTGAACCGTCCAGGTTTTGCCTATACCCGACCTGCCCATGACGCACACAGCAGGTCCCAGCTTCGTAAACTCGTGTTCATTTTTTTGGACGCCTTTAGAAAGGTAGCGATCCATGGCTGTCGATGATTCTGACGATGAGTCTCTCACGCGCCAAGTTCTTAATATGGTTCTGGAAAACAACGCAGTGTTCCCTTATTTGACTGGATATTTGGTTTTCAACGTCATGATCCTCATTCTTCTTATTTATATCTCGGTTAAGATTAGCTTGAAATGAGCGTGACGGTTTCTAGGGCCCGTAACGGCATCCACAAGTTCACGGCCGTGTTCCCAGACGGTTCCAAGGTTCATTTTGGCCGGCAGGGCTACTCGGACTACACGAAACACAAGGACCCTGTGCGTATGAAGCGTTACTTGACCCGGCACGGAGGGAGCTCCGCTCCCGGAGCGCGGGGAACCCGCTCCTCCCGCGAGAACTGGACGCGCTCAGGCGCCAAGACGGCCGGGTTTTGGGCCAGATGGATCTTGTGGTCCAGCCCAAGTCTCTTGGGGGCCAAACGCAGGACAGAAAAGGTTCTGGGGAAAAAAATCGTACTAAAGTAATAATGGGGGCTCTGGTACCATTGATGTTTTTCTTCGTGTTTGTTCTGGGAATCGCACAGTCATCAATCACCATCAAGACCTATGCTGATGCTAAAAAGGCACAGGATACCAGCTACAACTTTTCAATATTTACTCTTGCGTTTTCACTCATCGGAATGTTGATCAGTGGCGGTATGATTTTCAGCGCCATCAAGGGCCCGGCAGCAGCGCCGGATGCGGTGCCGGCAGCTGCGGCAAACAACAGTAAATTGGTTGCCAAATTAGAAAACCTTGCTGAACAGATAAAACAGAAGGCGAATTAAATAGATATAGATGACGCCCAAAATAATCGGACTCGCTGGTCGGGCCCGTTCAGGAAAAGACACGGTCGCGACTCTCTTCGGAAAGACGCATCGGGTCGTCAGATTTGCTCAACCCATAAAGGAGGCGGTAAAGGCCCTTTATGGATGGAGTGACGTGGCAATGGAAACTGATATCAAGGACGCTGTGGACCCACACTGGGGTGTGTCACCGCGTTCAGCCATGGTTCAGGTGGCGCAGTCTACACGGATGTTCGTGGCGAATGACTTTTTCGTCACGCGCCTCTTCGACTCTTGGGAGGGGGACGCGATTGTGATTCCGGACGTCCGGTACAAGCACGAGGTGGACGCTATTCACGCCAGAGGAGGAATTACGATTAAAATTACACGCGAAGGTCTTCATAAGCATGACATAGAGTTCACTGTCGATGAGCTAGAGACAACCTACCAGATTACCAATAACGGGTCTCTAGACCGTCTTCGCCGACAGGTCGACGGTCTGGGTCTGACCTGAAGCCTGGCTGGACATGGCTGCGCTCAGGACGCGCATGGCATCGGGTGTGCGGGTCGCGTCGTAATTCATCGTACAGCCAGGAGCGATGCCGATGGAACTCGCCTCGGCGAACGCATCCTGGTTGGCGCCCAGGTACGCAAACGTCCAGCCATCCTTGGTCTTTTGCTCGATCAGGTCCTTGATATGAGCCTTGGTAAACTTGTGGCTCGAATTCTCTTGGCCATCAGTCAGAATCGCGACTGATGGGTTTGAAGACCCCTTCCAGTCCTTGATGAGACGGCCAATGGCGTCCAGAAGAGCAGTCGAGCCGCGAGGCTTGTACGTCTCGCGAGAGAGAGGCGTGACATCGTCAATCTTGGTACGCTCGTAGGTCAGCTGGTACTCGTGGTCAAACTGGATCAGGGTCAGGGTTCCACCCGTAGCCTTCTGCTCATTCAAAAACGCGTTGAATCCACCGATCGTGTCGTCCCAGCAGGACTCCATAGAACCAGAGCAGTCGAGGAGGAACACCCTATCGATGCATCGAGAGGGGCCCGGACGGTCCATTGTGACGGTGCTTACTTTGATAATGAACGGGGTCTGGCTTTAACTCGGGTGACTCGCTTTGCTTTTGTTGGTGTTCTCAGCCGATGAGACTCTGGCGTCCGCATGACACTTTTTTGTGTCGCCTCGAGGAGCAATTTCATCCATCGAGGCATCTTATTGTTCCCGTACCCTTTGGGGCCATAGTTGGGAGAGTTGACCATTAATTTCAACTTAGAAATAAAATCTCCAGAAGACCTAGAAGTCTTACTTCTGATGGTCGGGGTCGGGGTTCTCGCGAACCTCCTCCACACACATAAACCTGAAGATACCTTTTACGTTTACGAACTGGGCATTCTAGAACGGGCGTACAAAGAATGGACGCGGGTATTCCCGACCATCCGTCCATTCTACGCCGTCAAATGTAATCCGGATCCAAGAATCGTAGAAACCCTCGCGAACTTGGGTTCTTCGTTCGATTGCGCAAGTCCCGCCGAGATTGATCTCGTGTTAGGAATGGGCGTTGAGCAAGAACGGATCATCTACGCGAATCCGTGTAAACGCCGTCAGGAGATTGCACATGCGAAAAACTTAAATATCAAATTGACAACCTTCGATTCAGAATGTGAATTGGAAAAACTGGCGGAGGGGGGGTGGCATCAGGTCATCCTCCGTATCCGGGCCGACGACCCAGAGGCTCGTTGCAATTTAGGAATAAAATATGGAGCCGAAAAACATGAATGGTCGGACCTCATGATGCGGTGTCAGACCCTAGGTCTTGCATTGGTTGGAATTTCCTTCCATGTGGGATCAATGGCCAAGAACCCATCTGCATTCAAGAATGGAATTATGTTGGCCATAGAGGCTGCCGAGTTTTCCAAGAATTTCAATTTTGATCCAAAAATAATAGACATCGGGGGAGGTTTCTCATCCACCAACGTCTTTGACCTCGGTCCTGTACCTGATCAGATCAATGAAACTATTTCCAATTTAGATCCAAAATATATTTTCATAGCCGAGCCGGGAAGGTACATGGTCGAGCACATGGCGACCCTTGTGACTCCGGTCATGGGGGTCAAGGGGGAAGGGGTTACTATTTCAGAGTCTTTATACGGGGCATTCAATTGTGTACTTTTCGACCATGCTGAACCTGTGCCAGGATTTTTTACCGACGACCAATTTTTAAACGAAATTAAAAGTCAACAGGTCCCAAGAATTTTGTTTGGTTCGACGTGTGATGGGGGTGACATAATTTCAAAACAAATTCAACTTCCAGAAACCTTGAGTGAGGGTGACTGGATCGTGTGGCCGCGCATGGGGGCTTACACGTCAGCAGCAACCACACGGTTCAATGGTATACCATTCAACGAGCGGCCAATATTTGTAGTTAAGGAATAGTTCAGTCATTCAATCAATGGAAACGGCCGATGTCGTAGGTTTGATAATTTTCGTGGGAACGGTCGGCGCGTACACGTTCATCCTCTTGGGGTGCCTAGAAAGGAGTCTCAAGAAGGTGGAACGAGTTGTGAAAAAGTGCGAGGAGGACGCCAAGTATGTCAATTAAGGCGTATAGGCGCCTATAAATCAAATGTTCGCCACTTCGAACGCACAGGAGCTCAAGGCGCTTTCGTACAAGTGCATCTTTGACAAGAAGAGCCCCACTTCCGGGCGGGTTGCATCCGCCATCATCTACGCGATTGTCCGCGCGGGTCGACTGGTGGTTTCCTGTTAAGGCTTCGGAGCCCGTAAAAACCAAGTAAAATGATCTACGTCATCCGTGACATCCAATACGACTGCAACTTGGTATACGTCGAGACGCGCGAGGAGGCGATCAAGATTTGCGCCGAGATGCCAGGCGTGTTCACATGGGAACCACTCGATCTGTTTAGCGATTGAAATAATTTTCTTGTGTAATTATAATGAAAGAGATGATTGAGACGATCGAAGAAGTGAAAGAGACGGCTGATCAGGTGATCGAGACGATCGAAGAAGTCACCGAGACGGTCGAAGAAGTCATCGAGACGGTCTCAGTCGAAGTAAAAAAGGCGCATGGTATTCTGTCAAGACTGCTCGCGTGTTTTAGAGGTGAGGATCGTGTGTAAATTAATGGATGTAAAAACGAAATGGGACATGGTCGTCAATGACCGTGCGTTTCGACGAAAATTCACAGGCTGTAAAGGCGATTACGACATTTCAAAGTGTCGCAGAATCGTACATCCGAAAGGGACATTATACGTGCCCATCTCGGATGACGAGGGTCATTTCATGGCGTACGAGTTTATAGGGTCGGCCGTCATACGCGTTTTCGATCCGGCGCACCCGAAAAGCCGGTACAGCGGTCACGTCGACCGTGCCCATATTTCAAAATTATCCGGACGCCGAGTCGTGGTGTGCAAGGACCACCCTCAATGGCACGAAGAGGATACGTTCTGTGCAACGTGGACACTCGCGTGGCTTCGGCCCGACATGCGTCACCTCACGGAACGGTGTGGCTCTTAGAGACTGTGATCTCATGAATATGTATATGGAACGGATATTCATAAAATACTGCATAGGCGCATATACTTATGGAACGATGAGAACCATCGCCTACGCACCCCCTCTTAAAAAGGACGAGTACGTGACCGAACGTATTGGATGCATATTGGTTTATACACTTTCATCACCATTTATGGCTCCAGGGTATCTTTTCAAGGATCTCCGGAACCTCGAACACCGCGTGCGCAAGATGTCCGGACCCATCGACCGGAGTCCGTGGTCTTAGAGACACCGACCTCTTGAACACTAAATGAGCATGTCGGCCCTCTGCAAGGTTTGTCTGTACTACAACCACGGTGACAAGACGTGTGTGCGCTCGATCGTGGCCGTGAGCCAGGGCAAGATTCATCACAATTACGCCAAGTTTGTGCGTCTCGACAAGAACCAGTGCGGCCCACAGGGCAAGTGGTACATGGAGGTTATGGGTTCGGACGGCCTCTCGAAAAAGTCACCGATCGAGGAGCTCTTTGAATCTTTTGATATGTAATTTTTTATGTCCCTACTATAAATGGACTTTTACACTTTGATATTCTGGATTGGTTTTCTGACCCTGATCATCATTCACGCGCAGATGCTCAACACGAGCACGCGCCACGCGGTCATTTCGATCGTCGCCGCGTCAGCGATGTTCCTAGGCTCCAAGATTGGGAGAGAGTTTTTGGGCATTGGTATTTAAGGCTTTGTTGCGCATTGTTAGTAAGAAATGATATTCACTTGGCTAAACGACGATGAACTTCGCGAAATTGGCTGGGAAGAGAAATATATAGATAATGGTCTCGTGGCCCAGGTGGCTGCGTTCTTTTTCGTGAAGGACGAGGGTGATGTGTACAACGTCCGGAGGAACTTTATGCGCGGATCGTACGACTGTGAAGAGAACGTCACGTTCCGTGGTGAGGAATGGGCGGCTCTCATCACGACGTGGATTTAGTCGAACTTGACGTTCATGAGGTCGCGACGGTAGACGTCTCGGCGGTTGAGGGGGTCTTTAAATACAACGTCAGACCCTTTCATTCTCAGAATTGTACGCCATGTCACGGGGGGGCTGCGAGGTGCTTTAATCCTTCTATGTATTGTCGCAAGACCTCCTATCGAATTTTTGGTATAAAATGTACGTTTGCTACGCATCGCACCGTTGGCCTGTAGACGTTTTTTGATCACCATGACCGCCTCGTTTCCGGACTTGAAGTTATTATACGACACGGGGTCTGAGGCGTTCGCCGGGAGCTTTATTTTGACGACGTTCTGGTGGACCGTGTGAGGACGAGCCGCGAGCCATTTTTTAAGAGCACCGGACGCCTTGGAGTAGTTGGGGGCGGAGGCTTGATTGTTGTTCGAGTTTGAGTTTGATCCATAAACCAAGCCCGCAGAGGGATTAGAGTTCGAGTTAGAGTTAGAGTTCGAGTTGTTATCCGTGATCCAAATCGACGACGGACGATTGGTCCACGTGCGCCCCGCCCGTGCGAGCCTTCTGAGCGCCGCCTTTGCCACAATTTCCTGATTTGTGGTTTTGTTGCGGCGACGGATAAGTTCCATAGCATGGTTGAATAACTTTTGATCGTTCCGATCATTACCGTGCAAGAGTACGGCTGCAAGCCACCGCCTTGATTGATTCGCCAAGTTTTCACGACGATGGATAGGTCCTGACATTTATAATATCCGTATACAATAAAATGATTCCCACCAATGCCCGTCTGGCCCGCCTTCGTACACTCGTCGCAAAGACGAACGCGTCAGGCCCTGGACTCACGAACGCCAACAAGAAGCAGATGAATACCATCCTCTCCCTTGTGAATTACGACACACTCAATACGAACAATAAAAGATTGTACAACCGGGCTTTAAATGCGACTATTGGAAATGTTGAAATGAAGCGCATCTCTGGGAAAAAAGTGGGGCGCATCTTGAACAAAATAGAGGGTCCTTATTAAAGTCGTCAAGTGCTTGAAAATATAAGATGAACCCACAAATATGGGGCCAATTGCCATATGATCTCATCGAACGGGTAGCCTCGTTCGCTGATTTTGACGCGCGCCGGGCCCTAGGATTCCTGCCCCGGAGGCTCCCACGCTCGGACTTTGTGCCGCGGCCCATCAAGCCCACAACCTTCAGGTACTTTGTGGCGCTCAAGAAGCTCCTGTACATCAACTTTGACGAGTCATACGACGTGTTCACGTGGGAGGTTTATGACGGTATAGAACCAGAAGGCGACGTGTGGTTCCATGGGCCGAACGCGTCGCACAGAGGCGTTTGGCGCGGTCTCGATAGATTCATGGAATTTGATAAGAAAGGGGGTAACTTTGAGTTCCACTTTGCGGGGGCGCCGGAAATAATCTCGGACTAAAGTATGACGCCTCCTCGTCATGTTGTCATGTACATCCCCCAGGGTGCGGGTTTCACCAAGGCGAACCTGAAGGAACTCGAGCGCATCGCTCGATGGATTAAGGATGCCCAGAGCTATGGTCTGAACATTACGGAGCCCAGACAGCAGTCCACCGCGATCCTGAAACGGATAAAGGCGAATGGCGGCTACCCAAACATCGCGACTATGCAGAAAGTCATGATGCCGTACCTCCTGAAGTTCCGCAAACTGAACAAGGCTCTCAACTCCAACAACAGAAACCTCGGAAATGAGAGACGCGACGCCATGTATCGCCGCGTCCAGAATGCGGCTGGAAAGTTCAAGGCGCTCCGTAACGTCGCGGCGCTGCGTCGCCCCCCGAGCCCCGGTTCACGTCGGATGGTAAGCCAGCACAACGTCGGTACGCTAGCCTCTTTGATGCGTCCATACATGCTTGCCGGTTCCACGCCCGTCACGACGACCTATAACCGGTTCATGGCCGGTCCTCCTCGGCCACGCGTCCCACGCACGCCGAAACGCAAGTCCCCGAGCCCGAATCGCGCTGCGACGGTTACCCGTTCCGGCCGTCGCTCCGTGAAGCCCCGCACTTAAAAACGTGTCCTGTGAGGCCCCGGGGGCTTCGGACGTAAGTTCAACCCACCTTCAAAATGGAACGCCTCGCCAAAGTCAACGAATCCCTGAAGCTTGCGGCGGGAATTCCACAAAACAAATGGGACTACGGGAAGATGCGTGACATGCACGAGAACCATTTCAAGGACACCATGAAACGGCTCGAGGCTCATAAGAACAAAATATCAGAAGTAGAGGCCAAGTGCCGTCTTCGTGGGGTTGAAGAGACTGAAATTCAAAAGGAAGTGCATCGATCATTTTCTCATCAGCATATTCAACTTCTGGAGGGGGTCATCTCCGCAAAAAAGACACTGGCCATGATGGATGTGGGTTCCGTCGAGGAGTTGACGCGTCAGAAGATCGCGATACTCGAAGAAATCGTGTCGTGTGAGCCTCAGGAGCTTCCCGCACACGTCTAAAATTACCCAAAACTGACCGAGACGACCATGGCCTGTACCCTCGCCAAGTTTGCCACCGTTCCCATCAAGTATGCGCCTAAGCGCAAGTTCCTTGAATTCGCCGCGCCTCAGTGGAAGAACAAGCTCGGCGAATTCAGTGATCCGGACGTCCTGAGTTGGATTAACAACCTTTATCAGGACAAGGCGTTCCCTACACAAAAAGACTTTAACAAGGCCTATGACGTTGCATCCGCCGCGGGCCTCATGCCGTGCGCGGGCGTCTCGTGGCGCAACAAGACCATGGTCTTGAACAAGGAGGACGTTGATAATTTTGAAGAGGAATTCAAGGGTGGGGCTTTTGAGGGGTCGCAGACCGCCGCACAGAAGACGCTGATGAAGATGCGGGCCGCTTTGGAGACGGGCGAGAAGGTGATCTTTGTATATTGAACCGCATATTGCTCCCTATACCTATAGGTCTGAAGCCCATTTTATTATAAAATGCACGAGCTTCTGGAACCGATTCAAGCGTCACCGTCTTTAGTCCCCTTTGGCGCGCGTTGTCTATTATGCGTTCCATGAGCACCCTCCCTATTCCACGCCCTTTATTCGTTCCTATGAGTCGTATGCGCACGTCACCCCTTTGATTCCGTTGATTCTTGTTAATCAGAGCAAAACCGACCAACTGTCCGTTCGTATTCGTCACAGTGTAGTGTCGGTTACTGACCTTGTAAGCCTCCCGGAACCAGTTGCGGTTTATGGTTTCACGCACGAGTCTACGAGCGTCACGTCGCAGACTCTTGTTGAGAAGTTTGTTTGGGCCTAGGATGGCCAAGTTGTTCATTAATTTAAGTAGAGAATTTAACGGTCACGAGCCCACTCCTTCTCGAGGTCCACGATTTCCTGAAGCGCCTGCTTGTCGCGGTCCGGCTGTGTGATATCGGCGTACTCGGCCTCGAGCTTCGTGAGAGGCGCGCGCAGTTCCGCGTGTTCAGCGCGCTTCCGGGTCAGCTGTTCATCGAGCGCCTTGATCTCGTCCTCGAGCTTCACGACTGGCGCGTGGTCAAAAGCCTTGAGTTCATTGTTCTTCGCCTTTCGCGCCTCCTTGTCCACCACGCACTCCTTGATTTCAGCGCGTTTCTGAGCCATCCACTCCCCGTGAATCTTCCACTGCTCCTCGTGATTCATACCGCGCCAGCGTCTCTTGGCGGCGGCGAAAGCCTCCCAGGCCTGCTCACGAGCCGCATCGACGCCAAACTCGTCACGTGCCGAATCGATGTCGCGATGATACTCTTCGACCCCCTCATAGATCATGTCGTAGCTACAGGGCGGGTAGCCCTCGTAATCCGCTGGCCCCGTCTCAAAGTCGGCGTCTCCACAGCACACAAAGCCATTCTCGTCTTGGTCGATGGAAATTCCCCAACCCATACTTTGCTAACGCATCAAGCCTTTAACCGTTTGGCGGGTCGGACGGCGTTGCGTGCGCGTCTGAGGGCGTTGTTGGCCGCGTTCTCACCGTACTGCATTCTCAGGTTGTTGGCCATGTTCCGAGCCTCAACGAGTCTGCCCTGACCTTCATTACTGCGACGCGCATTGTAATTGAGACGCGCGATCCGGAGTGCGTTTCTATTGAGATTCTCAGTGTTGGCCCGACCGCTGAGCCGAGCCATCGTCTTACGATATCCTCGGCCGCGCAGTCCTATTGCGTTATTGTTGGGCGCGTAATACATGTTTTTGAAAGCCTTCTGAATAACCTTGGCTGCCCGGGCGGGACGGCGAGGCGCGTTTCTAGCAACAGCAGCCGCCCGCCACCGACGGGCCATCTCCTGCTTGATGGCGGCAATCTGAGCCCTGTATAAATTCTTGTAAGCTGCTGGCATATTCATCGTAGCGACGGCCATCTGACGACCCTCCAGTTCCTCCATGAGATTTGCATTGTTTCGGTTGCGGTACATTTATATTATCTTGGAATAAAATAGATGAAGCCCCGTCACGTCACGCTACGCCGTGCATGGCCCGAACGATACTTTACGGGTCTGAGCCGGTCTATGAAATTAAGAAGGGAATTGGAACTCCTAAAAAGACGCAGGGTGCCCTATAGCAAGTTGCGCATGGGACGGTCAAACAAGGGTGGGACCCGCAAAAAGTCAAAATGGACTCTATTATTTCACAAGACCTATCCAGGTTTAAAATTCAATAAAGAAGCTATTGCTCGGCGAACGGGGATAAGCCGCTCGACGCTCAACACGGTCTACAACAGAGGCCTCAAGGCGTGGAAGACGGGCGGGAGCCGCCCAGGAGCCACCCCCCAACAGTGGGCCGTGGCGAGAGTCTACCGTTACACGTTGATCACAAAGGGCAAGGCGCCCAGGGCATGGTACGTGGGGCGCGCAGATCCGGATAACAACTTGAGATTACACAGATAGATATTTCAGCGCGCCTTGCGTGTCCTTGGCGTTCAGGAAGGCGCGCAGCCTCGCCATGCGCTCGCTCAAGTTCTTGGCCCCGGACGACTTGAGGTAATTGTGCCAGTAGGCTTCGGCCCAGTTGGCTTGATAACTGTAAACGACGGCATTGAACTTGGCGTCGTTTGCAATACGGACAGCCTTACGGGCGTTGCGGATGTACTCGCGCTGGACGGCGTTCATGGTGTTTTCAGGTTGATTTGACATTGGTGATGGGTCCTTGTGACCCTCTCAAGACGCGGATTTTCAAGAATCTTCCCGGCGCCCCGTGAAATATTCCTGAAGTTCCTTGGTCAATCTCAGACCCCGTCGGGTCAGACACGTCACTCCTGAATTTGAAATTGAAATATCCAGACACGGGTCAAAACTATTTTTGGTCAAAATTTCCCAACGTTCCTTGTACCGACGGTCCTCGAAGCGCCCGTGCCAATGGTGAAGTATAGTACCGGGAACATACGAAACCTTGAGGCCTTTACAGGCCCGTTGGTAATCTTCGAGGAGGGTCATATAATTGGCGTGAATGGTACCGGGTGCAGAGTCCTTCACGCGGCCGATCCACGCGAGTGCCATGTGACGATCACCGGATCCCATGATGGCCCAGTCGATGAGGCCGTTCATCTGCTCAAACGCCTTGCGCGTACACGCCCAGCCGTATCCAGGGTGCCAAAAGCCGTACCGGTCCGTTTTCGTGTACGGCGTTCCACTGTCCCGGTGCATGTACCCGAACCCCTTGTCAATCTTGATGGACTCCCCCGTGGGTCCGAGGTTCACAGCCGTCTGGAACATCTGGACGATATCATATGAGGACTGGAGCTCTGACAGAGTGTCCTGGACCCAATTTACGTTCAAAAATGTGAGATCCGCGTCGACCCACGCCATGTACTTCCAGTCTTCTGGAAACTCGGTGACCGCCAGGTTCACCAGATTCTCCTTTATCCATACGGGGTGTGTGGTTTGTAATTTCAAGTGGCGCCACACTGGCATCACGTCCGGGAGGGGGTCTGGTCCCAGAGCCTCTGAGACGACGATCCGGATACCTTGCGTCTTGACAATTCTGTTTACGAATTCGATGAAAAGGCTACGCCGGCGCTTAAAACCACAGAAATTGAAATAGGGCAAGACGACGTACAAAGGGTCTGGAGTCGACCGACAACACGGCATTCTATATTTAACCCATTTAATTATTTCGTCTCGTGCCGATCCATGAGAAAGTCGGCCGTATCAAGGAACATACACAGTTCCCATATCGATCCAATAGTAGGGCACCATGTGTTGGACTCGTCCCCAAAATGGATCGGGTGCCAATTTGGCAAAAATTTCGCCGTCACCAAGTTCTTCATGCAATCGTCGACGAACACGTGCGACTGAACCTTTGAAAAGTCCATGTAGGCCCGAGCCTCTGGCTTGAGCGGCGATTCCATGATATTGTCACCGGGGCAACGCAGATTTACCTGGTCACTTATCGCCCGGGCGACCCGACCACCCCAAACGCTCGGTGCGTTTGTGAAGAGGGTCACGTTCCAGCCCTTCTTTGTAAATTCTGAAATCTCCTTAGCCTCGAGTTGGAACTCTGTACCGTAAATGACCTCGGCCAAGTGATCCATGAGGCGTTTGTCGTACACTTTTTCGTTGAAATCGCTCGTGTCAATCTGAAAAGCCTTGGAGAGACCACGAGCCGTGTGACCGTGCGTCATGTACAGGACGCGGTTGACGTCGCGGGGGTTCTTGGCCTCTGGGAGCTTCGAGGCTACGTACTTTACACAATTGTCCTGGACGTGCGCGAGGAGGAGAGGAGATCTCAAAACCACACCGTCGATATCTAGTAGAAGCGACTTTATGGCCATCTTGTTATTCCAACAGGTTAATTCTCTATATAAAGGTGTGCCTTGTTGGATGTGTACAATGGCACTCAATGTCACCAAGCTGGTACCTCATGCAATTCTGCCTACGCGCGCAACCCCAGGTGCCGTTGGGTATGATCTTTTCAGCATTGACAATTACGTCGTACTCCCTGGCCGGCGCGTGGTCGTCTCGACCGGTATCACCGTCAATCTCCCGCCAGGAACTTATGGACGCATTGCACCTCGCAGCGGATTGGCCGTGAAGCACGGTCTGGACACTCTGGCGGGCGTCATCGACCCGGACTACACGGGCGAGGTCAAGGTGGTCCTGCAGAATCTGGACGTCAATCAGCCGTTCGTCATTCGTCCGGGGTACCGTATCGCTCAGCTGATTCTTGAGCAGTGCATCACGCCCGAGGTTGTCGAGGTACCGGGCGAATGCACGGGCCTCGTCACGGAGCGCGGCGCGGCGGGTTTCGGCTCGACTGGAATTTAAATCAATATAATAATTAATGGAGCCAATGAGTTACTGGCCGGTCGAACTTGCGCTTGACGCCAGTATACTCTATTTACTCGCAAACTCAAAAAACGTATATGAAATTGCGTTTCTTGTGATTGCGCTCGTCATACACGTGAAACGTCAATGGGAGTCCAGGCGTCTAATTAAAGAAGTTTCGGACAGGAAACCCAAGTTCTTTATTTTAACATTGCTTGTGGCCGCCGGCGGTGTTGTGTGGGCGACGCGAACGGCGGACTGGCCAGTGCCTGTAATTATAGCGGGTCTTGTTGGCATTCCGTATTTCTGGATAACCACGGAATTCGTAAAAGATTCTGGAAGATCATTCAAGCTTTTCGACCCTAAGATCGATTTTCCTCAAATGCTCGTGTCGGCCATATTTGCATGGATCGCTTTTCAGAACAAAAATCCAGTTTCTATTCTCTGGTTGACCGACTTTGTGTATCATATCCTCGAGGCGTCACTTACTTAGAAAACATAAGCTCTTTTTAGGTACGTTAGATGACCCATTTCCAAGCCGTCGCATGGGATGGTCAGGATCAGGACGACCAATTTACGATCAGAATTTTTGGTCGTGCCGAGGACGGCAGATCCGTCTCCCTCGGGACGAAATTTAATCCATACTGTTTTGTCAAAACGGACAAGGACTTGAAAGGATTCATCAAAAGCACTTTTTGGCGCAACCTCGTGTCGTGTGAGGTTCACCGCGGCAAGGATCTATGGGGGTTCCAAAATGGCGAGCTCTCCCGCTTTTTGAAGGTGACTTTCAAATCGCACAGGGCCCTCAGAAGTTTTGCGTATTGCGTGGACAACAACAAACACTCGGAACTCGCCGGGTGCCGGATGTACGAATCAAACATCGACCCAGTCCTGCGATTCATGCACGTGTCTGGATGTACATCGACCGGATGGATCGACCCTGGACTTTGTGAACCTGACGCCGAGTCGACGTGCCAGGTGAATCTGTGGGCGCCCAACTGGAGATTCATCACTCCTTTGGTCCGGGACGATTTTGCGCCTCTACGAATCATGTCGTTCGACATTGAGTGTTACTCGAGTACGGGAGCGTTTCCGGACCCCAAGAACCCTCATGACGTCGTGTTCCAGATTGGCATGACGACCAAGGAGTTTGGGAAAGAGGGATTTCTGGACCGCAAGTGCCTGTGTCTCAAAGAGACTGCCGGACCGGACGTGGAGTCTTTCGCGACTGAGAAGGAGCTCATCAAAGCATTTGAAAAGTACCTGATCAAAATCGATCCGGACATTATCACGGGGTGGAACATATTCGGTTTCGATTTAGAGTTTCTCATCGTACGAGCGACGATTCACTGCGGGCTGAGCCCCGTCTGGGGCCGCATCCGTGGGGAGGTGGCGGCGCTCGTGGAGAAGAATCTGAGTTCGAGCGCTCTGGGAAACAACGAGCTCAAGATGGTGCCCATGAAAGGCCGGTACGTTTTCGACCTGTTTCAGGATGTGAAGCGTGAGCACAAGCTGGAGAGCTACAGCCTCAACAACGTCTCCAAGTGGTTTTTGAAAGATCAAAAGAACGACATGCCGGTCAAGGAGATTTTCAGACGGTACAGGGATGGAGACGCGGCTGAGCTAGGCGAGGTGGCCGAGTACTGTATTCAGGATACGGTCCTGCCTCACAAACTCATGGAGAAGCTGTGCCAGATTCAGAACCAGGTGGAGATGGCCAAGGCGTGTTGGGTCCCCTTGGCGTTTCTGAGCGAGCGCGGTCAGCAAATCAAGGTGTTTTCACAAATGGCCAAGAAGGCCCGGGAGCTCAATTTCATCATTCCGACGTTCCGGAGGCCGAACGGTCCTGACGAAGGCAAGTACGAAGGTGCGACGGTCCTGGAAGCGCAGACGGGTGCGTATTACGGTCCAATCACAGCCCTGGATTTCGCGAGTCTGTACCCGAGCATAATGTGCGCCGAGAACCTATGTTATTCAACGCTGGTCATGAACGCCCGGTACGACAACTTGCCAGGAGTGACATACGAGCAGTTCGGGCCTCATCGGTTTGCGCAGACCTCGGGAGAGAAACCTATAGTTTCTCTCCTCCCCACGATCCTCATGGACCTCAAGGCGTTTCGTAAAAAGGCCAAGAAGCTCATGGCCCTCGCAGAAGGGACACCGATGGAGGCGGTTTACAACGGTCAGCAACTCGCCTACAAGATCAGTATGAACTCAATCTATGGGTTTACGGGAGCATCGAAGGGCATGCTTCCGTGCGTCGCCATCGCAAGTACAGTCACGATGCGAGGACGACAAATGATCGAGGAGACGAAGAATTACGTCGAGGCGAACTTTCCGGGTGCAAATGTGAGGTACGGGGACACGGACTCAGTGATGGTCGAGTTTGACGTGCAGGGCCGCAAGGGTCAAGAGGCGATCGACTACTCGTGGGAGCAGGGTGAACAGGCCGCAGAGCAATGTACGAAGCTCTTCAAGGCGCCCAATGATCTGGAGCTTGAGAAGGTTTATTGTCCTTACTTTTTGTACTCGAAGAAGCGCTACGCAGCCAAGATGTACGAGAAAAACAAGGTGGGCCAGATCGCCTTCAAGAAGATTGACGTCAAGGGCCTACAGGTTGTCCGTCGCGACAGCTGTCCATTTGTGAGGGAAACCCTAAAAAAGCTTCTGGAGATGGTTCTCGAGTCGAGCGATCCCACGCCCGTCATCACAGAGGCAAGGGAGGCCGCCAAGACCCTGATTCAAGGAAAGGTGCCTATAGAAAAGTTGCTGATGAGTAAGCAACTGGCGTCCGAGTACAAGGTGCCGATGCCTCATGTGACGGTCCGCGACAAGATCAGGGCACGAGCGCCAGGTTCAGAGCCTCAGCAAGGCGATCGCGTCCCTTTCGTGATCGTCAAGGGAGAAGGGAGAATGTACGAAAAGGCGGAGGACCCCGCGTGGGTCCGTGAGAAGAATGTACCGCTTGATTTCCAGTACTATTTCACGAACCAGTTCAAAAAGCCGGTACAAGATCTTCTTGAACCTCTCGTCAGTGCAGACTTGATTTTCGACAAGAAATTCATGGCCAAGACGGAGAGCACGACGGAGGTGGCGGCGCGAAAGGCGTTTCTGTCCATGTTTTCCAAAAAGGCTACATAAACGTTCAAGGCTCTGAAAAGACAAGTCAAAATGGAGCAGCAGATTCTCCAACTCATAGAGGAGGAGGTATCACGCCGGGTCGGGCTCCGGATATCGGTCATGTTGGATTTCATAGCCAAAACGTATCAGTTGCCTATAGAGCAACTTGTGAAAGACACGTCGGCTATAGAGTGTGTATTTTGTAAAGGAATTCTGAAAAGCAAGAAGCGATGTCTCAAGCAACCACTCGAAAATGGGTACTGTGGGTTTCACCAGTGTCAGGTTCCCAAGCCGCAACCTAAACTCGTCGAAAGGGTCAAGGCGCCTTGGGAAGTTTAGTTAGAGATTTGAGAGCTCTAAAAAGCAATGAGCAAGTCGGAGTTGCTACTGACGAGCCTCTCTAAATTTTTTGATGTACCAGAGAATCGTGAGAAACTTCACGATATTCTGGGACACCGCAGGGGCATCTCCCTACGCAAACTCGAGTGGTTCGTGACGAATTACGCCAAGGCGAACCACGTGACGTACACCACGCCGACCGGCAAGATGTTCACTGTCCACGTAGCCTACAAGTCGAGCCTGGATGGGTACAGTAAGAAACTGTTCGACCCCTTTTGTCGAACGGAACGCGTCGAGTTCCATGGGTTCACGACGACGTGCGCACAGCTCAACTTTCTGAAATGGTGTATCCAAAATGGCATAATAGAATACCTTGAGAAGGTCCCATCTATTAAACATAAGGAAGACGAGCAAACCCCCCCTGAAACTCAAGAAGAGTGTAACCATAGTAAAACAAATACAGATTGTATCCCTGGGAAATTTGCGTTGCATAGCTCGGGTTGAAAACCAATGTCAGCGTCGTGGTCTGCGAATTTAACTTTGAAAAATTGAGGTAGCCTCCCTGATTATATTCACGGGGGGTGAGACCAAACGAATAACTATAGATGCTCTTTGAAGGGATGGAAAGTCCATGCTCCAAAGGTTGTTTGAACGTGTAGTACAACGACCCTTGGAACGTGCTCAGAATATCAACATTGTTAAGTGTAATTTTAGCAGTATCAATAACGTCGACATAGTTGGAGACGCCCGACGGGAAGTTGAGCTGAACACCCGTCTGAATGTACTGGGTCGTGTAACCGTAATTGTAACGCGAATCTGAATAAAGACCTGATGAAACATCTTCGTAATTCTTGTTCCTAAAGAACCACGCGAGTGTTTGGACAGGGAAGGATGCCGTGAGCTGAAGCTGAGGATTTCCGGCCGAGAATGTGAGGGTAGACTCTCTCTTGACGCGATTCACAATGTACTTGAGGGGTGTGTTTGTGTAGTACAGCTTTTCCGCATTTTCAAGCAGAATTTCTTCAGTCACGAGTTTGGGAAGCACCAAGTCGGTCGTATGGGGCGCGGCTACGTTGCACCACCACGTGTTTGGCTGGAAGGTGAAGCGCACGTAGAGCCGCTGATTCCACATTGCGCAGAGAGGGAAGTAAGGGCGACGGAGGCGCTCATCGTCTTGGTCGTTATGAGACTTGCGTCGGCAAAAAAAGAACTCGAGGGGGATGATATAGTCCGTCGCGACCTGTGAGTTGATGTTTGAGCCACCGACAGCCTGAAACATACCAGTCTGTTCATCGGCATCCAGAAATATCTGATCACGAATAATGTACCAGTCGTCGTAGAGGGTCTCGATGACAGTCTCGTTGACGAGGAGATCCACTTGCTTTATCAGAGCGCGGCCAAGCTGAGCAGAATACTGCGAGCCTGGGGGCAAGGCGGGCATCGTCACCTTGAGATACATGTTCGACAAGAGGTGGCCAAGCTCTGTAGGTAAGAGCTCCAACTGAATCGTCTGATTATGATAGGAAGGATTGGGCGGCGGGAGGGGGATGACGCGCTGATACATCACAGAGTTTGTATATCTCTTGAAATCTGGGTTCCACTGTGACTTTGTGAAATCTTCAAGAAGAAGATGATCTTCCTGTGGCCCGATGGCGTTGAGAGCCAAAACAGACGCCGAGCTGAACCCGCGGCCTTTCACGTCTTCAAAAGGGCCCGTTTCGAGAGCCTCGTATTTGAAGCCGGTGTTCAAGTCTCTGAGCTGAAAAGATGATGCGCCGCCCCGTACGCTTTCGTTTATTTCTATGTTAAATTTCTGCGTCGACGCGCCCGTTTCAAAATTCGTAAACTTGGCGGGGACAAAGGTGCTCAAGAACCCTGGTTCCTTGACGAGACCTGTACTGTTGATTGGTCTAACTGTGTTTTCCGGTACAGTACCATCCAGGGGCTCTAGAATTGCAAACCCAATCACCTGAAAATAAGTGTCGCCAGCCGATGTGAATTTGCCCTGTGAAAAGGTTTTAGGGGCGGTCACGTATCGCGACTCGTCGGTATACGAAACGACCCTAAACTTGGGCTGAAGTCCTGTGAGGTTTTCCACGGTCCATCCAGGTCCGAAGCCGCTCGGCGGCGGATCTGTAAAGTTGAACTGAAGAACATTCCGAGTGACGGTATAGTTGCCGTTTATAGGTCCCTGCCGTTTCATAGCCGTGTAATCAATCTGACTAGGTGGATAAAGAATAGCACCCGTGACGGCCTGGTAAGGTGCGATGGACTGTTCCGTATCCGACTGAATCCTGAACGACCAAATATAAGGTTCAGAAGTAGTCGCTGAAATTGGAGCCGTTCGTGAACCCATGTCCAAGTTGAAGTCGGCACCTTCGGGCATTACTGCGAGTTGGCCACTCATACCCGTCATTCCAGACACCGTCCAGCCTTCTTTGATGTACTCTCGCTTCTGGTTGAGTGTTGTGGCGTAAAATGTCACATAGTCACCACCTGAAAGTAAATAGAATCCGTTAACTTCTATCGGGGACAAAACTACATTCACGCCTTGGACAGGGGCGGCGGTCGGCGGCTCAACGGGAGGAGGAGGCTCTACGTCATTTTTAAACAAGTTCACAATTTCCTTTTGAATTTTGCGTTCAAAATTGAGAACATCTTCAAAAGCTTTGGGGACCTGATTTTTGAAAAATTTGAGCACCGGCGCCTGTACTTTGCGTTCGAGGTCAAGCACCTGCTCGGCCATCTCTAGATTTCACGTAGGTTATTTTTCCACATCTGTACCACAGTCAGGGCCTTCAGATGCGCGTGCTCTTGGCGTTTGGCTGTACAGAGCGCTTCGAGCTTCGCCACCTCCTCCTTTGTGTACTGATACGTCTTGATATCCATGAGCTTCGACCACAGCGTCTCGTCGTACTTTTCACGCCGAAGCTGGGTGTGAATCTGTTCCAATGGAACATTGAAGACGTGGAGACGTGGGGTCACCGCCACGTCGCGAATAAACCTAGCCTTTTCAGACAGCCAATTCACCTCCGCCTCGAGCTGTTTGAGCTGCCACGCCTTGCGCTTCTTGTACGTCCCTATCCGAACCTCCAGATAGTCCACGATGATCTCCTCCGGGCTATTGTACTTTTTGACCGCTCCGTTAGGTCCAATTAAGTGCATATTGGAGGTGTGAATCGTCTTGGTCAGGCCCAGCTCCCGGCCGACGTCTTTCAGACCGTCGGCCCCCCAAATTCGAAAGTCGGGGGTGGTTTCCGTGGAGTGATTTTCGAACTTCTGAATAGTGCCCTTCTCCACGAGGGCGTCCAGGTGCTCTTTGAAATCCTGAATCCACATACCCGGAGGGAGCTCCGTCACGTGAAGCTGTGACCCCTCCTTTGCCACGACGCCCTCAAGAACCCATGTGTGATCCTTCGTCTTGGTCACCTTGCCCTTGAACCCCTTGAAGTGCGGAACCATCGGAGCCATCGCCACCTGATCGAGTGCACACTGGATATTGTGCTTGATGATTTCGATGTCGTACGGTGGCACGTAGCAGCTGAATCCGGTACCGATACCTTCCGCGCCGTTCACCAGAATCATCGGCACAATCGGGGCGTAAAACTCCGGCTCCACCTGCTGACCGTCATCCATCACGTATTTCAAAACAGAATTGTCATATGGATCGAAGATCTTGCGCGTCTGTGGACTCAACCGCGTGAAGATGTAACGGGAGCTGGCCGCATCCTTGCCACCCGCCAGCCGCGTCCCAAACTGTCCAGAGGGCTCGAGGAGGTTGAGGTTGTTGGCGCCCATGAAATTCTGAGCCAAATTCACAATCGTGCCCTGTAGACTCGCCTCGCCGTGGTGATACGCCGTCTGCTCCGCGATGTATCCAGCCAACTGCGCCACCTTCATGTCCGTCGTCAGGTTCTTCTTGAGACAGGCGTAGATGACCTTGCGCTGCGACGGTTTCAAACCGTCCACCACGTGAGGAATCGAACGCTTGATGTCCTCTGCGCTAAAGTTTGCCAAGTCGCGATGCACAAACTCCGTGACGGGAAGGGACTTGATGTGCCCATATGGAATTCCCGCGGGAGGGGCCGCCATGTGATTTGTCAGCCATCCCTTGCGGTCGTCGGCTTGGGCTTTGGAGAAGGCCAAGGTCATGGATTCATTCATGTGCGGGTCCGCGCCGAAAGCGACCGTCAGTTGCTCAATCTTCTGAAAGTACTCTTTGGCTTCGGCCGACGTGGAGGTGCCCAGACCCTTGTAGTATTTCACGGAAGTTCCCGAAGGGAACTTGCTGGCCCCCTGAGCCGTCCTGAACTCCTCCTCCGTAAAGTACCAGACGCGCCCCGCCTTGATGACGGGCGTGACCATCGACACGACGAACCCGAGCTCGATCAGTTTCGGCCAATACACGTGGAACATGTTGAGGACCAGGCCCTTGATGTGCGATCCGTCGAGATCCGCGTCGGTCATAATCATCAGACGACCGTACCGCAATTCTCTCACTGAATTATAGACCTTGCCATGTTGGAGCCCGAGGATCTTTTTGAGGTTGGAAAATTCTTCGTTTTCGGTCACCTGCTTCACCGTCGCATCCCGCACATTGCGCGGCTTTCCCCGGAGTGGAAACACGCCGAACGCGTTGCGGCCTACAACGCTCAGACCAGCAATGGCAAGGGCTTTCGCCGAGTCGCCCTCGGTGATAATAAGCGTACAATCGTGAGACTTGTGAGTGCCGGCCCAGTTGGCGTCGTCAAGCTTGGGGATTCCCGTGATCCTGCTTTTCTTAGAGCCGTCGGTTTTCTTCAGTTCCTTGGTCACCAAGATGCTCCCCTTTGAAATGAGATCATCCAGAACCCCAGAAGCCAAGATGTCCTTTATGAATTTTGGTTTTAAATCTATCACTTCTGTGATTTTTGAAGTGCACTCGGCCTTTTCCTGACTGCTAAATGTGGGGTTGATCACTACGACCCTGACGAACACAAACAGGGACGCTTTGATTTGCGCGGGTTTGAGGGTCATACACCGCTTATCCTTTGATATCTCGTCTACCAGTGCCTTGACCACCTTGTCAACGTGCGATCCTCCCTTGGTCGTACAGATGCCATTGACCCATGAACATTGCTGAAACGCCCCACTCGTTGAGTGGGCTACGATGATGTCGAATGAGTCGGTGTGCATCTTGGCCAGAGGCAAGTCACCGGTGTGCATCCGAGCATACTCCTCCAGGCTCGGAACCTTGAGCAATTCCTTGTTGAAATAGACCTGAGCCTTTGAGCACCACATGGCCGTGTCCCATGCGCGTTTCTCCGCGAGCTTCTCAAAGTCGCCCGGACCCCCGAAGCGCTTCAAGTCTGGATAGAAAGTGATGGACACATACGGACAGATCTTGTCTGTCGAGGTGACGATTGTTGGCGGCTCAACCTTGCTCATATTGTTGGTCCAAGTTTGCATGTAGATCTTCTTACCGTCACTAATTTTGATATTAAATTTCGAACTGAATACGTTCGCCAACTTGGCGCCGTAGCCGTTGCGACCGCCCGTCACGCGCTGCTCCTCGTCATTATAGTTGGAGCTCGTCAAAAGGTGCCCAAAGATGAGCTCCGGGATCCAAATAGGCTTACCGTCGGTGCCCTTCTCAGTCTCGTGTTTCTTGATTGGGATAGATACGCCGTAGTTTCGAACGAAAACAAAGTCCTTACCGGTAACAACCTCAATCTTGGAAACCTTCTTGGGGTGTGTGCTGTGAGCGTCTATAGCATTTACAAGGACCTCATCGAAGATTTTCACCAGCGCAGGTGAAGCAGAAAGCTCAGAAAGCTTGAAACGCTCCCCATCTCGAATCCAATAGGAGGAAGACTCGGGAGGGAGGGATCCGACATAAGTGTCGGGGCGTTTGAGGATATGTTCCACATGTGTGAGCCGTTCATAGCTCATATTAACTTATTAGGAATTGTCGCCTTTAGGTCAGTGTGTGGCACAAGACCCTAATTTTTGCGAACTACCACCAGGTCTAAAGTGACGCAATCCTAAAACGTAGTGTGACACCCAATTTGATATTATGTCAATTTGTCTTCCATAACTTTAGAATATATAGTGTTCTTCCCCCCCTTTGACTTTTCTGGAAACTTGAAAATCTACCGGGTCTAAAGTGACGCAATCCTAAAACGTAGTGTGACACCCAATTTGATATTATGTCAATTCGTCTTCCATAACTTTAGAATATATAGTGTTCCCCTTTGACATTTCTGGAAACTTAAAAATACCAGGATGAATTATAGATAGATATGAGATCGTGTGAAGTCGCATGGTGTTCCGAGCCCGAGTGTGCACCATCAGGCCGGTGCCGGGTACACATGGAGGACATACCCGATGGAGACCCGAGACTCGGACCCCTTCTGACCTTCTGTCCCAAAACAATAACTTTTCCCCAGGCCATGGAGGGGTCGGGAAGGTTTTTTTTCTTGGAGCATAGTAGAGATGGTCGCTTCTGTCAAGTGTCCGAGCTGCTTCCAGGAGTTCACGGACCCGAAGTTTCTGTCGAGGGCTCAGGCGAAGCTGGACCGTCACAAGGGGCGCAAGAACCCATGCGACTCACGGGTCCCATTCAAGTTTGAGCGGGATATTGAGTACGTTCCACCTAACATTGGGTCGTTGGACTTGACTGAGCTCGTGGAGTCTCTCAATGAGCATATTCGATTCCGTCACGTCGCCAGTCACATCTTCAACCAGCTGAATGATCTGAACAGGTTCGCAGCCTGGCCCAATGTGGCGACTCCCGAAGTTTATTACATGGAGGATGGTGAGGCCGTCAGGGCGACGCCGAGCGACTTTGTTCTCGTCTACTGGAATCGAGTCATGCAGGACCAGGTGGCTCCCCTGCTCAAGGAGTCGTGGCCTCGGTTCGAAAAGTACTGTACGTGGGTTCGGGACCATAACCCGGCCTGCCGCGACTTCCTCGAGGCTAAAACGTTCACACAGGCCGTCCTCAACAGCTTTCTCCAGTCTGAAATGTTCAGGGACATGCGGACGTCCATCAGTTCACATTTGAAAGAGGTTCCGAGGACCTTGCGATCTGAAATCCGTTTCAATATGGGTAGTGGGGCAAAAGACCTTGGGGCGGTCTTCGAGGCCAAGTGTAACGCGTGGAATTGCGGGAGGCCATTGAAGGAGCGTGGTGCATGTAAATTTCACCTCGTGCAAATGAAACCAGGTGACGTCCTGAAACCCCAAGGAGAACGCGTCGAGATACCCGCGGAATGGATGGCACCTACCAAACCAAATGCCGAGTTTGAGCAGTTCATGAACCGAAATCAAAGTTCTGGACTCTAACCTTTCCGCGTCGCGAGGAGGTACCACGTCACAGCGGCTGCGACCACCGTCCACCCCACCAGATGATCTACGCGATTCATGAGCTGAATCTGTTCGTCGGCCATCTTGTGGAATTCATCCTTGTAGCCCTGGGGCTTGAAGGGAAGCCAGAACATACGGCCAAAGGGTACGATGGTCGGATCGAGTTTGTCACGGCACGCATACGCGTAATCGTACCACGAAAGGGCGATGTACGGGAACCAAAGCAGGAACGCGAGGACCCAGAGATTCTTGTGGGGGGCAAACCAATAACCCGCAGCAAGAAGCAAGCTGAAAACAACACACTTTAAGTTGAACGAGAATGGACGTCCTGGAAATATACCACCGACCATATCTTATGTTTATTTACGATTTAAAATTAAGAACAAAATTATAATCAAGAGCAGGGCGATCCCCACCTGTTCAATTTTGAAATCAAATTGAGGGGGTGGTGACGCGGCCACCACGTTAGCCAATGCGTCCTCATATGAAAACTCGGGTTTACCTAGTTGTCTGTTGACTATATTATGAACGTCGACCGACCACTTGAAAAAGTCGCCCGCCTCTGGGACTGGATTCTCGACTAGAACCTGCTCAAAGTGTTCACGGCACGACAAACATGGTATCACATACACATACCCCTCTACAAATTCAGAAAGGGCTTTATAGTCTTGACATCCTAGACAGGCTATGTGAAGCGTCATCCAAAAATGGGGCCCCCACTTGGAAGGTGGGATCTTCATATCTGATTCTTACTGAGAATTTTTTGAGACGACGAAGACTCCTATTCCGTTCCAAAATTCACGCTGAGCAATAGGCATGGGTGTGTGCTGACCGTCGGGTGTGTACATGATCTCGAACTTCTCGATTATATTGGCACCCACCGCCTCGAGACCATCAAATGTCCCCTTGCGGACATGGGGCGCGTTCCAGTCGTCGACTATGATGATCGCATGGTCGGCGAGTGCTGGCCACATATGGGCGATGCCCTTGTGTTGGCTAATCTCCTCATGACACCCGTCATATAGGTAAATATCAATATGGTTTTTTAGTTTGGAAATATCAAATGAAAATACATCCTCCTCAAAAATAGTCAAGCGATCCCCAAATCCAAAATACTTGACGTGATGATCAAACTCATCTTTGGGGCCGCCAAAAAGGGCCCAATTCTCAATGACGGTTCCATTACACTTGGGATTGCCGTGTATGGACGAACACAGAGTGGATCCCTTCCACGCACCAACCTCGAGGTATTCTGTTTGCCGGTCGGCGAATTCTAGAGAGCACAATTCGTTGTAAAATACGCGCGTCTTGTAACCTGACATTCCCTCGAGAGAAAACACGGTATCTGGTAGCCGCGTTTTCCATGTGTTGGCTCTATTGAAACACTTGATGACGTGCTTAACGAGGTCCGTCATTGTTAGGATATGAACTAATTCTCTTAAGCCTCCTCAACCGCCGGAACCTCTGGCTCAGCCTCCTCAACCACCGGAACCTCTGGCTCAGCCTCCTCAACCGCCGGAACCTCTGGCTCAGCCTCCTCAACCGCCGGAACCTCTGGCTCAGCCTCCTCGTCAACCACCTGAACCTCGGGTTCAGCCTCCTCGTCAACCACCTGAACCTCTGGCTCGGCCTCGACAGGCGCTGGGGCCGCCACGGGCTCCGCGCCACCCACCTTCACCCACGCGGTGGGGCACGTTGAACGGATAGGGCACTTCTGTGAAATGTTGGCGCTGATAAAGCGGGACCCACCAGAAGTCAAGAAACCGTCAGCCGTGAACTTCCAGTTGGCCGGTCTGGGAAGGGAGTAAACATAGTTTCCTGCGGTGAATACGTCGACCAGGCCATCGGGTCCCTCCGTGAAATCACTGCCATTCGTCTCGGTGAGCACAACCCGCTTACCAGAAATAGTCCAAAAAAGGCCTGACACTGGATCCTGAATACGGAAAGCCATTTAGTATTATCAGAGATTAGATTTTTAAGTGCGTCTCGCGAGTGAGTATGAACCACTGGGCTGTCGCACGAGCTTATGGGTCCGGCGCGCCTCGTAATTGACAATCTCTTTGATCATCTTCTTGATACGGGCTTGGTTACTCGCCAGAACAGCCGCATTATACCCCTGTAAGGTTGCGACCGTGCGCTTCGCCCGATTGCGGAGGCGCATGAGGGACGCCGATGTTTTTGGGGACTTGTGACTGCCTGACGAAGGGCTCGTACGCTTCTTGTAGTGGCGGACGGCCCGGCCTGCGTTGGTGCGCATCCATGTGCTAAAATTCAAGCCCGATACGGAAGGGCGGCGGGGTGACATCTTACTAGAAGGGCGCAAAAAAAACGTGTTTTGTACGGGGCAGGGTTTACAGGCGCCCTAGTCCTATCACCCAAAACAAACCATGGATCTTAACAAGCTCCGCCCGACCTACAGCCAGTGGCGCGCACCCCTCGCCTCCGCAGCAGAAGGACGGGCACGAGGGGTGACCCCTCCCTCGGCTTCGGCCGCAAAGCAACTCGCGCAGCCCCCCAAGGGCAAGGGTGGCCCTATGTGGCAAAAGTTTTACGAGGACGCGGTGGCAAGGGGTCACCCCCTCCCTGAGAAGCTGGCCGACACGCTCCTGCGGTCCAGGGAGCACGCCCTAGAACTTGAAGCTAAGCGGCACAAGGCCCAGGTCACCACACACGCGCCCAAGCCGAGCGAGACGGTAGCGGTCGCCAAGGGGGCGGTGAAGAAGGCGGGCAAGCCGGTGCTGCACGATGCGCTCCGCTGCAAGGCTCTGACACTAGAGGGGCGGCGGTGCGGGTTCAAGTCAACATGCGGGGAGTTTTGCAAGAAGCACGCAGTCGCAGAAAAAATGTGAGCCAAGTGTAACGAATGGAAGATTTCAACTGGAACTATGTCCTTGCCGCCCTAGTCATCAACTTTCTGCTCGTCTATATCGTCCCCCGTCTGATAAAGAAGCCAACAGGTATGAAGGTTCTGGACGATACGGTTCTTTACCTCAACTCTACGAAGAGCTTCTTGCTCTCGAGCTCCATAGTGATTGCTCTCGTGGTGTACGGATCTCACTACTGGGTTGCTTCAGCAGCGGACACTACGAGCACAGGACCATCGAGCCCTAAATTTTAATATTTAGAATTTATAAATGAATCGCGCACTTAATGCGGCTGTGAATAACACGGTCAAGGCTAATAACCAGATGGTGGCGGCTGCCAATCAGGCGGCTATGGGCAACGCGGGCAACGCCAGCCGCATGGCCAACGCCGCGGCCAACAGTGCCATGACTGCCAACAACCAGTTTCGCACAGCAGCCAACCAGGCCAAGACCCTTGGTCTGAACAACGTGTCTAAGAATCTGAACGCCGCGGCCAACGCCGTGAAGAAGGCTCAGATTATCAAGGCGCTGAAGAGCGCCGCCAACGCCATCAAGGCTATGGCGCCCAGGGGCATGATCGTCACTGCTGGAACTCCGGGCAACATTTCAGGGTCTGCATAAGCTCTCGCGTATGTGAATGGTCCCACGTGGTCACCTTTTTGTCGTAGCAGTCCCGGAGACACTGCTGAAGCTCATCACCCGACGGAAACCCCCAGTTCTGTTCGGCCGTGAATAGAAAATCATTAAATCCAATAGGGCCCGTTGTACAAGGCACGACCCACGGCGTGTTCACGTACTCCTTCAGGCCACCAAAATCCGTGATGATAACTGGCTTGTCACGGAGAGCCGCCTCAACAGCCCCCATTCCGACACCCTCGGAGTGTGAGCAATTGATATAACAGTGACCCTGGTCATGAACCTTTTCGAGATCCTCATCTGACAAGAGGCCATTGATGACTGTGACGCCCGGAACGCGCCACGTCACCTCCTGTATACACGTCGCCTTGAGCACGAGGTGCGCCGCATCCTTGAATTCACAACGCAAATAGGCGTCGATGAGGCCTCTGATATTCTTGCGAGGATCCATGATATTGCCGATCGTATAGAATATATAGGGCCCCGAAAAAGCTCTCGGCACGGATGGGGTACCGTCGGCATACAGGTGAAGGATCTTCCAATTCACGTCTGGAAATTGTTTTTCAAAAACCTTCTTACAGAAATCAGACGCCACGTACAAAGTGCCGTACTTGGCCAACTTTCCGTAAGCGGGATTGACCGGCTCGGTTTCACAAATAGTCATGTACATTACAGAATCGCACCGGGTTGCGTACTGATCAACCATAGTGATGTGTTCATCGGTCGGTAGGACGAACGCGAACCCTTTGTCGTACTGCGCCTTCTTGGGCTGCTGGCCAAACTCGACGTACTCGGCGTCGTGCCCTTTTTCACGGAGCAGCTCCGCATAGCGGTTCGTAACCTGACCGATGCCTGCCAGGAGCCTAGGGCCGATGAACAGCCACGAAGGTTTCATTTACAATCACCGGCGACCATACGTTTAACTAGTTCGCGGAACGAAATCTTTGGACGCCATCCCAGCTGGTCTTGGGCCTTGCGCGCGTCACCGATGAGCACATCAACTTCGGCCGGTCGGTAAAACTCTGGGTTCACCTTGATGATCACTTGTCCAGTTGCCGCGTCTAGGCACACCTCATCGGCGCCCGTACCAGCCCATCGGGTCTTGACGCCTAGCTCATCACAGGCGAAAACAACAAACTCACGGATGCTGTGCGTCTGACCCATCGCAATCACAAAGTCTTCGGGAGCGTTCTGCTGAAGCATGAGCCACATGGCCTCGACGTAATCCTGTGCGTGACCCCAGTCGCGCTTGGCATCCATATTACCGAGCTCGATCACCTTGCCAGACTTTCGCCACTCCGCCAGACCGAGCGTAATCTTGCGCGTCACAAACTCCGAGCCCCGGCGCTCCGACTCGTGGTTGAACAGGATACCGGTACAGGCGAACAGGTCATATGACTCGCGATAGTTTTTGGTCATCCAGTATCCAAAAAGCTTGGATACACCGTATGGACTCCGGGGATAAAATGGGGTCCCCTCATTCTGGACAGGCGCTTGTACCTTCCCAAACATTTCACTCGTGCCCGCTTGGTAGAATTTGAATTTTGATCCCAAATTGGACTGACGAATTGCCTCCAGAATTCGAAGGGTGCCCATGGCATCGACGTTCGCCGTGTACTCTGGCTGGTCAAAAGAGAGCTTCACATGAGACTGCGCCCCGAGGTTATAAACCTCGATAGTATCGTACGTGGACCCAAGATTACATATGATCGAGTTGATTCTGGCCGTGTCTGTCAGGTCGCCCTCAAGGAGTCTGAATTCTGGATGCGTTTTCAGGTGTTCGATACGCGCGTGCTTTCTCTCAGAACAATACCGAGCTAGACCATACACTGAATAGTCTTTTTCGAGTAAAAATTCCGCCAGGTAGCTTCCATCCTGGCCAGTCACGCCTGTGATAAGCGCCGCCTTCATGATGTAATACTAGAGAACATCTTCCTTATTTGATGTGTCAAAATAGCAACCCGTAATTCAAGTGGATTTTTGTACAAAATTGTCAAAAGGATTTCACGGGCCCGTCTGTTCAGGGGCACCACTGGAAACCACGAGGCCAGCCAGGGTATCCAGCTGTCCATCTGATTTTTGTTATGAAAATAGTTTCTCCGGAATTACAAGAGATGAGCTTCATGTATGTACTGGCCATGACGGCCGCCGAGCTCGTGGGAAACGCCCACCTGAAGTGGTTCGCCGATGAAGGCAAGCATCACAACCTCATGTTCGGTATATTGGCGTGGATGGCGGTTCTGTTCTTTCTGATAAAGACGCTGGCCAGTGCCAGCATGATGTGGACATGTATTATGTGGGAAGCGATGATTGTGATTGGTGGAGCAATCACAGCCTGGCTGGTTTTTGGTGAGAAATTCACACACTGGATTCAGTGGCTCGGGCTCCTGTTCGCCGTCGCTGCCGCCCTGTGCATAAATTACAAATGCGGCGACAAATAAACGTTTGAGAGTCTGATAGTACAATGGGAACCCTGTCCGAGTTTGAGCGTCACGTGTTCCGTCGGCTCGACAGTTTGGAGGCTGAATTGTTCGAGCTTCGAGAAGTGACGTGGCCGGTGTGTCAGGGACTGATCGAAGAGCGGTCAGGGTCTTTTCAAGCTATGAACGCCAAGCGGCGTTTTTTCAAGTTTATACACGTCGATGACATTATGAAGCTCCTCAAGGCCAAGGCGCGATTTATGCGAAATTCCCAAGATTTAGTCTACGAAGAACTTCGACAGGTGCGGGTAGAGGTACCTCGGGTGGGCGAGGTATGAGCTGCGTCTGTCCATCTGTATGCGTACCAGACTCTATCATTTCTCGTAAAAGATCAGGTGTCCAATGGGCTATATGTGCATCTTTCGCATGAGCATATGTCTGGAATTTTTGCCAAATGTGCATAGGTGTCCCGAAGCTACTCAGGTGCCACCCGGCTGTACGGAATGACGGAAACTTCCAGCGTGCGTCCCGAAGATGATTCGGTCCTACCCGCTTGAAGAGTTCACAGTTGGTGATGACCGTGCCAAACCACGGCTCACCCGTGAACAGGTAATCCATCGAGTACTCGAACATCCACATATGCACAGCTGTGATGAGGTGGGGGAGCTTTTCGAATGGAACCAGTTTCATGTCTGGAATTTCATCCACATCACTGATCATCACAATCGCTTCATCTGGCACATCCGCGAGGCCTCGCAGGACGCACTCGCGCTGATATTTTTCTCGTGCCCATGGGTTCTCATCTTTGGGCGCCTCGTCCGCCTTGACGATGACGTGCTCAATCTTATGTATCCATTTAGCGTAACGCTCTTTATTGTTTTCAAAATACAGCTCTTTGGGTCCACCCACGTGGTTCACCTCGGCCTCGACGAGTACGAAACGGTCAACGTACTTGTCGAGGCACTCGAGTCTAAGTTCGAGCACATCGAATTCATTGTAGAACATGAATGTATCCACTAACATTTATAACTGAAGTACATTTTTCCCTTATCTTCGAATCTCTTAAGAATCTTGAGGTTGTTCGTCACATGTCCACCGTCACCCGCAACGTTGTGAAGCGCGTCAGCCCCGAAACCGTACTGGTACTGATTGAGCTGTCCAATATTACACTCGGGGACGAACACCGTCTTGCGCTTGATGCCGTGCTTTTCGAACAAGTTACATAGAATCATGTCATCGTGCCATGTCACATCCAGAAGTTCCTTGAACTCGGGAAGGATCTTCTGAAGCCACGCCACCTTGACGATGATCGAGCCGTAGCCCTCGAGGACGTCCACGGGCACCCCATGTTGGCGTGGAAATTTACCTTCAAAATAAGTTTCAAAATTGAAACCGCTCAGACCCCAAGCACTCTTCGTGTCGGTGCGGTGCCACTTCAGAAGGTTCGTGAGCAATTTAGGGTCGTAACACGTGTCATCATCGACGTAAACTATGAGATCCTCGGGGTCAAGCAGTGACACGGGGCCCATAAACTTTGTTCCCGGTCCGAGATCTTCACAGTCCCGATTAATCTTCAATTTTGGTCCAAAATTAGAAAGGTCTGGAAGTTGGCCGTCCCAGTCTGGAAAGCGATTGTACTTGCGGGGAATGTTGAGCCAAACTTCGTGACACGTTTGATTCACCAAACTTTGGAGAACCATAGGGAGGTTTGAGAACCGACTTGGGATGCTCGTAAGACTAATCGCGACGCGCGGATTTTTCGTCCACGAAGGATTAACGTACCAATCATCCACGTGGACAGAATGGGCCACCTTGTACCCGTGCGACTCTAAAAGCTGCCTGATAAGAGATCTTTTTGGTTCCTCATAATTGTGTTCTATCGTCATACACTTGAAAGTGTACTTGGCGAAAGGAAAAACCTTCAAGACTTCAAATTCAGAGCCTTCTATATCGAGATTGAGGTATTCGATTCGAGGAGGTGCTTTACACTCCTCGAGTATACTCTCCAAAGTCCGCGTCTTGAACTTGTGTTTTTGGATAGTAGTAGTTTTATACAATCTATCTTTGTGAATACCTAATTCAGAGTTGACACCTGAACATCCAGGGTCTTCAATTGAATAGTCGAATTCAATTTCTGTATCATTAGACGAGTACACACACGCTTTGACGACTTGGGCCGTACGTGTTTCAAAATTTTTAGGGAAAGGATCTATACATATCCCTTTCCACCCGTTGATGTCGAGGATTTTAGTATTACTAATTTCAATACCATCGTGACATCCCACATCTACGTAAAACCCTGGCGTCGTGTTTAAAGATAGAACCCAATGATCGGCTCCAAACTGGCTCATATGATTTTATAAACGTCTATTTTTTAACTTAAGAGTGAGTTTACTACTTCAACGTGAGCATATACAGAGTCGAGCGAATCAGGGCCACAATTTCATCCTGAATGTTCTTCAGGTAGGTGTCACCGCGGGGAAGGCGGATCGCCCTGACGCGCATCAGAAGGCTCTTGAAGTAGGCGCGAGCCTTGGTCGGGTCCTTCATGAACCGCTTGTTCAGACTGACGCGTTTGAGGCGGCCGTACTTTCCCATGTACGCCTCGGCCCACGAGTCGAGCAGGGGAATGATGCCCTCGTAATACGCCTGAAGCGCCTTGTGCTCCGCGAAGGAGCTGGTCGTGAGGTGGAAGGCGTGAGCCTGTGTACGGGAGTTCATGAGGAGACCCACGTAGCGGTTCGCCATCTTATCATTTCCATATATTTATTTCTGATTCAATATTAGGATGGTCTTTACAGAGACGATTTTCCCACCAGGGAAGGTTTTGTACAAGGGCCTCGAGGGCATTCCGTGTCAGGTGCTCCTGCGCGACACGCGGTTCTTCTATCTCACAGAGAGTTTACCCACTGCAAAAAACTATGGAAACCTGTGTAGCTTCAAGGTGAAAAAGACTCTGCGTCTGTTTGACTTGACGCACAAAAACGTCGAGACGCTCATGAAGAGCAAATATCCTATATCGAGTGATACAAAGGGCCTCTTGCGCATCGTCTTGGGTACAGGTATCACGATCGGTGAGCAGGTTGTGGCCGTTCGTGAACTTCTCGGCAAAAACGCAGGGAAACTTCCCAAGAACACAAACACCCGCAGGGGTCAGCGCCTCAGCTACAAGGAGCTGAACAAAAAGGCGTTCGGTGCCCTTGCTCGCGAGTTTCTGATTCCAGAAGGGTACGATGGGTACTACGCACCTTCTAAAAAGTCGGTGTTTCATGGAGGCACATTTCATCATGAAATTATGTTGAACAATGCGTATCAGAAGATTGAGAGGCTGCGTGGACCTGCGCCAGTCATTTCTGGAAAGTCATTCTCTTCAGCACTTCCGCGCATATTCATGGATTATTGTAAAAAGACGACCCGCCTTGTAAGACCGTACGGCGGCGGAATGACCATATTCTGTACCGGAGGCATGGGCGTCCGTCTGTACCTCATGGCTCTCGGGAAGGATCTCCCTCCTAAAATTCGACGTACAAACGATTTTGATTTCACGTTCGCCGTTCCACGTAAACTCGCGTCCGAGAAGCTCGTGTCCACGTATGCCCTCACGATGCGTACCATAATGTACGACCACCTGAACGCCTTTGTACGCTATCTGAACAGACACTACAAGGGCATAAACGCGTCTCTACGCGTGAACAGATACAGGAGATCGGCATACGATGCTCCTCGGCTCCAGGTGCCCGGTACGGGTCGTCGCGTCTACCAGGTCATGTCATGGCAGATCATCACAGGTAAGAATGAAGTGACGGACCTCGTGGACACCGCACTAGCCGTTTACCCCCGCTCCTCGCGTGACATGCTCCACTTGCCATTTTCTTACAAGGCGGGAATTCCTATTCAAAAATTAAAGTACCAGCTCAAGGACTCTCTCGCGCTCCTGTCCGGATCTCTGCTCCACAGAGGTTTAATTTCCAAAAGAAATCCTTTGATAGGTGAGGCGAAGGAAAAGGGTCAGAAGAATGTAGAGCGGGTCAAAGAGCTCATGAAAGTTATTCGTGGAAAGCGTGTGTACTACAAGAACCTGGTGCCCATCGCCAACTCGACAGGACCTTTGCTCGTGAATTTGAATCTAGAAAACCTAAAAGCGGCGCGCCGAAACGCGGTTGTTGTGAACAAAGCGCTCAAAAAAATTAAGTGACCTTATTAGATGTGGGTTTATTTCGCACTCGTGGCGGTGCTTATGCTCATCACGTGGGCCGTCGTGACGCGGAGAAACGGTGGACGTGGGTTCACGGGCGCTTCAGACTCGTGGCAACCTCCAGTCGTCGTGGATTCAGTTTTGACCAAGGACGACTGCAGATATTTGATGGAAAAGGCAAATTCATTATTCAAGCCGAGTAGCGTGGTTGGTGTGAACGGTCAGGATCCTTCCCGTACGAGTGAGACGGCGTGGATATCCAAGGACGATCCAGTGGCTAAAAAGGTGTTCGCCAAGGCGTGTGAAATGACAGGCAAACCCATGGGGTGCTGCGAGGACCTTCAGGTTGTCCGGTACAAGCCCGGTACCTATTACAAGGCCCATCACGATTCGTGCTGTGACGGATCTGACGCGTGTCAGGAATTTGAAACGAAGGGTGGACAACGGGTCGGAACTATGCTCGTATATTTGAATGATGAATTTACAGACGGTGAGACTCATTTCCCAGACCACGGGGATGTGAAAATGAAAACACCCCCTGGTTCTGCGATATTTTTCAGACCCCTTGCGAATGACACACCCAAGTGCCATCCCAAGGCCCTTCACGCAGGTCTTCCCATATCATCCGGTACCAAATATGTGTGTAACGCATGGGTCCGCGAGGGGGACTTCAAGCATTGAAAAAACTTGTTCTGTCCACGTTAGGGTTTTGCGCGCCTCAAGTCTAAACACCAAAAAACCAACTGCCTCCCCCAACAACCGTGTGTTGCGAGAGCCACTTAAACGCACCAGCAACTCAACAACCAACCGAAAAACAAATGGCCTCCTTCGCTGATGCCGTCAACGCCCTGGTTGCTGAGCGCGACCGCCAGTTTGTGCAGCGCATCGCTACCGAGTACAGCCTGAACTTCGAGGAGCTTAACAAGAAGTACCTCGAGACGGCCGAAATGGCTATCAAGGTGCCTCGCAAGTACACCAAGAAGGCTGCCAAGGAGCCCAAGTCGGTCGAGGTCGGGGAGGGTGCCGCCCCTGACGCCACCCAGGTGGCCAAGGCTCCCAAGGTGGCCAAGGAGAAGCCCTGCTGCACGGCTCAGACCAGTAAGAAGGAACCCTGCAAGTTCAGTGCCCTCAAGGGTGAGGTGTTCTGCAAGCGCCACCTGAAGCAGTCGCTGGAGGAGACGGCTCCCAAGGTGCCCAAGGAGCCGAAGGCACCCAAGGCGGCCAAGAAGGCCGAGCAGCCGGTACACACGCACCCGCTGACCGAGACTGACGAGGCTTGTGACCTGTGCGCTTCGCATGGCAACCCCCTCGAGGAGACCGAGCGGGACTTTGAGGTGGTCCCGCACTGCGGACCGGTGAAGCAGCTCACGACTGAGCAGCGCCTCGCTGCGATCCTCAACTCCGGCGACTCGGAGCCCGAGGACGAGGACGAGGGTGATAAGCTGGAGGCCGCCTTCGACGAGTACGAGGAGGACGACTAGAAGGGCCAAGCCTGGCGCATGGCTCTAATATCGGCGCGCAAGTGAGCAAAACCATTCATCTGTAATCGAACAAACGTCAAAACCCAAAGAGTAATCATAGCCGTCCACACAAATAGGTTCTCCTCCTTTTGCGTCCTGAATTTGTAAATGGGGCCCACCACCTTCCCGAAAAAGGTCTCCTCGTCACACCTCGTACCCGTCACCAGCTTTTCAATTTCAGTCAGAGCGCATACCGACTGATTAGTCAACCAGTGTATCAATATGAATGGCACAATAAGAAGATGCATTGACATGAGATATTCGCTTCCAGTAAATGGTGCCGCCACTAGAAATAGAAATACTAGGAGGTGAATTAATTTTATAAATGTCGTTAGGATCATTTCTACTAGGGCACTATAAAAAAGTGTCATGTACGCGCCAAAAGTCTCGGTGCCAAGTGTAAAGTAACCTAAAATGTACAAGCGCCCCAACCCTCGCCCTCACTTGAACGTGCCCACCCAGTTCGTCTCGAGTGCCTTGCCTGGAGGAGGTGTGGTTTCTCGATGGACTCCAGGTACCAACAAGCCCCGGATAGCTTCCGGTCACCCTAGCGTGGTGGGTCAAATTATAGACAAAATGCGCCAAGGTTCGTGTCTCGCGGGTACGAAACCTACGGTGTGGACGCCACCTGCCACCCCCGAGTTCCTGGCAAAGCACATGGAGAACCCCGAGGCTTTCCTCAAGAGGTGCGAGGACTGGCACGCTCAGAACCCCGTCTCGACTCCATGCGTCCGCGAACCAGCGCCTCCCCTAAACCTTGAACCGGTCATTGCCGTGTACAAAAAGTGGGGCATCACGACGCCGCCCATCGCCGAGCGCGAGAAGGCGTGGCGCCTTGCGGGGTACAGTGAGGCCAAGATTCGCAAGGCGCTGGCGTACGACAAAAGAATGGAGGAGACGTCCGACGCGCGGCAAGCGGCGCTAGACCTGATATTCGCCAAGTTCCCGAGCGCGAACAAGCCTACACCCAAGGTCAAGGCCAAGAAGGTCATAAAGGTTGTTAAAAAGAAGATGCCAAGTTCTATTAATGAGTAACCGCTGGGCGGATATGACGGACGACGACCCCATCGAACCTTGGGTCCCCGAGGAACCAGTCACTATTTCCAAACATGGAATTAAAATCAAAAAAGCGTCAAACTACGTCCCGCCCCACTCGCGTCAGGATAAAACCAAGCCTACTGTAAACAGTAAGAAATGAGCTGTGAGGTGTGTTGCGAAGTCTTCAACCGCTCGACTCGTTCAAAAATCACGTGTCCCTATTGTCCATTCAGTGCATGTTCTGGCTGCACTGAACGGTACCTCCTAGAAACCACACAGGATGCACATTGTATGTCGTGTCGCAAGTCGTGGTCTCGTGAAATTTTGGTGGACAATTTCACACAAAAATTCGTCAGTCGCGACTACAAGAATAGGCGCGAGTCTTTGCTTCTCGAGCGTGAAAAGAGCCTCATGCCCGCCACTCAACCCTACGTGGAACTTGAGCGCAATGTGCGCAAGGCGACGCAGGAAATCACCCGCCTCACAATGATCGTCAATGCGCACACTATTAAATTAAATACCATCGCTAGCCTTCAGTTGGCGCCATTGGCGGTCGAGCACGGGTTCGACAACGAATTCGATGCGCTTGTTTTGCGTCACAAACTTATTCAGAATCAACGCGGAGTGATCAACAACGTCGCACTAGATATACAGCACTTGGAGTGGTATCAGAACCAACTTATCACGCGTATGCATGGCGGACAGGTCGGAAACGAAAAGCGTCAGTTTGTCCGTGCGTGTCCATCGGACGATTGTCGGGGTTTTTTGAGTACCGCCTGGAAGTGCGGCGTGTGTGACAACTGGTCGTGCCCGGAGTGCCACGAGGTCAAGGGAAAGGACAAAGACGGGCCGCACGTGTGCGACCCTAACAACGTCGAGACGGCCAAGCTCCTGGCCAAGGATTCGCGCAACTGTCCGAAGTGCGCTTCGATGATTTTCAAAATCGATGGGTGTGACCAGATGTACTGTACCCAGTGTCACACTGCGTTCAGTTGGCGCACGGGGCGCGTCGAGTCGGGGACTATTCACAATCCACATTACTACGAGTATCACCGTCAGCGCGGAACCCTACAGCGCAATCCGGGTGACGTGCCATGCGGTGGATTTCCGGAATGGTTCAGAATCAATCACAAGTGTGCCCGCAATTCGGCAATGTTTGCTAAAATCGCATCGGCTCACCGCACCCACGCGCACTGTCAATGGGTCGTGATACCCCGATACACGACCGGGAACCAGGACAACCGTGACCTCCGCGTCAAGTTTATGATTGGAGACATAAATGAGGATGAATTTAAGAGGAAAATTCAGCAGCGTGAGAAGGCACGGCACAGAAAGACGGAGATTGTACAGGTTCTGGAGATGTACACGACCGTGCTCAACGATCTGTTTCAGGCTTACGTAGTGGATGGAAACTACGCCAGCATATGTGAGTCTCTCACGTCTCTTCAAACACACTTCAATTCGACCATGGACACCATCTCCAGACGATATTCAAAATGCTCCACTCCGCGCATCACTGAAAATTTTGACATGTTCTAGTAGGAATGTGGCTAGTCGTCCTCGGATTGGCCATAGTTATTTTGATCTTAGTGATCCTCAGAAGGACGAGTGGGTTCAATTCGGATAGCAAAATTCCCAAGATTATATGGACGTTTTGGGACTCGGATGACTCCCCACCGTTTGTTCAAAAATCTATAGAAAGTTGGCGAAAATTTAGTCCAGACTTTGACATTCGCGTCGTCACTCCCAAGACTCTTAAAGACTATCTTCCAGAAGTGGATTTTTCTTCTAAAAGAAATGACTTTATCCAGCGAACCTCTGACTTTATAAGGGTTCATCTCGTCGCCAAGTATGGTGGCATATGGTCAGATGCGTCCGTAGTCGCGACCCGTTCACACGACTGGTTGATTGATGAACACAAGACGCGAGGGTTCGAGTTTTTTTCATATCACAATCCACGGGACCAGGTCCTCTCAGATTATCCGGTGGTCGCCAATTGGTTTTTCGCCTCTGTACCTAATGGTAATTTCGTTTCAAAATGGAGAGATGAATTTGAAAGAATAAATGATTTCGAAAAAATTGAAGACTATATAAGCGACATCAAAAGTAAAGGCGTCAACACCCAAAAAATACCAGACACTGGTTATTTGACTCAAGATTGTTCTGCTCAGGTTGTTCTTCAAACTCAGATGACTCCAGAAGAAATCAAGCGGACTATGTACATGCTAAATTCAGAAGACGGACCTTATAAGCATTCTCATAGTAATGGGTGGGATCCCGTAAAATCCGTTCAAAGTTTGTGCGACACGCCATCTTCAGAACTGCCGGACCTCATCAAGGTTTACGGTAAAGAACGTAGAGCCATAGATGATGATCCTCAACTCAAGTGCGCTTACAAAATATTTGAATAAAGTAATACGGAGCTAGATATTGAATGGAAAATATCTTCAAAAAGTTTCTCACCAAGTGTTGGATCATTTACAGCCGCCCAGAAAATGCTCAACTAATTTTGAAACAAATTTGCGAAGACACACGGACCTATATGCGCCGGGTCATATCATGTGAGTGTGCACTTGTGGATATGGTTCCAAAGGAGATGAAAAGGTCAAAGTCCTTTCCAACAATTTCAAAAATAGATTTTATCCGGTCATAACAGAATTTAATTTCAAAATAGGAGTGGTCTTCTTACCGAAGTTCCAACCGGCTGCACCGTTTCGGGCGTTCTCGGCTTGTGAGCACGGT